TGTTTCCGGCGAACCGCTTATTTCACTCATAGGAGCCACGGATAACCAATATCTGAAGGATGCCGTATGCTACCCAGTAGTATCCGGGCCGATAACCATCGGCGGCGGCGTGTATTTTTCGGATATCGCGGATGTAAACCAAACGCTGACGGTAGACTCAGCATTTCAGGGATACGACACGCGCAGCGGCCCCGCGCAGATTGTTATGCAGCAACTCGTGGATTATAATATAGGGCCGCACGCCTGTAAATATACCGTCGCGGTGCCGGAGGGGACCTATAATATCAACCGCAGCTTGTCTAACCTCGTTATCGGCCCTGGCGGCGGTATAGGTCTACCGATAACATCAAACGCGAGAGGGGACAACCTTCTCACACAACTACAGAGCATCGCAGCAGCGGGGTGTGTAAACTTCCAGATAACCCTTCACGGCGGCCCGTATTCTGATTTTGACGGGACGTGGCTTGAATTTGATACCTTTATCGGCCGTGACCTCACGCAAACCGTGGAACTGAGTGTCGAATCTGGCACGTTAAAAGAGTATGAGTATATCGTGAGCAGACCAAAGGGCAATTTGATAATAGCCGCGGGGCCGAACGTACAGGCAAACCAACAGTTCTGGTTCGGCGCGGACCCAGATTCAATCGCGCAGTATGGAATGGTTGAAGAGTGGGCTAGCGGCGCTAGCGCGAACTCTCAGGACACCGTAGATGAGATTAATACTGAGATGGGGGCAAGCGTTAACACGTCGCTACTCAATGATGCGTATACTACTTCAGTAACATTAACACTGCAGGAAACAGACCAACTCAGGTTCAAGCGAGATTTTGATTTAGGTGATAAGGTACGGGTGTGGGTTGATGATATTCCTGTCGATGAGACTGTAAGACAACTTTACTATGTGCTGTCCTCAAGTGGGACAGCGAGTGGTGGGTCGCTAGTAACAACGTTCAAACCACGGCAGACCTCTAAGGCGGTTCAACAAATACGACAGAACACAGAAGCGATTAATCGGCTTATGTTGCAGAAGGGATAAAAAAATGATATTCGGCGCGCATGGTGGAATCATTGGCGATTTAAGTTGGGCAAAAGCGAACGGAATAAGTGAAGTCGGGTACGTATGTCAAGATGGGGGGCTTCACTCAGATATAGCATCATCGATTCGCGGGGCCGGTATGTCCCCGGTACTTAATACATTTAATGATAATCACGGTCCAGACGAAGACGGAAGCGGTTATGCTGGATTATTTAGCGCGTGCCGTGGCGTGTGGGATATGGAAGCCGGCGAGGGGTGTAGCGCATCCGTGACCGGATATTGCTCGAACTATTTAACTTATGAGAATTACGGCGGCATTGTCGGCAGCAGCCAGGGAGATATGTACGCAGGTCCGTGGAGTCACGCAACGGGCGGCTATGGGCATCAGGATATACTCGAGACGTATGATAATTCTAATAATGTGGTCCTTGACGGCCAGCTTGTTAACTGCCTCCACTCTGCCGCTTCACACGGTTCAGCAATGTTGGGGTTGCTCATCGGGATATTCCCTGCGCTACTCCCTAACTATGATGCGAACCAAGTTATAAACTTTATAAGTGGGTGCGGGGTTAATATAAGTAAAATTGTATTTTGGGGGGGCTATAACCAAGATGCTATTGGTATTATGCAGGGCTCCGGACTTTTTAGCGCGTTAAAATCGCACTATGGCGCGTCAAGCGGCGGCGGTGGCGGCGGAGCTGTGGCGGTAACCCCAACCACTATCTTTATACAATTCCACACGAACCCCACCTGGTGGTGGCAAGGGAAAATAAACGCGGTTGCTGCAATATACGCCCATGCGTGGAAGGGTACTACCGCACATTCACTTAGCAGCAGCGAATTTCTTCAGGTACAAATTTCATGGGACCAAAAAAACTGGAGCGCGGTGAAATCACTCCATCCTGATGGCATCGGGTGTTGTGTGTTTACTGTATCATTCGCAGGAAATCAACCGCATATGTACTTCCGTGTAGTTCAACGGGATACGGGTTATACCAGCAATACTATAGAGGGTTGCTGGGGGAAATGCACCGGAACAAGTTCAAGCGGAGTAACAACGTCAACAACTGCATCACAAGCGACTTCCGCGTTTGGGACCTTCACGGCTGTAACCGGCTTAACCGGCGGCGGTACTATGGCTGGAACGTGGACAACCGGACCGCATCTGTGGTTAGGAATTGCGGACCCTGGAACGGATTTAAAGACCTGCACGCAGACCGTAGGCGACATAGTACACGTCTATGGGTTATCAGGAAAAATAGACAATAAAAGCGCGTGGGTCGCAGGAGCGTGGAGTAACGCGCTCGTTATATTGTATGAAAATGATGGAGGAACGTCGCCATCAACGTTGATAGGTGAAGTGAACCCCCCAGCCAAGACGGGACACTTTGATATATCGTTTAGCCGCCCCACCGTTGGCATGAAGCAGTACTATGCAAAAACAGGCACCAATACTTTTTCCCCGGGGATTACTGTAAACTGGGTTGCGGCGACGACCAGTGAGGGAACTGGTGACCAATCAACAGGTACGGACCAAACAGACCAAACAGACCAAACAGTTACCCCTCCTGCGGCGATTCAATTTGATTTGCAACCAGTGGTTCCGGTGCCGCAACCGGTGACTACGGGAATCACAGTAGGGCTTCGGGATAAAACGCATAAGGGGCCAGGAAAATAGATGCCACACGATAAACGCGACAAAACAGAAGAAGAATATTTCAAAGTTATAGGAGCTTATAAATGATAAAAACTAGAGGATGGAGTCGGTTGCCTTATGAGTGAGGTCTACTTCCCCTTCAATTCGGGCAACGGGGCAATTGTGACTGAGCAACAATGGCAACAAATGGCGAGCTGTTGGGCAAAAACCGGCGTTAGGACTAGTGTAGATAGAACGCAAGAACTAAAGGTCAACGCCGACCCCGAAGGCGGCAGAGTTGTGATGGTGGACCCTGGTGTATGTTATATATTGGGGGAATATTACGCAACGGATGAACCTATTGAACTCTCTATTGATGAACCACCCACGACCTCTGGGCAGGTGCGCATTGATGCAATAGTGGCGAGATGTAAATGGGGCGCAAATGCGAAAATTGACCTAGAGGTAGTTGACGGGATGCCTGGAACGCCGTGCGCCGCAGTAGAGATGTGGGACGCGAGCATGTATGGAACCGCTGGATACCCGCCGGCCGTATCCTCTGAACCAGGGGTTCAATACGACCTAGTACTAGCATTTGTAACTATATATGCTTCTACCGGCTCAAACTATACCGTAGCGCAAGCGGACATCCTTGACCAACGACAATACGGCGCAAACGCCGGTAGCGCGCAGTCATCTACGTTTGTAGTTGCGGCATCGAATGCTAGTGCTACCACGCGAGCGAGCGCCAATTTTGCAATACCGTATGGTTATGACCTCAACGGTGCCGTAACCCCGTATACAAGTGCACAGGTAGTAATAAATGCGGCCATAAGTATGCTAACGATTACGGGTGGTGGAGAACTACGCCTTACAGAAGGAACGTTTACTATTGATGATTCAATAATCCTTACCGACAATGTACGTATTGTTGGGTCGGGGCGCAGCACCATAATACAAGCAGCTGCTAGTATGACCGCAAGCCCGATAATACAAGCTGGCGGAGTAGGTACGATAGGTAGTTACGCTACCGCGACGAGCCCCGTCGGTACGACAGGCGGCGGCTACGCTACCAATGATGCCGGAGCCGTCCCAGGATACTTTTTGACACTCAAAGATGGGGCGATAGTATGGATTACGAATGTTAACCAGCTACCGCTATACGAATACGACATCGGAACTGGCGGAGCCCCCATATACTTAGGAAACAATTCGTGGGCAGTCCCGACGAATAGCCCTGTGGAGCCTGGCGGACCGATAAATTATTCAGCTGTTATATGGGGCACGACGCACCAGAATATGTCAGAGGGAAAATCGGCAAAAGTGACTGTTGGAGCGACTGCCACGAGCGGGGGGTCATCTACTGCTGGTACCACAATACTCTCAACCGCCATGTTGCAGGGTATCATGTCCTCTGGAAGTATCACCAATGCGGCCGTTCAGGACTTAACCATTAGCGGCACTTACACTACATGGCCGGCGGTCAGCACCGCGACGGTAACTGGTGATGGGCGTTACGGCGTATCCCTTAATAACGCGACCAACTGTGAGCTGAGTGGTCTTGAGATATACAATACCTCTGATTCGGCAATTGTGGTTACTGGAACAACAAGCACTATGAACCGTATTCACGACAACTACATTCACAACGCGGCGCAGAGTGGTATTTACCTAAACTCAAATCAGTCAACGGTACTAAACAACAATATGAACTACGTTGGATATGGGGTGGCTATAGCAGGGTCCGCGCAATGTACCGTAAACAACAACACGATGGACAACGTATGGGTCACTGGAATCGTACTTGACGGCACCACCGGTTTGAACACCCAGGACAACATGGTAGAAGGAAACCATATCTATAATTGCAGTCAGTCGGGAACGAACAGCGCGTATGGTATTTTCGTCACTGGCGCAGGGGCTATCAGCAACTCGATAATGAGCAACTACGTTAAGGGCGTTCAGACGACCGCAATGGCCGCGGCAGGCATTAACGTTGGCGCTGGATGCACGGCTAATATCATTATGTTCAACGTGGTCATGTACGCAGCAAACACACAACCAGGTAATAACATAGTAGCAGCGTCTACTGAGGTAACCAACAACCACATCCGGATGAACTTTAGTGGTGCCGGAGCAACAGTCGCTCAGACTTCGCTTCCGTCGTTCGACGCACCGTGGCCGGCGTGAGCTAAAATGGCTACAGACAAAAAAAGAAACGGAAAGAGCGCCGGATTAAGGAAAAAGAAAAAGAAGAGAGCTAATAAACGGAACGGCGGGGAGTGGTAATCGACGGAGACAACATGGATGAACTCAAGAGAAGTGTTAATGCAGTAAAACTAGAGCTAGACGAAGAACTAAAGAAGATTAACGGTGTTTCAGCTAAACTAGACAAGAACCTGTCGCTTATCGACGACGTACGTAAAGAACAGAAGCACGTTTTTACCGCGCATAAGAAAGAGCTCGACTCGATGGAAGAGTGTGTGAGGCATTGTCAGATTAGCATAGCGCAGCACGACGAGCGGCTTAAGGCGTATGAAGCTAACAGTACGCGCCAAAACGGTAATCTCGATAAGCTTAGTGATAATATAGGTGATGTCGCGCATAGTGTCAATGAAATAGTTAAGAAAGTTGATGCTCTGGATATCAACGTTGCGAACCGGGTGAATGAAATAGAGCGGAATGGGATAAAACGTGAATCCTCGAGGGAAATAGACACGCGGAACCGAGAGGCCGCGTGGGCTAAAGCGAGTGATGCACGGACTGACGCTGACAGGACAACGGCCGCCGCCGCGGTTGACGACTTACGGTCAGAATGGTTACGCAGTCGCATTACTTTTAATTGGAAAATAATTGGTGCGCTCTCTTCCCTTGCCTTCTTGTTTGTCTTAGTCTTCATCTCGTATACATTCCACGTGTTTGGAGGGTTGCCATGACAGACGACGTCACCGTCTTAGCACAGCGCATAGCTGAGCTCGAGGGATGCACAAAAACATCGCACGATAACGACCTTGTTTACGGGGAACGCCTGAACGCTATTAATGATAAATTCTCGGAAACTAAAGACCATTTGGATAAACAAGACGTAGAAGTTGGTGGCCGACTTGATAAACAAGACACCGCGCTGGAAGATATCCAAAATAAGATAGATACGTTCCGGTGGTATATCCTCACTACTATCATCGGTTTCCTAATAACAATTATTATTGTCAAGGTAATATAATAAAGAGGTGAAACAAATGCAAATTAGTTATTTAGAGTTTATAGTTACGATGATATTCGTAGAAGTGCTGTTCGTACTGTTCTCAATGTACGGGCTCATCCACTAATCAGGGGGTATTAGGTGGATAGATACTGGAAGAGACGATACCATAATCTACAAGCAATGCACGAGCGGGTAAAGGCAGCCGACCGCCGGCAGAAGCAAGCCCTTGTGGTATTCTTCGGTGTGATTATCCTGGGGCTTGCGGTATTTAGTGGGATGCAGTACTTCGCGTATAATAATTTGAAGGATAAGCCGGAGAAGCCATGTCCGATTATCGTAGTGAATAAAACGGTAAACGCGACCGTGCCTACCGCGGCGGCCCAGTTCAGTATCCTCTATTTTACCCAAGAGGGCTGTCCGTTCTGTGCGCAGCAAACACCGATTATAAATAATGTTGCATCACACGTTAATGTGACAACAGTAGACTTGACCACCAACTCGAGCGGGCCTGCTCTTATTCAGCAATGGCGAGTGGTTACTACACCTACCACCGTAGTGCTAAAAGACGGGAAAGAAGTCGCGCGATTTACTACGGTGACTGATGCGACAACGATACTTAACGCTACTAAATAATTAATCAGATTTATTAATTCATGCATGAATAAAACAGAAAGGGGGTGATAGTATAGACCCGACTACACTTACGTTTGTGTGTTTCTTTGTAGGAGCACTCATAGGTGTTATCGTGCCGGCACTTGGTCAATGGGACCCGTCTCCAGGTATGCAGCGAGGCGTTCAGTTGTTCTTGGCCTTTATGGCAATAATCGTAGCCGCAATTTCTGGCGGACTTGCAGCCCCGGCTGCCGTTATTGGTATTTTGGCCGGATACAGTTTCGCAGTTCAAGCCAAGTTCAATGGGAAGATGCGCTGGCTGCTCGCTGAAGTTGAGGTGAAGGAGTAACTTCACCTTTTTTTTCTTTTTTTGCTGTTTTTCGCTTTAGTTTGGATATTGACTATGATTAGTTAGGTAGCAAATGCGTCTTTTCGACAAATAGCGAGCGTATAGGGGTTGGTTTCCAGCCATTTGTTAACCATGTCAGGTTTGTTCTTATTTGCCGTCAACAATGAGGTCGCGCATGTGCTTACTGGCGCCACCTCTAAAATGACCCCACTGGTTTATCTCATATAACTTAAAAATTTTACGTTTTTGCACATCGAGTCTTTTTGGTAGTGCGACAAATAAGTTTGCTTCGGGGTATGACGCACTATAAAATAGTAATTGGCCCAATGCCGACATTAAATTATGAGTATCCATATGACCCTTAACTTCTATAATTGAGGGGGGGTCGTCATTAATAAAAATATCTATAATTCCTGTTTCGCACGCCTTATTTACTTCATAGTTAAGTCCTTTCTTACTCAGTGGTTTACATAACCTTTTAACGAATTCTTTTTCAGATTCTGTTTTAATGTCTCCATTCCAGCGTGCATCATTTATTAATTCCTGTATGAGTGCTTTGTCTTTGCTAAGTAATAAATTTAATACCTTATTGCTATGTCCTTTCCGTGTCGATTCGCCAAAGGTGTATTTAGGGATTTCGTGGGCGTAGCAATTTGTGCAAACCCAGTTTTGTGTGTCCATCACTTTAAAAGTGTAGTTACACTCAGGACACATCTTTTCTTTTAAAATAGATTCCATTTCAAAAGTTAATCTAGTTAACTAGATTAAGTAAGTTATGTATCTACTGCGAAAGTGTGATTAACCAGTGTCAACTTGGCTTTTGAGTCGTTAGTTATATATACTATAATTGTTATATGTATCATTGCAGTTATAGGCTGCAAGGTGAAACATAATGGCAATCTTTATTGAAGAACTAATCGAAGAGAACGTGCATTTAGCATACCCTTGGGCACACAGTATAGAGATTGAACACGTGACTGACAGTTACTATATAGCAAACATTTCGTTCTGGATGGACAACGACTGCAAAGTTGGTGTTACTGTCAATGATGAAGAAGAGATAACAGCGATAGAGGAATTATAAATGGCAAAAACAACTATTAGTATAGAAGAAGAGACACGCGACCGCATCATAAAGTTTGGTGAGAAGCGAGAAACGTATGACACAATTATAAATCGAATTATTGACCATCTAGAAGCTATAGCATAAAGGTGAGTGAAATGGACGCTAAACAAAAAGAGTATTATGATTCAATGGGTGCAAGTGGCGAGATGTCCACGAACACTATGATAGCGATTGAGCAACTGTGGCAACGGAAGAGAATTGCTGATGCTTTAGAGAAGATTATTGAGAGGCTCAATGGTTGGGATTACGGGTCGTCATTGTTGGTTACGCAGAGGAAGTGAGTAAAATGGGAAACGGTGACTGTGCAACTCGTGACGCGGGCTGGTGTGACCTTATGGATGAAGAGGCAGCATTAGAATACGCTGAACAAATACTCTGCGGGAACTGTGACAAAGACGCTCAAATCAAACGCTTAACTGCCCACTTGGAAACGTGGAAAGTGTTGGCGCAGGCGCGGTATACAAAGATGGTGTCCGCGCGGTTGAGGATTAAAGAGTTGGAAGGACTGGGGGAGTAACGATGCTTCAACCAGAAACCTGTGAGAAGTTCGAGGAAGACGAAAACCAATGCGCTACGTGTGAGTGTTACGTACATTGTTGGGGCGAATCGCCATGGACGGAAGCGCAGCGTGAATACGACAGGAGTCGGTAAAGATGATAGAATGCTACAAATGTGAGTGGGCGCGTTTAGAGAAGTATCCGCCAAAAAGGTTCAAGCTGCTCTGCATCCGATATGTTGATGTAATAGGTATAGACAATCAAATACCGGAATGCTCAGAATACAAAGAACGGGAAATTTACCAGTGGAAAGAAGAGGAATAAAAAAATGAACGATAAATGCTTAGAACGGATTGCTAGCGCATTAGAAATAATTGCAGACAAAATGGAAGCTAAACCGGTTAAGATTATCACGTATGACGCTGGTGATTTATCAAAAGAGAACTACGATGAAGTTATAGATAAAATGAGAAAAGAACTCCGTTATAGGGGGTGAAAAATGACTTATACGAACGAAGAACGTGCTGAAATGAAAATACTAGTTGAAAAGGTAGTAGACGAAGTTATGATACACATAACGCTTCCACCAAAATATAGCATGCGATTTATTAGAGGTGAAGAATACAGCGGGGTGCCGTTGATTATTATGTTAGAGCACGATGAGCAAACCTTTACGATGTGTGGTGGGGATTTGTTCGATGAGGAAGATGAGGTGAAAAATGACTTGTAAAAAATTAAAGAAGTGGGTAGAAGCCGAGTTAAAAATGTTAGAACCGAACACCTGGGTAGGCACAGCACATGAGTATCACGACGGTAGGATTTCAGCATATCGAGACGTGCTAGAAATGATAGGTGAAAAATGACAACAGAAGTCAAAGAGGATATCCCTACGTTTTGTCCATACCTCAAAGAAGGTAACTGGACGTATGAAAAGTGTGAAAATGAATTAGAGGGTGGATGTTGGTTCCTAAACTTCACCGATGATTACAAAACAATCTACTGTATGTATGACACAGGTGAAACATGACCTACGATGACGCATTGAAACATTTAGAGCAATATATCTACACAATGAATGGTGAATATATCAGTGAAGATGCTATTCCTTCAAAAGCTAAACAGCTGTTAGATAGTATATATAGTGACTTGGGAATCGATGACATTATCCTAGAGCTTTGGAAAAAGAGGGGTGAAAAATGACTGAACTTAAAGACGCAACGCTAGATGAGATTAAATTGGAATTAATAGAACGCTACCGCGCTACCGGCGACGAACGAATTAGTATTTGGCATGGGGACACCGAAGAAGAGAATAGCGTAGAAATTGACCTTCACCCCGAAAAGTGGGAAGAAGAAAAATGAGGTGAAAAATGAAATCTGAGGAAGAGTGGAAAGAAGAAACGGTAGCTAGAATTGAAAATAAGAAGCAATCACCGTTCATGGATTTTGTCGATTGTAATGAAGCATGGGATAATAGACATGCTGACGAGGCAGAGGAAGCACTTGATAATTTAATCGGCCTTGTTCGGGGTAGCGAGTCAGATGCACAAGCGATAGCTGACAATATAAAGGTCTTACGGAAGTTTATTGACAAGAAAAGGAAGTGAAAAATGACTTTAACCATTTATGATTTAGAACAGTTTCAACCACTCACGCAATGTGTAACGTGTAAACATTTGTACCCTGTCATAGAGCGCGATATATACGCTCACGGTAGACACGGTTATGCCATCTCTCACGGGTGTGTACGATGGAATGACATCTTCCGTGACGAATGGCTATCAATCTGGATGGAACCCTGTTGGGATTGGGAAGAAAAGTGAGGGATAAAAAATGAGTTCAGATGAATGGCGGAAATTTTTGACGGAGAATTTTAAAGACGAAGGTGATGTTGCCTTAAATTTAGAAGAACTTACAGTACAGCAAATTCACGGTTTCTTAGGCATCGCAGAACGCAGGTTGTTGGCTTATGCAACAGAACAAGGTCATAAGGGAATGATGACGCGCATCGTGATATGGAGGTTAGACAAAATTCGTCGTCAACTTAAACAAGCACGAAACTCGTTAGGGGCAGTTATAGGTTTTGAAACGTGGCTTACTAACGCTTTAGAAAGTGCAAGAAACGGTGAAACACGGGAAGATATTTTAAAGCGGTTAGAAGAAGAAGAAAAAGAGGGGTGAAAAATGACTTACATGATACAAAATCTATCTAATAACTCTTACTGTTTTTAATTAAATACGTTGTTTAAAAGTAAACATATATATAGGATAAGTGCGTATATGGGTGTAGAGGTGTTTGAAAAATGACGTATGATGATTGGATTACTCCTGAGATGACTCCATTCGACAAACTCTTTATCGAATCATGTTTTATCGGCATGGCGATAGGCGCAACCTTCTTATTAGCGGTTGTCTTACAGTGGATTTGGAATCTGTTGTAAAGAAGAAAAGTGAGGTGAAAAATGACTAAACTTGAGAATATAAAAGCTGCAATAGCTGAAGGAAACCCAGTTGTCGCCACGTTAGAAGGCAAGGCATCAACTATAATTGGATACGACGATGAAAAGCAAAGCTTTTGGGCCGCGCCTTGTGGTGGTCCCAGGACGTGGATTCCGTATTCAGCATTAGAAGAAGAAAAAAGAGGGGTGAAAAATGACTTTAATTTGTGAGGGATGTGGGGAAAGAGTTGAACTAACACAGTGTTGTTTCTCAATTAGTAGTCGCGTATGGCATATCAAATGTTTTACTTGGTATTTGAGTAGAGAAGAAAAATGAGGGGTGAAAAATGACCGTCCCTATTTTATTTCAATGTGATGTTCCAGATTGTGAGATAAGAGCAACGCATAGATACTCCAATGGGTTTCGTTTTTGTGATGAACACTCTAAATGGTGGGATTCTTACGTGAAAAAAGAGTTGGCGAAATTCGAAGAGGGGTGAAAAATGGAAGTAGAATCTAAGATACCATTAAGTCCGGATGAGAGACGGCTATTCCGCGTTTTGTCTTTATCGCTTAAAGGGATGAATCAAGAACTTGAAAAGGAAGGGTGGACTATGGAAGTGGTGGTTAGGAGGTTTGAAAAATGACACCAGAAGATAAAGAGGCATTAAAAACGCTTGAGGATATGTATCATAACTGTCGACCATATGGGTCAGACATCTACGACGAGTGTTATCACAAACTTCGAGAGTATATACTCAGCCGAAAGAAGAAAAATGATGAGTAACAAAGAGATTCTACAATTTACTAAAGTAAAGCGCAAGTATTACGAAGAAGAACAGAGTAAGCCAGATGACAACTACGATGAATGTGGTTGTGGGGGTTGTCGTGAGGATGCATATATAGATGCGTACGACGAACTTATAGAATTTATTATTAATCCCTCTGTAACTCAAAAAGCAATCAGAGAACTTCAAGAACAAGCAGACAGAAAAAACAGAGAATGGGTAAGCATCTTTAACCCGTATAACGATGAGCGCGGGTATAAGTTACCACCAGTTAAGGAAATGGACCTTCCTCAATGTGAACTCGAAGCGATGGGGCTGCCAAATCCATTTCAGAATAAATTATATTATATCATGAAGTGGCTTAACGAGCCTTGAGGTGAAAAATGACTATTGAAGAAAGAATCATAGTGCTACGCGAGGTTTATCACGTCTTTGAGTGGGCACTTGAAAAACACGCAGACTCAGACCCGTACGCTAGTGATGCCGACTACGTTTTACAAAAAGCGTTTATTAAACTCTGCGAGTGTGAAAGTGTACCAATAGACATGATGATTCGGGAATTAGGTTTAACGTACGATAAATACGGTCATTTATCTGGTTGGATGTCTAAAGATTGGATGAAAGAGAAAATGAGGGGGAATAATGAATCCTGATGCGGTAGAGCAAGAATTGTTTGGTCACATAATCACATTATTTAGGGACACCGTTACAAAACTCTGTGAATTGGAAGGGCGAATCAAAGAGTTAGAGGGTGAAAAATGAAACAGAAGCTTGAAATTGTATGTGAAAAAGGTGAGTATGATGTTGGCGACATCTTAGAGTTTCAAGAACAAAATTCCTTTGAAGGGTATCATGGGTTTATCGCAAAAGTGCGAGTTGTTGACATTGATGTGCTTGAAGTTCTTGGAGCACACGCGCCGCACCCGTTAATCTCAGCAGGTGGCGTGATTATTTGGGTTGCGAAGAACCAACCCCTACTCGATGAGGGCCGCCGTGTTAAACAAGGATGTAGTTTTGAGCTTATTGTTGAAGAGTGGTAAAAAATGACCTGGTATCTGCAAACCAAACATTTCACTATGATGTATAGGAAAAGACATTGGTTTGGGTGGCATAAAACCGCTTATTATGGTCATCTTTTTAAAACATTTAAGAGAGAAAAAGAAAAATGACTCCTAAAGAAATAGTTAGATGGCTTAACCAGTATAATAGAGAAATTGCGGAATGGGAACCGGTGCGTTTATCGGCAGTAATAAGCGAATTTATAGAAGAGTTTTGCGAACAAGAAGAAAACGATGACAACCATACGCCTACAAGATGAAACCGCCCACAACCTTAAGGCCCTCGGCCTGCGCGGTGACAGCTACGATAAGACAATAGCGATGCTTATTGACAGCTTCAAGAAGTGTGACCCACGATATAAAGCGATTGAAGAGTTGAGGGTTGCGCTGGAAGGACAGTGAGGGGTGAAAAATGACTGAAGAATGTATCGGCTGTGGAGCGACAGAAAGTCGCCAGTGGTATTTATTGAACATGCACGATATAACCTTGGATTACTGCTGCGCTACGTGTTGGGAAAAGATGTGGGATGATGCTTTTAAAGATATTGATGAACACAATGCGTGGGTCGATACGATTGAAAAAGAAGGAAAGTGATGAAAAAGACGGCACCAAAAAAATAAAGAATGGAACACATCAAGAAGGTGCCGCTTTCGGTCTTTCCGTATATCGGGAAGAGACGCTACTAATACTGAGTTGCAATTATTCTTAAGTGTTTCGTAAGTAGAGCGAGGCCGAAGGCCGAGCGGTTGACCAGTGTCTTTTTTTATTTTATAATAAGAATAATATTATTCCTATGTGTATCCTATGTATTTTTAGAAATTGTAGAAGAGCTTTTGCGGCTAATAATGAAGTTTAAAGTTATTATTTAGTTGTAGTCGTATGTATTGAAAGGTTAAATAGCTTTTGGTGGGGTGATGTACACTAATGTACATTTTTATACGCTAGTCATTAGATACCTATACCTTCGCTGAAAATAGATAGGAAGACACATAGGAAAATATATAGCTAATCATGACATAGTAATAATCATGAAATTAGATGACATGCTGGGGTGGCGTGCCAACCCCACAGAGATTTATGAGCGACTTTTAACACATATAGTAGTAATGAATCACGGCGAGCACCATTGGATATGGCAGCATACTCACAACGATGATGGCCAGTTTTACTTAACCGCTAAAGAAGTAGCGCCGTTGCCGCGGCAGGTTCATCCGAAAGGTAAGAACGTTTCAGCGCGGAGGTTAATGTACCTATTGTTTTATAACATAATTCCAGATGACGCAAAAATAAAAACACTCTGTAACGTAAAAGCGTGTCTGAATCCAGAGCATCTTACAATCAGCGGCCAAGAAGAATGGGAGCAGGAAAGATTAGAAAAGATACAGGCAGAAGGTATTGGACTAGGTGGTGAGGCGGCGCGCGAGATTCATAACATTTTAACCGCACAGCCGTTGATATATAAAGGAACATTCAGCGTTACAGGGGCTAAGAGGTAAAACGATGTATGATGAAATAGTTCGTAAAATTTATGATGAAGTTAGCGAGCAAGGAACGTACATCATAGCTGAAGATTGTGGGGGGTATGTAAAAGTTGGAAAAACAGGAGAGATTGGTCAGCGGATTAAAGAACTACAGGTAGGGAACCCCCGACATTTATATGTGATTTTTTGGATTCCACATACAGATATAGAAAAAGAATTAGAAGTTATCTTTAAACCATTGTATGTTAAAGGGTCATGGTATCATCACGACCCAGAAATCGACGAGTTTATACGTGAGTTTGAAGCTGAGGTTGAGAATGTGGGACAGATAAAAGAGCGGCCAAACCTGCCGATAATTGTAGCTAGGCGGTAAGATGTCGCCATGTGAAATCTGCGAAAGCTATGAAGAATCTGGCGGCCTCGTCACCTGCACCCAACCCCCAGGCACTACGGTCCTCTTTGACAACCGCGACTGTCCCCAGTATGTCAAAAAGATACAATAACTATATATAATAAGAAGAATATATATATTAACTCCGCGCATCTATATATCTTGGAGGTGAACTATTATTGTTGGCACTACTCAGTCTGCTATTATGGATGTGGAACAAAAGAGTTCCAATAAAAAAGTAGCCAAAAAATCTAAAACTAAAAAACTGCGTTCGATTGTTTTACCGAACGAAAGCTACAAGTGGGACTTTATTCTTTAGCCGCTTTCTCTTTTTCTTTACTCTTCCGCTCGAGCGTGCGCCTTAAGTCCAGCATATCATAAAAAAGCAACCGCCTCATATACACGTCCTCAAGCATTTCCTGCTGCAGCTTTTCGTCTTGTATCTTTGTAGCGAATGCTTCAGCGTTTTGGATATCCTCAAGCACGTGCTCAAGAACGGCGAGTTGATGTGAGTCGTGAACGGGGTATTCTATCGGGTCCCAACGGTCAGGGATAAATACTCGACCAATTCTCTCAAGAGCGTCGTCTATACGCCTTAGCTTCATCACACAACGCATATGCGCTATGCGGTCGTGCGCGTCAAAAATCACGACGCTATCAAAGCCTCTATCGGTAGGTAAAATCATAATCGTGGTAATCAATTGCATAGTGCGTTGCAATTAGTTATATATGTTTTGATTTAACACGGTTTTGAAACCCCCTAAAAAACCACTGGTTAATTTCAAAACGTAATATATTTATAATATTAGAACTATTTGTTAAGTATGAAAACCTTAACTATCAAAGATGGCACACATACACGACTACAAGAGCGTGGGAAGATGTATGACTCTTTTGATACACTCCTCAATCGTTTACTAGACTGCGAGCGCCATGAATTTATAATGCAAAACGCCGAGAGGTTAGATGCCGCGTTTGGATTGTTGTTGGATGCAGATGTAGACCCTATCCTTAAGGCGAGGGCTTTGTTCCAAGGGATAGGGACTGCGATAAAACTTTTCGAATTAGGTGAACTAGACAAAAGACTACATGAGTTAGAGATTGATGGTAAAGAGGAGAACGACAATGAGTGAAGTTATAGGACGAAGTAACGAACAGATAGAGAAATGTCGAGTAAAGTTAAGGCATTATATTGATGAGTGTGATGGTGATGGGATTATTATTGGAAGAGAACAAGCCCTAGCCATAACGAAGAGGAATACATTTGGAGAAGAAATTGCTAGTATAATAGGGTGGGATACTGCAGATGTATTACGTGTTTTTAGTGAAAAAGCTTCTAAGGCGGTGTATGGTCCTAAATCAGTGGAATATCTTCCTGCGGTACAACTAGAGGTAGCCAATGTATTAAAAAAGGGCCTGGAAGTGAAAGGTAGGGGGCGAGGTAGGAGAAAGATTGCCACTCCTGAACAGATATTACCAGGGCAACTTGAGGAGCATATAAGGCTGTATCTAAAAGAGTTGTATGGTTTACTAACGCACGCTCAACTCCAAGCTTTAGTAGTGGACCGCCTAAGCTCTGATGGATTTAGTGTAAATACAAAAGCAGGAGTTGTAGGAGACACCGGCAAACGCGTGGATATAATAGCTGATGCAACGTGGGGTAATAAAAGAGACAGGGCATATGAAATAAAACTTAGCCCAGATGTGACTAATGCGTCAAATGCATTGGGTTCTTTGTTGATGGGTGTTGATGACGACGACAGGGAATTATATTTCCTTACACCATATTCTAGGAAAAAGAAAGAGGATTGGAATAGTTACGGAGTACCGGAACAAAAAGTTATAGCAAGATTAGAAAAGAAGGGAGTAAAGTGGGTTGGATTTGACGGAAAAAAGTTTGTGAGGGCTTGATAACACAACCCCGCAACGTTTTCGGGCTCTGGTGAAACAACGGTGAAACCCAATGGTGAAAAAGCGGTTGGTGAAACGGTTGGCAAAGGAAAATAGCCAGAAAATATCTACGCTAAACTATCCCAGAGTTACGAACGTGAGTAACACCGCTTGGGGTCAGCCTTACCAAAGAGATTGTGTCCCGCCCAGTTCTATCTTTTTCTTTAAGTATCCATAGATACCCTAAAAAATCAAGCGCGACTGAAATGCTCACGACTTCGTCGTCGTTAAAGCCGAACCTTCCTGCGAGCGGGTATAACTCCCCCCCTACCACCATACGAGACACGTCTCCCCCAGTATAGTCGTAAAGCATTTTAATGAATTTCTCTTGACTATCTAACAGTTCTACCATTATACTCACCTATCCTTTGAATATAGCTTTGCTGCAATAAAGAAATAGCCTTTATTAGCAATTGCATCCCAATAAAATCAAGTGACTTCAGCCAGATAGTGTTGAGATATGGACGATAGAAGACACCTTTACGATAAGGCGAGAATAATGCTGCTTCAAGCGAATGATGCGTTTGACAAGAAGGAATGGTACGCTTATCGCACGTACGTCGACGGTTATAATGAACTTTTAGAGCAAACTGCGAAAATCTGTGGCGACGAAATATATCACTATATGAATCCTATTGAACTGTCTAAGCGAGTTAGTGCCTATCCGATGGAGAACGCGGCGACGTATATGGCAACTGCGGTAGCCAAACTCAGAGAATTAGTGGGCTATCTGCAAGTTGATAAAGAGAAGTAATGAAGGTGAGAGAGGAAAAATAGTTGTGGTGATTTGCTGTAAGTCTAAGAATAACTGAACTTAAATACCGTTTAAACGTTTAAGCGAATTGTGGAAATCTTAGCGCAGCACGGCATTTCTAACAGGCTTCACGAACTTGTCAGGAACTTAACAGAACTGGTTGTCGCCAAAAGTGACGGTAAGTCAGAAGTTGAACTTTCCACTGTCGAATTTGTTACCCCACTTTCCATTTTACCTCTTGCAGCGTACGGCAACCATTATGGCGTAACTATACGCTGCACTGAAGACCCGAACAGTGACGCTTGCCGCTACTTGAACACTATATGCTTTCAAAAAGGAGTTGAATATTTTCAACGCAGCGATACAGGTCACCTTCCAATCATGTGGCGACCGGCCAGAGAGGATGATTTTCTTACAAATTACGAAGAAGGTATATGCTTGCGGGCAGACTTGCCTAAAACTTCTGGATTACTAAACAGCTTAGAAGTACTCACGAGTGAGGTAGTTGCTAATGTGCGGCAACACGCCGAAATTGGCTATTATTGGATTCTCGCACAGTTCTATGAACGTTCCAGCAATCTTTGCGAAATTGTAATTGCTGATAACGGGAGAGGCTACAAGAAGTCGTTCGAAGGCACAGAGTTTGAAGTGAAAACAGACGCAGAAGCAATTCAGAACGCCTTTGAAGGAAAATCCTCGAAACCACGTAAGAGCGATTTAATGCCTAGGGGTTATGGAATACGCCATATCAGAAATGCGTTTATAAATCGTTTTCACGGCAAACTTGTTATCATTTCGGGAAAATCAATACGATATTACAAAGAAAGTGCAAGCAAAGAAATTCCCCTGCCTCTTGGATGGCCAGGGTCAATAGTCTGTGTTAATTTTAATGCAAAAGACATCGACGCGCTGGACGATATGCCAGATTAAGCGCTTATAGAGGCCATTTCTGCTTGGAATTTTTCTATCATGCCTTGCACAAACTCGGGCGTATGCTTAAAACTTACTTTCCGACTGCCGAGGCCAGAAAGCAACTCTCGCAAAAATGAAGGTGAGGTGAATTCTATATAATCAAAGTCTATTACAACAGGAGAATCTCCTTTAGGTAGACTTTCAATGACTTCCTCGGCAGACTCTCTGAAGCGCAGCTTAGTTACACCAAACATCTGATATAGGTTCACTATAGATTCGTGTTTGATTTTCCCCCGCGGCCTATTCCAGTAAGGGCTTTTGCACTTAGGGCACACTTTTGGCTCTCCTTCGGACTCTCTTCTCGGAGCCCAAACGTGCTCGCAGCGCTCGCATTGGAACGCGGGTATCTGAATCTTTGCCATATTAGATATTCTCGCTTGCTTTCTATTTAATCCTTACCTTTTAGTCTATTACTTTTAGTATACTAGCATTAAGTATATATAGTTATATACCTATTAGTAATATACTAGAAGGTAATTAAGATGTATCCCCACACAACCCCTCAACAATCTGCGCGAATCCTTCGCGGGCAGTCGATGATTGAACAAGGCTTTGAGCCTAGCCAAATTGATAATACGACGTTTACTATTCATTCTCAATCGAGCGACAAGCAATACAGCGTCCTTCACAAGTACAACGCGTGGTACTGCGACTGTCCCGATTACCTTTACAGGAAACTTGAGTGCAAACACATACACGCTGTCCGTTTTTGGCAGGAGCTTAAGAACAAGCTCGTTATCGAGCAGGCTCAAGAAGCTCAAGAGGTAGAGAACGAAATTGTCGCCAACCGCCAACCAGAGAATTTTACGTGCGTTTACTGCGGCTGTGAAGAGATTATAAAGCACGGCACGCGCACGACAAAAACCGGCAGCAAGACGCGGATGTGGTGTAAGAGCTGCAACCACACGTTTACGCTGGAATCTGAAGCAGGATTCGAGAAGATGCAAGTTACCTCCAAGATGGTCACGGTCGCACTTGACCTTTACTTCAAAGGAACTTCGCTACGCAAAATCACAGACCACCTAGGGCAGTTCTACGACCGAAAACTAGACCACACAACCGTCCTTTACTGGATTAAGAAATACAGCGCGATAATCAGTCACTACGCTGAAACCCTCAACCCAAAACTCGGCGGCATTTGGCACGCGGATGAAATGAAGGTCAAGACGAAGCGGGATGAATGGTCGTGGTTGTGGCACGTTATGGACAGCGAAACGCGGTTTATGGTCGCTAACCTTGTCACTAAGAAACGGGAAGTGCAGGATGCTCAGGAGCTGTTCAAAGAGGCAAGAGAAGCGGGGAAACCGGAATTGCTCATCACTGATGGCTTGCAGTCGTACCACAAGGCGTTCAACAGGGAGTTTTACGACCACCATCAGGAGAGTGAGCACGTCGTGGCTGAGGGGTTGACCGCTCGGAGTAACAATAACAAGGTTGAAAGGTTACACAACACTGTCAGGGAGCGCGTTAAGGTAATGCGGGGGTTGCACAGCGATAAGTCGGCTGCGGTGTTCAATCAGGGGTTCAAGGCGTATTACAACTTCGTAAGGCCAAATCAGGCGCTAAACGGGAAAACTCCGGCTGAGGTAGCGGGGATTAATTTGAAGTTAGGGGAGAATAGGTGGCTGACGCTTGTAAAAAAGGCTAAGAACAATAGTCAGGGGTAAATCCCCTGTATTCACTTTTTCTTTTCAAAGTCAGAGCTGTATTTCTGAGCTTTTTCCAACCGCGTTAGTTCAAACCCTGAGCTAGTCCAGTAAGCTCTTACCTTTTCTCTATCCTCTGCTGAAGGTGCTTTTGTTGTTTGGCTCGTGGTCTGCATACAACTAAACCTATGATGCGATTGTTTTTAAGCCTTTTCTCTACCTCTTAACAAATACTAAGCGACCATAGCATAAATGCTCCAAAGCGCCAAGGCTGTGATTATAGCTATTCCAACAGCAAACAAGCCGGCCATGTATTTTGTATATCTCAGTTTATGCTCTGCGGTCTCAAGGACTTCAATAAACGACTGCAACATAGAATCTTGTACAATGCTTTCGTAGTCTTTGTCAGCGCCGCTAACGTATGAGTTGATAGTTTCTGTAATATCAACACCTGTCGGGTATCCTCCTTCACCTCTGTTGAAATAGGCTAGCATCCCAGTAATTATCGAGCCAAAAAGAAATACTATCCCGATTGCGTAAATCTCTAATTCCAATGTTGATAATTTAAGAACAAAACTACCCAGCAATATCACTTGAATAAATACTAAAAAAACAAAACCGAGAAAAATTCCAGTTTTGCTATCAATCGAGCTGTCATACCCTACTAGAATCGGGATTTGCCTTTTCAGTTCGTCGCCAATGAGCTTATTAAAGTCGTCTGGATTCAATGTCTAAACCAATAAGCATGCTGAGGTTTCCAACAAAAAGCTTTCGATTTTGTCAGAAACGATTAAAAATTGTAGGTCACAAGAACTTAGCTAGCGTATCGTCTGTCGTTTCCCCTTCTTTTGTTGAGAGTCCTAAGAAGTCGCCTATGAGCCACCACGCCTCAATATACTTCTCATATTCGGCAGGGCCGTTTGGTCTCGGCAGATTAATATAAAGCTTAACACCCAATTTGCCCGTTAATGCTTGTGCGGGAACTATGTAAAACTTTGATTCGGGAAATACGTAGAAAAAGAAAAAATTTACATCGCCCAAGTTATAGATTTGCTTTTTTCCACTCCCAGCTCCGTGTTGGATAGTAACAGCATAAAATTGGCTCTTCCCGACGACACCCTTACTATTTGTCGCCTTGACTTGTATTTTACATATATTCTCGGTTAGCTGCTCGTCTTTTTTCCTTATCTCAATATCGTGTAATTGGTTATTTTCCACCTTACTAACGATACAGCCCTCAAAAAGTGTGCCAAGTTTGATAATGGCTAAATCCTCGGCCGCCCTACCTAGTTTATCGGTGTGAGCTACGTTCCTCATTATCTGGTTCCTGTCGCCGTAGAAGGCTTTGGAAACATGTTACTCATTTTCTCAAGGATAATAACAGTTGCTATGTTTCACCGCTTTCACCAACCGCAGATTCACCATTGGTTCTCACCTAAGTTTCACCAGAGCCCGTTTTCGGCAATTATATATACCTTTAGGCTAAATACACTAAGTAGTGAAACAACACCGGCGCGAGGGGCTTCATGATTCATCACATGCACCCCCTACCCTCGCGCCCCCTCCGATTCTTTTTTGAGAGGTGAACTGAAAATGGAGAATGGTAAATGGCAAAAAGATTTATGACACCAGAAGAAGTTCGGTTTGATGCGGGCGATGCAGACAATGACGACGCAAAGCCGTACACCGAACTAGAAACGCGCGAGGACTTTCAGCATGAATCGTTCAAGCTGGAAAACCCACCTTATATAACAACAATCCCAGAGGGTACCCACCCATCGGAAATCGTAAAACTCCGCAGGGCAGAGGCGCCAAGCTTCACCGACCCAACCGTGATGGAAGACAAGATTATAGTTCTTTTTAAAACCGAGTATGGAAACATACAAAAGACTATGAATCTCAAGTTCCACGAACTAAGCACCCTGGGGCATTTTCTTAGTGCTACACTCGGCGAGATTCCTGCAAGCATCGACAGTGACGACCTAATCGGCCGCAAGGTGAAAATAACAATCTTACATAAAGAGAAAGGCGAGAATACATACGCGAATATTGTGGATTTTAAGAGGATGAAGTAGCAAGAATAACCACTGGTTAACTCCACTAACGATTAATAACGCAACGTAAACACAAACTTTAAGCTAAGGTAAGCGAACCGTACAAACCATGAACCAAGGGGAACGGGAGCTGCTGCGGCAGGTGGCGGCGGAAAACATTAAGATGCAGGCGCGCTACGAGAACGTACTCATCGAACTCAGCAACCTCTGGACTTCTTTTAGGGAGCTCCAGGACTCACACGATGATTTTTATGAGCGGGCAATGGCGTTCCACGCCGAGGCGCTGAAGAGCGACCCTGCAAGAGCTAAACTTGTCGAAGAGCTAAAATATAAGCAGTAGTTACGTGGCGGCGGCATCGCAGGAGCACCGACTGCCGCTGCCGTGACCGCAGCTGGTCTACAGTAACCGTCGGCCGGCTGCATTTTTTATTACAGAGGCGAATGGTAAGACCTAAACATTGTTTGTGCGGGGCGCGTTTAGATTATTCAGCCACCGACGGTAAAGTCCATTTAGCCTGTTCCTCATGTGAGCGCAATTATCCTCTTGACGGCACGATTAACACTGGTCAAGATATTACGCTTGATGATACCGATTATCATATTTTAAGACATATAGCGTTTGTAGCATACTCCTGCCCGAATGAGCTAATAAGATGCGGGATTTCCTACGCTACAGTCATCCGCCGCGTTAGGCGGCTGGCAAAGGCGGGTTATTTACACTTACACAAAAAGAACAACCACAGATTATTTTTATACCGCACCGAGCGGCTGGAAGCGCTAGCGGCAGAGAAGAAGTGGTGTGGGTTGAAGAAGAAATGAGAGTTTGTCCATATTGCCACAAAGAGTTTGATGAGCCGCATCAGTTTAAGATATGTGATGCTTGTCGAATGCGTTGTAGGGAAAATGAAGTTAAGCGGCGAGCAAGAGCAAAAGCCAATTTTGGGAATATTTGTCCCCAATGTCTAAAACCGTTGGAGTCAACACAATACAAGCTGTGTGCTGCATGTAGGGCATACCAAAGAAGCAGAGCAGATTATAAAGTGAAATGGGCGCAGAAAAACAGACAGAAGCGTATAGCGGCGGGGCTTTGCGCGCACTGCGGCGAACCGAACGATTCAGAAGGGTTTAAGCATTGTAGTAAATGCCGCGAGGACGTGCGCGAATGGTTTGATAATCACCCAGATTACGCTAGTGTATATATGGCCACGTGGCGTGAAGATAACCAAGAGATGCGCCGCGAGTACCAGAAAGGTTGGTATGATGGGAACTATGAGCGGTACAAAGTGTATAACCAGAACCGTAAGGCCCGCAAATTAGGGAACGGTGGAGAACTTCCTCAAGGTATAGAAACCGTGTTATTTGAGCAGCAAGAGGGACTTTGTTACCTTTGTGGGGAACTGTTGTACCGTGGATTCAATGACCCATTAAGCATTGACCATCTAGTGCCAATCTCGCGTGGTGGCCGGAACGACACATCAAACGTTAAGTTGGCGCACTTGAGCTGCAATATGAAGAAGAGCATAAGAACACACGACGAATACTTAGAACACCTATCGAAACTATAACTAAATGGTTGCACCGAATTTCCAAAAAGACTTAGCATTTAGCATGAACCCTAATTACCTTCAACTTATCGAGGAGTTCTACAGAAATTTCTTTTCACCACTAGGTCACGTTGAAATAAAACGTATAACGGAAATCGATGAGCAGCGCCGTGGCTACGATACCTTGATTATAATCGACGGCGGGGAACAGTATATAAAATGCGAGCAAAAGGTCGATAGACATGATAGTCCGAATATAGTCTTAGAATTATGGAGTGACGCATACAAGAAGCCAGGTTGGCTGAAAACGGCAAGGTGCGATTGGCTTGCATATACATACATAAACAAGGGAATAACTCAAATGATACCATTCCCAGCGTTAAAAAAGGCATTTGCCGAACGAGAGCCAGAATGGCTAGACACATACAGAATAGTAACTATAGAAAATAAAGGGTGGAATACCGAGATTATGCTTGTGCCATTAGAAGATTTGTGGCGAGCCATTCAAGAAACCCTCATTCACGACCACGCGATTAATCACGGCGAGAGGTGGTGAGATGGAGATAACGGGCCCAAACGAAGTAAAAATCACCAATGACGAACATATCTATGAACTGATTAAGCTGATTAAGCACAAATACGAAAACGTATGCCATTTTTATCGTGGGCCTTTATGGAAGACCGCCGAAAGGAAATACAACGATAAGCTAGTCTGGCGCTCGTTTCATTTGATAAACCACCACATTTATGAACTGCAAGAACGCGGCGACCTAAAAATAAAGAAGTCATACTGGCGGGTTAGCGGACGCGGTAATGTTAACCCCCTAAGCCGCGAGGAGGCTATTGAGATTATCAGTAAAAGAACCGATTACGTGGAAGACTCCGACCTTGGGGACCTCGGCCCGAACGATGACCCAGAGATACCGTACCGAACTCCAAATTGTGATTTCTGAATATGACTGAAAGAACGTGCTCTCAATGTGGTAAACCACATAACGAGGATACGCGATGGTGTCCTGAGTGTAAGGCACGGAAGCGCAAGCACAACAAAGAGTACTATCCAATAGAAAAAGAGAAAGATAACGCGCGCTCAAAGGCTTGGCGGGTAAAAAATCCAGAGAAGGTGAAAAAGAACAATGCAAAGAGGTACCTAGTAGACCCTGTTAAATACAGGCTTCAAGTCAAACAATGGGTATCTAGGAATCCCCAACGCAGAAGCATTATTTCAAATCGCTATTCACACAACCGCAGAGCTCGTATGAACGGTAACGGCGGCAATTATACAAGCGACGAGTTAAATGCATTGATGGTTTCACAGGAGTATTCTTGTTTTTATTGCAGTAAGCCCTTCTTTGATAATACATTAGATACTAAAATTCACGTAGACCACAAGATACCGATATCACGCGGCGGGAAAAACAACATAGCGAATATCGCACTGACATGCCCGCAATGTAACCTATCTAAGAATGCAAGAACCGCCGAAGAGTTTATATCATTATTAAAAAAATGAACCTAAAAAGGACATATAGAAAAGGGATTGGTCGAGTTTATATCGACGAAAACAAGCGGGAGTACCCCAGTGTAACTACCGTCCTCGGCTCAACACTGAAACCAGGCGAATGGCTTGGTAGTTGGCAGGACCGCGTACGGCGGGGGTGTTTTGTTGAAAGATACGAGGAAGCAAAACTGAAGGACGAAAACAACATCCCGGTGTATGACCTCTACGATGAATCCCTTAAATACCCCAACGCATATCGCGACGCTGCCGGTAGGCGGGGGACGCTTTACCATAATGCAATCGAGGCTTATTTCAACGGCACCCAAGTAGATTCGTTTATTGCCGAGGACCCGCGGATTAAGGACATATTAACCGCCATTTCTGAATGGGAAGAAAAGACCCAACTTGACCCAATTAAAGTAGAGTATTACATAGCGAGCCCCCGTTGGGGATACGCCGGTACAATAGACTTAATGGCTTATCAGACAATCGATGGTAGGAAGACACTTTGTCTTTTCGATTTTAAGACTGGAAGCTTGCAGCGCGATTCTTTACTTCAATTGGCCGCCTATGCATCAGCCTTTGAGGAAAACCACGGCAGTAGGCCGGATAAAGCGGCATTTGTGAAGGTAGATATAGATAAAGGTACTGTAAAAGAAGACAAACCACTTTCTTATCATGACATCGCAGTGCATACTGAGATGTTTCTAAAAGCCTTTGATATCTGGAAATGGAGAACCCTGAAGTGTTTCAACTAGACACAGCCGACCCGATGCTAGCGGTCGCGGTATTCATAGCGCTGCTGGCTGGCTTCAGCCTCGGCCGCATTATCGTGGCGTGGCTGGACATGCGCTCATTGCGGCGCGAGGAGGAATTAAACGGTATGCGGTGGGGGAAGATGCGGTGACTACGAAAGAATGGAAACCAAATGATGAACTTACTTTTGCATTACAAGCATTAGATAAACTCAACGATGAGAATGAACAACTCAAGCGCGATATAGAATACCTAGCAGCAGAGCGCGTTGCCGAGAAAAAGCGCGCGGAGAAGCTGGAAGGGCAGATGAAAACAATGCGTACCCTCTACGAGGCTGAGGCAAATGAAGCGGATGACCTAGCGCACGAAATATCTCGGTTAAACGCGGTTATAAAGGAGTATGAGATTCATTCATGAGAATATACGTCCCTTACACCACCCTACAACCGCACACTGAGATGGTTCTTACTGGCTATGATTATGAGCTGGTACGAATGGTCAATGACAACAGCTACAACGATTACCTTCAAGAACGCTGGCAGGAAAGAGAATCGTTCATCAACTGCGAACACGACGTAGTTTTCTGGTGTGGGGCAATAGAATCATTAGAACGCTGTATAGAACCGTGGTGCGCGTTTGGGATAGATAATGAGCATATATTCGCGGACGGTGCGCCACCCACCCTAAACCTAATGAAATTCACTCGCAGATTTATACAAAAACACCCAGGCATATGGAACGACGTAATTTTTAAGAAACAGACCGAACCGAGTGAAATTAACAAACCACTATGGAAAGTAAATGATTATTGGCTAAGTAGGTTGCTGGCCGAAAAAGGAATTATCTGCCACCAGCATTTCCCGCCGGTAATGAACGCGAATCCGATAAAGGAAAGTGTAGAGATTTATATTTAGGAGACAAATAAAATGACACATTCAATAGCATATGGAATAGCAGCAGAATCGTATTCTAACCTTGCCGCACTCAAGAACGCGGGGATAATCGATGCGCACCTCGTCCTACACGGTGGCGGCGTTACACTCCCGGCGCAATTCCCAAAAGATTGTGCGGCGGCCGGGATGAGTCCTATAGCTAATGTGGGTAATGATGGGATTCCTGGGTGGAACGGAAGCCCCAGTTACTATCAAAACGCTGCCGCACTTGGCTATATGGCCGCAGGCGGCGAGAGCGAACAAGCCCCCGAAATGGATGCCATTATGGACAATCTTATTTTCATGAACTATGGTGGAGAAGGGACTCCCGGGGGAAACCAAGATGACGTATTTGCCGTCACACACCCTGGCGCTGTTCACGGCCACGGCTGTGCTTCGTGGCTTGAAACCTATGGAAGTGCGGATGACTTCTGGAACTGGAACACTGTTGGCGAAGGCGCTAAGAATGCGAAGGCGCATGGCTGTAAAGAAGTTGGTATCCTTGTAGGAAACTGGATGATGAATTATTCATCACCACAGAACTACATCGACTTAGGAAACGCATACGAAGCAAACGGTGTTACACTTGCCGGTATAATGGTTTGGGCGGGGTATGGTAGTGAGATGAACTCACTTTATAATCAATTTGCTGGATGGTATAAAGCATGGCAAGCAGTATGGCCTGCTAATATGACAACGATTGATAAGAGGTTTGGAACCCCGACACCAGGCCCAGCGCCACCGGCACCAACAGTAATCCCCACAAACTTTACCTTCGGCATTCATGCGCTTGACCCAACCGCCAAAACAGTAACCTACGTAGGCACAGCGCTCGACGCAGCCAACCACCCAATCGCGAATGCGCAGATAAACATCGACCGCGGCGCTCAACAGGCCGCGCCAGTGACGTATGCCGGTAAAGCAGTTTCAGGCGCAAACGGCGCGTGGAGCTTTACTACACCAGTAACAAGCGGCGCGAACTACTTCTGGTTTGTCACAAAAGATGGCCGAAAAGGGTACTGGAGTAAGGACGTTGTGTGGGTATAATGACAGAGAATAAGATTATATTTCCAACGGGTAGATTTATTCTTGACGGCCCGATAATAGTTGAAGGGTGTATTGAGATTCGTGGAACGTTAACCCAAGGATTTTGGGATACATTCAAACCAAAATTTCTTAGTAGAAAGAAAAGATGACACGACCGTGTGAATGTGAAACTTGCACAAGAATAGACCGTGATGAAGGCATCATCGCCTTCGAAGGGGTAGGAGAAACAATCTTCTGCCGGTTCCGTGACGTGTGGGTTTCGAGAGGCTGCGTCTGCGAGGAATTTTGGCCGCAATGTTGGTAACTAGGGACTAAAAATGCCGCTAAAGCACACAAAGAAATGCACAGAAGCAAAAGCCGAACGCAATAAGGGTAAGTATAAACCAGTCTATATCACCCAGGAGCATCACGACAGAATAGTCGCCAAAGCAAAGGTTGAGATGTGTACGAATGCGCATGTTGGAGAGTGTCTGATACAACAATTCCTTGATTCGTTATGACAAACAACTGCCCCCACTGCAAAGGATTGATAGACAACCCCCGATACGTCACCTGCAGCCGCTGCCGGCAGAAGGCGGCCGCTGCCTCCAAAAGGCGGCGGGATGCGCGTAAGGATGCAGGAAAGTGTTCAATTTGTGGGGCAGCAAAAGCAGACGATGGTTTCACTAGGTGTTTGACCTGCAGAGAAAAAGACCGGAATTACCGCCCCCGCAGACGGCCGGATTTCAAACATGAGCCAATGCATTCGGTAAATGCAAAAGTCCAAATTAAAACTGAGTTCATAGAGCTGCTAGAGGAAAAGGCGGCAGAGAAAGGAGTGAGCAAACAAATAGTTTTTGAAGAGTTGATTGATAAATACATTGAGAAGGTTGTGGTGTGGGGGTAAAAAATGAAGCAAAGAGGAGAAGTTTATAAATGGCAATAAAAGTTAATCAAAAAAGCGTTTTTGCGAGCAAGACGATGTGGGCGTCCGGAATTACGATTGCTCTCGGCTTAATAGCAAGCCATACCGGCGTCACTTTCGTCGCAGGCGAAGCAACAACGATAATGGGTTTTATATTCATGATATTGCGGTTGGTGACTAACAGCGCGATAAATTTAACAGTTCCTACAGGGGCGGCAGATGTGCCTGTGGAACCTGACCCCGTACCAACACCAGAGCCAACGCCTGAGCCGACACCAGAACCAATGCCCGCACCAGTTCCTGAGCCGACACCAGACCCAGCGCCGCCAGTTCCAGAACCAGAACCAGAGCCGCCGGCCCCCGAACCACCAGCGCCAGTAACACAAGCCTATAAAAGCAGTACAGGAACGCAAGGAGTGGTTCTCACAGCGCCAGAGGGAATTACCATAATGACGCCATCAATAACGCTGGAATCTATGCAAGACAGCCACGAAATCAATGACGAAGTTAGAGGTAAGATATTCACAGCTATGCGTAAGATGGATGTGGCCCCGATGCTGCCGGAAGCTAAGGATAAATGAAAACATACTGCGCCGACTGCGGCAAAGAACTACCTACTTCCCACTTTACCGTAATCGCCGGCGAGGTGTTCTGTCAAACGTGTGAGGATAAACTGATAAGGCAATACCTAGAAACAGCTGGGTTTGCGTGGAGATTAGAACAAGACTTCAGCACGAAGAAAACGGAGAATGGGAGACACTACGGCTAAAGGTCCTAAAGGGTAATAAAATGGCATTAGTCTGCAAAAACGTCGCGTCCAAGCATTTCGGATATCAGTGCATCCACAGGTATAGTGGAGACGATAAATATATGCTGGAGCGCCTTTGCAGGCCGTGTTTGGAAGAACAGAAGTTAGAGAACGAAGTGGGAAAAAATGGGTAACTAAATGACTCCTTGTTTGGATTGGAAAGGTGGAAAGAATTCGTGGGGTTATGGTCATATCTGGGATAAAGAAAAGAAAAAGCAAGTTAGAGCCCATAGATATTATTATGAAAAGTTAGTAGGTCCGATTCCTAAAGGTATGCTTGTGTGTCACAAATGCGATAACCGTGCATGTATTAATCCCGAACATTTATTTTTAGGAACACATAAGGATAATACACAAGATGCGGTCAAAAAAGGGCGTATTAAGTTTCCGCTAATCATTCTTAAAGGGGAACAGAGCAATAGTGCGAAATTATCTCAAAAACAAGTCGACGAAATTCGTGCAGAATATTCACCGCGTTTGGTAACTAAACAGCAATTAGCTCAGAAATTTGGTGTAAGTTTAGGTACTGTCTACAACATCGCCCACAGTAAGTATCTCGGGACAAGAAAACTAACACAAGAACAAATCAATGAGATTAGGGTAAACTGCCCCCCACATAAAGTGACGTGTCGAAGCCTAGCTGAGAAATTTGGGGTGGCTGAAAGCACAATTAATCGTATAGTGCTCGGTAAGTATTGGAAGTGATAGTATCCCCCATTATGCCTTATGTTGTAACTGCGCCAAAACGCATGATTCTGCCTATAATAGTTTTTATTGTTCGGCGCGATGTATTGTAATACCAAACGAAGAGGTAATATGTCGTTGTGAATATTATACGCGGCGGAGTGATACGGAGATAGCGCAGTGACGCGACTCCCAACATTGAAGGAATTTCTAAAGCCATATCGCAAAGAATATGAGGACCACCCAGATGAACATAAGTATATTTCCCGCGAAGAATATGAAAGACAGTGGGAGAGCTACTATTACGAAACAATCGGGCGGGGATTTATGAAACGATATGGTAAAGAAGCTACTGCAAAGGTGATTAAGGATGAACATTGAGATACCTTTGTGTTTAGCATGTAAACATTTAATTGATATAAAGACCCAGAAGTGTGAGGCATACGATGTAATCCCTGATGCTATTTGGGATATTGAGGTTCAACATAATAAACCATATCCTGGCGACCACGGCATACAGTTTGAAGCGCGGCAGGATTGAAGAAGGCGGCAAGGTATAACGTATCTTTAAACAGGTGTATAACTAATCGTACATAACAAACAGATGATTGATACAGTAACTAAGGAACTACTACAATGGTAGAATATATACAAGAAGATAAACAATTCAGGGTAGTCCTTGAACGTAATAAGCTGCTTACTGAAGATGAATGTATTGAGTGTGAACAATGCAAACACCCCAACCATAACCTGAAGATAGTGCGGCCGTGTAGTGTGTGTGGCACAATGTTCCAACAGTGGAATCCTAGGTTGTATACCCACTACTGTGAAGCGTGCGCTAAGAGCGCAGAAGGCGGCAAGAGGTGGCCGGAAAAGGGGGTGAGATGATTACTCTTGAAGAGGTATTAAATTACATCGAAGAACGATTAACGATGGCGCAATTAAACGCTCAACTTATATGTGGTCATGATTGGGATGAAGGTTTCTATATGGGTAAAATCCATGTATGGGAAGAAATACGTGAGAAGATAAAAGAAGGGTGAAAGGCGGCAAGGTACAGTAAGAGATGTATTCTTTAAACAGATGTAGTATAACGAACGTAACGAACATGAGTAATAGATGATTGATTCAATTATATGCGGAGATTGCTTAGAGGTACTCCCTACGATTGAAGCTAGTTCGATTAACTTAGTTATTCTCGATTTGCCTTACAACATCAAGAAAGATACATGGGATTCAATACCTGAGTATATGACGTTCGTCGGTGACGTATTCAAAGAATGTGAGCGTGTGCTTAAGGATAACGGAAGTCTTTATTGGTTTCATAATGACTTTGATTCTATTGTTAATGTTTATACGTGGCTTAGGGATAATTCACGATTTGCCTTTAGGCAGTTCATAGTGTGGAACAAGAAGTATCCCGGTGTTGGCAATGAAGGATACCTACAAGGCTACAATGAACCGGAGATACTAAGGAACTACCAACGCTTTGCTGAGTATATCCTGTTCTTTGTGCGGCGCGAGAGTATGAAAACAGAATGGGATAAGACAGGACTCTTACGAGTGAAGCAGGATATTAATAACTTCACATCGCTGCGTGATTACTTCAAGTGGTTTCAGCAACAGCTCGGTATGACAAAGCTAGGGATAATGGAAAGATTAGGGCAATGTACTGACCATTGTTTTAGGTGGAATAGTTCACAGTGGGACTTGCCAACGGAAGAAACGTATGCTGAATTATGTAAGCTACTTGATGAACAGATAGGATTAAGAGACTACGAAGACCTGCGCCGTGACTACGAAGACCAGCGCCGTGACTATGAGGGTCAGCGCTATACATTCAACAATCAGAAGACACACCATTCTGTATGGAATTATCCCGTAGAAAAGAAAGTAGGACACGTAACACCGAAGCCAGTAGCATTGATAGAGAACATAATTGAATACAGCAGCAATGAAGGCGACCTCGTTCTCGACCCAACAGCAGGCAGCGGCACAACCGCAGTAGCGTGTAAGCGTACAGGTAGACACTATATCTGCATAGAGAAAGAAGAAGAGTATTGCAGGATAGCAGAGCGAAGAGTTAAGGAGATGCTATAATGCGGCAGGGAAAGCGGCAAGGTAAATCAAGATGAAGTATATTCTTTAAACAGATGTAGTTAATCGGATAGGTAACTAAACATGACATACGCAATAGTAACTGAAGAAGTAAAGAAGAACAGGACTATCTATTGTAGTAAGCCGTTCGTAGGTAAGCTCAAGGGTACAGGTAAGGATAAGGTACCAACCACTAACGAACTGATTGGATAGTAATAGAGTGATATAAGGAGATGGATATACATGACGAGCGTATCAATAGACAAAGGAACTATCTTTGTTAAGATAGAGAGTGGCGACGCGCCTAAGCTAGTTATCGAACAAGCATTAGAATTGTTTGATGCAGTCAATAAGAAGGATACCAAAACATAGAGCATAACAAAAGTAAGGAGACTATATAAAGAAGTAAGGAGATGAAGGAATAACAGTAATAACAAAAGATTAGTATGTATATCCTATCTCAATACCATACATTCAATACAATGATGGAGAGCAAAGACAGCGCCGAAGGCGCGATATACCTAATCGGAGAACATTGATGGCATATAAGGATAAAGAGAAACGTAACGAGTATCAGCGCAACCTTATGCGCAGGCGGCGGTCAGCGGCAAACCCCAATCATTCGTTAGTAGACTCTGAAGGCAAGACACTTAAAGAGTACAACCTCAAGACCGCAGCGCAGTTGAGGGAGATACTAGAGAGCACCCTCGATGAGCTGCAGCGCAATAAGGAAGTAGACATAGCGATTAAGATGAAGGCCGTGACGGGTGCCATCAAGGTAGCGGCAGAGCTGCTGAAGGTCACGGACTTGGATAAGCGAGTGCGTGAACTTGAAGACAAAGCTAAGGAGAAGACGGAAGGAAGTTGGAAGGACTCGCAGTTCTAGCTTGACGGGGATACAAAAGATATATTTTGGATTGTAACGCTGGCCGTGTAGGACTTCTAGCACAAACCTGTGGACAAAACGACAAACGCGTGCGATATACTTCGAGTAAAACGCTTCGGCATTACACAACTGTGTTAAACTATTAGAGACATATACTATCTTATGCTATGCAAGAACTGCGGCATCAATGAACGCGAAGAACCTTTCGGCTGGTGCTCGATGTGTCTTGATGCTCCACCACTGGACAAACAACCGAAGAAGGGCCGCTTCATCCTGAACGCAAAGGATACAGGTGGTGTGTGGCGCGAAGCATTGCGTGAGGCCTTGACCCCTATACCGCTGCCCGAGACCAAGAAGCATCATCGCGTCGACAGGGGCAAGTCGCGCGCTGCGTGGCGGCGAGCATATAAACGACCGATACCAAGAGGATGGCACATCCACCACCTTGACGGAAACCCTGAGAACAACGACCCAAACAACCTTGTCTGTGTCTCTCTTGAGCAGCACATCAATCTGCACGACGCTAATGGGGATACCCTAGCGGTTAGATTACTGAAGCGCGGGTTTAAGAAGTAGCGAAGGCCGAAGGCCGGAGCGAAATTAACACTGGCGAATCGCCAACGAAAAAAATAAAAAAGAAATTGAAAAGTTGGAGGGGGGGGGCGGTAAGCGAGTCAACTCTATTCCAACTTGGCCAAACACCCCACTCATATAAAAAAAATGGGAGACTAATTTGAAGCATTTGTTAGTTTGCAGGCGAGAGGCGGCCGGCAGCGGCAGCGGTTGCCGGCAGCGGCAGCAAATTAACACTGGTCAACTCGGCAGGTATATAAACATTTAGGAGAATATCATAACTGTGCAGGATGTTGCAGAGGTATAATAGTGCCAGGTAGCGACCCCATCGAAACCCGCGTAAAGAAACTTGAACGCAGCCATCAACCCAAAGACGTTTCACGCATACCAAAAACCCCCGAAGAATTCTGCGCTTCCATCGAATTCGAGCCCGACCCCTGGCAACTCGACCTCATGAACGTCATCGCCACCGACAAACCCGCTAAAATCCTCGCCAACTGCGCCAGGCAATCCGGTAAAGAACTTCACGTTGACACGCCAGTCCCAACCCCCACGGGATGGACGACAATGGGCGACTTGAACGCTGGCGATACAGTATTTGATGAGCAAGGAGAACCAACAAAAGTTACGTACTGCTCTGAGATTAGGATGCACCCCACATATCGCGTCGTTTTTTCAGATGGAAGTGAGATTATAGCTAATGGCGAGCACTTATGGACGACGCTTGATGCTGCGACCCGCAGCGCAGTATCCAGAAGTGTAAAAGACGTGCCGGTTTATTGGCCGTTCTGGAAATCACACGGTGCGCGTGGGCACGCTAATAAAAACCACCCTCAACAAAAGCACGCAAAGACACTGACAACGGAAGAAATTCGCGCGACAATACGCTATGGCGCGCGGCAAGATACAAACCACGCAATACCTACAACGCAACCACTCAAATTGCCAGAAGCCGAACTTCCGATTGACCCATATGTTCTCGGCGTGTGGCTCGGGGACGGAACCTCAGCAGATGGTAGTATAACCTGTGTAGAGGAAGAGATAATTGGTAGCATCCGAGCGAGAGAATATGTTGTTCGCAAGCAAAACACGCGTTCTGATAGGGCGCAGGGGTGGGGCATTCTTGAACTACACCCTAAATTACGTGCATCAAACCTTACAAACAACAAACACATCCCCTCGATATACCTACGTGCATCCACAGAACAGCGCCTAGCGCTGCTTCGCGGCCTTATGGATACGGACGGGTCAGCGAGCAGCGGCGCACGAAGCATGTGTGAATTTAGTGTAACATCAAAACCCCTCGCCGATGGGACGATGGAGCTATTACATAGTTTAGGAATACTCGCGCGCATAAAAGAAAGCCACGCAAAATTAAACGGGCGTGTAACCGGACTACGCTACCGTATCACATTTACACCGTGGTTTAATCCGTTTTCTCTGAAACGCAAGGCAGCGCGCGTCAATTTAAACCCCGCGCGCCTGCGCAAAGGACTCAGCAAACTTCGCTTTATCACAGATATACTATCAAACGGCGTTCATAATGTTCGCTGCATTGCAGTTGATTCCCCATCAGGATTATACCTCGCAGGCAAATCGATGATTCCAACCCACAACACCCAAACGGCGGCCATCTGTAGCGTCTACCATGCTATAACCGGCTCCAACCGCACCGTAGTTATAATCAGCCCGTCAATGCGACAGTCACAGTATATGTTCCGACGCATTATGCAGGTATACCGCGCGGCCCTACGCCCAGTGAGAGCCGTCTCGGAAACTGCACTCCAACTCAGACTCGAAAACAACTCGTGGATAGTCGGCCTTCCCTCATCGGAGGAGACAATCCGCGGCTTAACCGCTTCTCTGTTGTGGGTGGAAGAAGCATCCCGCTGCTCTGACTCCCTAATCAGCGCTGCACTTCCTTTCGTCGCCACAATCCCCAACGCCAAACTGTGTATGATGAGCACCCCCGCAGGTCAAAGGGGCATGTGGTACAACGAGTGGAGTAAAGGAGTCGGCTACAAAAAGATTCTAGTGAACGCGGACCAGTGCCCACGCATCTCCCGCAACTTCCTTGACAGCCAGCTCGAGATGATGGGCAGCCGCTGGTATCAGCAGGAATATTACAACTCCTTCGAATCAAATGAAGCCTCGCTATTCAGGCATGAGGTTATCCAGAAGTGTATCCGCGATGATTTGGAAACGTTGGATGACGTGCTGGACGCCGCCCTTGAACTAGACGACGCCGAGCAGGAAGAAGACGGAATTAATATTGACGATATAGGTTTGGATTAGAGGATTAAAATGACACGATTCACCCACGACGAATCCCCCAACTTCCGCGACCCTGAACCGGAGGCCACCCGCGGCGGTATCTACGTTTACGGCCTCGAGCGCACAATAAACCCAGAAACTGACCTCGACGGCCGCCAGTTGCGGCAGGGGGACGAACCCCCACCGGAATCGGGCAAACTCAGAGCCTACGCAATCGGCCTCGACATCGGCGCGCGGCATGACCGCACCGCTTTGGCAGTCTTAGAGCTGAGATATAAGGGCGACACCCCACACTTATTCGTGAAATACCTCAAGAGATTAAAACTCGGCATCCTCTTCGCCGACGTGGCAACCCAAACCCGCCGCGTTGTCTCACTCCTGAGAAAAGAAGCCACGAAAAACGGTGCGCGTTGTGATATAACCCTACTGGTCGACGCAAGCGGAGTCGGCGGCGGGGTGGCAGAGATGATAGTCGCCGCTCTCCCGAACGAAGACGTCCGGTCGGTCTTCATTACTGGTGGCCAATCGGCACGGTTGGAGGACGGCGGCCATGTCTACCTAAGCAAATCCCTTTTAGTATCAAACCTAGTCGCCCTCTTCGAATCCCACAGGATTTACTTATCAAAATACTCAAGGGAGATGGACGCGCTGCTCGATGAACTCGCCAACTTTGAAGTAAAGGTATCGGAAGACACCGGCAACGAATCTTATAACGCTAAAACCGGAAAGTTTGACGACCTCGTAACCGCTCTAGGGCTGGCGGCATGGTGGGGGGAACGAAATCGCCCGGCGAGGCTATTCTAATCATGACACAGGATGAAATACGCGCTGTGCTACTCACCGCGAAAGGCTGGCGGTCATCTGCGGAACTCGCGACGGCGATAGGCTGCACAAGGAAGGTAGCAATGGTTGGATTGAGGCGGCTGTATAAAAAGAGAGACATAGAGCGCACCCGCGCGCTACGCGGGGGGTGGGGGTATCGGCTGGCCGGTAGAAGGTGAAACGTGACTACTAAAGAACCAAAAACAAAACGAACCAAACTGTTTACGATAAAGTGCCCGGTGTGCAAGCACGAGTTTAAAGTCGCGGACCAAAACAATTACGTCTGCACAAACTGCTATGAGCGGCATGCGCCGGATTGGATTAAGCCAAAGGGGTTATACACGTCCAGAAAACCGAAATCAAAACCCAAAGTAGATAAAGAAGGAGACTAATCTAACGTATGATACAACTCGCGTGCCCGCTAGACAACGCATCAGTCAGATTCGCTGAACTCCCTGGCGTATACCCTAAGCGCTGCCTTGATTGCGAATACTTCCGCAGCGACAGGAAAGGATGTTATTGTGGTAGGAAAACAACAGATTAAAAAGGCGCTTTTGGCGCTTACGTGGAACGAGTGGGTCGAACTATTTCTTATGATAGTAATAACCGGCAGTCTGATAGGCTTCTGGGGTCGATAATGAAAGCAGAGATAACCTGTCCATCCTGCTCAACGGGATTAACCTTATTCCGCGGCGAAGTGCTGGCAAACCGCTGCCTTGAAATCAGGGCGGCATGCATGTGTCCGATATGCGCGTCGACGTTCACGGTAACAATACGCATCGAACGTGAGTTAACAGTGGTTAATTACGAAGAAACCGAGGAAGCGATAGAGGGGGAGTAAGATGTGTAAAGAAACGCCTGAGACGCGCGACACACCATGCCACTTGTGCAAATACGCGGGCGACGTCAATGAGGAAGGATGGTATATCTGCGCGGCACACGGGTTCCCACTTAAAGAGGGGGCTGAATTATTCCCCACTTTGTGTATCTACTTTAAGGAGCGATGATGGGCCTTGTCCAGGTGACAGTGAAAGCAGTGTATTGCCCGGCGCTTGAAGCGTATACACCAATCGAAGGATGCCGCACATGTAAGAACAACGAAGGGTGGGCGTTCGCAAAGGATGAAGACCACCATAACTTTGGGGTTATATGCGGCAGGTCTATAGACGGCTACATCCCAGAAAAAGTGCACCGGCACGATAGCCATTGGTGGCCTGGGAGAGACGAATCGTGGCAGTGACAACATGACAAAAATAATGCCTGTTCGGTGTCCCGCCTGTAGGAAACCGTTGTTACCGTCACTCCTTACAATCACCGATGACGATGACATAGAAAAGAAACAGTATGTGCTTTGCCCGTGGTGTCAAACAAAAGTATATCTGCCGTTTGCTTCAAACGGCGGCAGCAACCCAACGCTCCATGAGCAAAACAGGCATAGCTCCCGGGACCCCATCACTGGAAGATTTGTAAGTGATAGCGATGAGTAATAGATACACAATAGATAGAAAGTATACTTCGATGACTATCCGTCATTGTCCTAAGTACAACGTCCATGACCACTATGTTTTTACCTGCCTTAGCTCGTGCGAAGACTTCGAAGGGATTGTTGAAGGCGCGGTAATCTGCAACTACAAGTACCCGCCGACGGAATCCTCTGTTGACGAAAGCCCCAAACCTAGAAAGATTCCAGGTGTTGGCGGTCCATTGGATACGCCGAGTGTGGACGGGAAACCGAGTGGAGAGCGTGCACGGGACACGGCCGTCGGTCCAGAATTTGCAATCCCTGTTGTAGACATGGGACCGCTTAAACCTAAAAAGCGGAAGGAGAAGAAGAAGAATGGATGCTAAAAATGCATTGGCGACGATGTACGGCATGGCATTAACGACCTCGAATAATGACTCAACCTTAGATTATCTAGACAAGCTTTTCAAATGCATCCGTGATGCTATTGAGGAGAAAAAGAATGGATGAACTTATCAGCCAAGAACAAGCCGCTAGGAACCAACTAATACAGAACCTGCTTGTGGTTACGGGAATCGTTACCGCCGCGGAGATGTCGAACGTTGGCAGGAAGGTAGTGATGGATGCGTTGATGCAGTTGATGGCGTACCTAACCGCCCCGACGGATGAAAAGGTAATCGAAAACGTAACCCCCTTATACCCCTTGTATGGTTAAGATTAGGTGAATATGACTGACGAAACCGACGAAGAGCAACGCATTGTCCAGGCGGCTATCGGCGGCTGGCTGCACGCGATGGTCGGGCGGCAGGAAAAACTAGAGGAAGACATTAGAGAACTTGCCGCGCAGGTTGAAATGCTGACTGCCGAGATGACGCGAATATTAACTGCACTGGGGGTTGATGCAGATTGGTCGAAGACGAACAGCGCCCAATAATCTGCCCGCAGAAGAAAGTGAAATACGGTGCGTGCTTTGACTGTGAGTACTGCGAAAGAATCGGTTTCTGCGACTACCCTACCCCGGTAGACACACTCATCCGTGAAATCAAGCGCCGGCCCATGAGTACCCCGCTGTGGATGGGTGCGCTGCAGCGAAACACTACTGAAGTACAACTAGACGGCCGCCGCTGGTGCGACCGAAACGGCAACGAGGTTTTTATAATACAACCGTCACTTCAGGGCGCAAGCAAGAGCAAGAGGAAAGAAGAAAATGACGTGTGAAATGTGTATCGACTGCGGCAAGGTGTTCGAGCAATGGAATTCTCGGCTGTACGTGTATTACTGCAAAGAATGTAACGATAAAAGTATGTATGACGAAGCAGTGAAAAAGTTAGAAGGAAAAAGATGATTAAGAAAGTTTGTAAAAACTGTATTCATTGGGGAAAGAACGAACCGTACAGAAATGGAAAGCCACGGTTCGGCGGAGAATGTGATAGCGAAAAGTTTGTTTACGACGGTATGGATACCTATTACAATAAAGAGCCAGACGAGGATATGTTACAATACGGCGACTTTGAAGGATACTCAGCGGACTTTGATACTGGCCCAGAGTTTGGATGTATTCACTTTGAACCGCACCGCGCGCGCGAGGAAAAAGATGAGGACGTAAAAGACAACGATGACCACGATGCTGCAATGGAAGCAGCCGGCGAACAATGGAACCCCGAAGACGGATGTTGGGATTAAAATTGCGCGGAGAAAAAAGATGACTAAAATCGAGAAGAAATCAGAAACTAAGTGCATCGACTGCGAGCATTACCTCCTAAAAAACGAGACGGTAAGCTTAGATTTAATATTTGATTCTGTGGTAGCGACAGCTAAATACATCTGCGAGAAGGGTGACAAACCCAATATGATTAACTGGTGCGACCACTACTCGCGCGCCATTATCGAGGACGCAATCGTGTGGAAGCGGGGAGATGTTGACGAGGACCCATAATGAACTGCATCGACTGCAAATATATGAGCAAGTCAGCAGGCAGCCAGTTCAGCGCGGGCATTCATGTGTACTGCCTCAAATTAAAGTGCGTGGTCGAGCGCGACCACGGCTGCCCATCAGGAGAAAAAAGGAGGAATAAAAAATGATATTAGGACAACCAGATTGGTTGGTATATGTTATAGGATTTGTAGTATGGAGTGTGGCGCTGTACCTACTAGGATTCATCCACGGGATGCACCATAAGGAGATTGTATACATCCGCGAACGTAACGCGAAGCACGAAAATTTAGTAACGAAGGGGTGGTAAAATACATAAGCATGAGTTTCACCATAGTTGCTTCAAAGGCCGCAGCCTGAGAAACGACGCGCTGAAAACACTTGTAATGTGCATAGCCTTCGTGGTTATCGTAACAGTGATATTTACGTCAACGTGTTGGCCGTGTCTATGACGATGCGAGACGATATACTTAAGGTTTTTACTAGTGGAGAAGAGATGAAGAAAAAGAAAGACGAAGAGTTAGAATTAAAAAAGCCAGGGCCTGATGAAGACCGAGTACAGACATGCGAGCGCGCGATATGTGGTATGCTTGACCGGCTTGATTCCCTTGAAAAAAGCATGGACCACGCGTGGGGGGAAATCGCGAAGGGAGTACACCTGTGCAACTCCGATACGCGGCTGTATACAGTAGAAGAACGCTTAACGCAGTTAGAGCAGAATTCATTAGATAACTTTCATGACATTCGAGCAGTAAAACATAAAGAACCCGAACCGATATTTGAAGAACTTGAAAAACGTGGGCTTGTCAGAAAAAGTAGCCAGACAGGGGACCTCTTGCTAACTGGAAAAGGAAGGCAACTTAAAAAACTGTTTGATGATACATATATTGTAGATATACGGGAGTGATAAGATGGTTAAGATATACCCACATGGAATGGGGTGGAAACCTCAATTAAAAGATTTAAGAGACTATAAATTCACAGCGCGACCGGAACAAGTAGAAGCGCTACCCGCTAGCGCGGACATACGCGCGTATGACACACCAATATTAGACCAGGGAAATTTAGGAAGCTGCACGGCTAACGCGGGCGTAGCAGTATTTATGTACCTACAGAAAAAGCGGCTAGGCACATTTACCCAAGGTTCGCGACTCTTTATTTACAAAAAAACCCGCGATATGGAAGGTGTGACAGGCGATGTTGGCGCAACCCTTAGAGACACCGCCAGCGAGATGGTTAAATACGGCGTACCCCCGGAATCCGAGTGGCCATATAACGAAGGTCAGTTCGACGTCGAGCCGTCGCCGGCAGTGGCAGCGGACGCTGCTAAAATGGAGTCAACTAACTACTACCTGTGCGACGGCTCTAATCCAAGCGCGACAATCACCAACATAAAGGCCGCCGTGGCGACCGCAGGACTTCCGGTGATGTTCGGTTCGACGGTTTACGAATCAATCTTCAATACTGGCAGCAATGGTATGATAGCCAACCCCGGCGGCCAAGTAGCTGGCGGCCACGCGATGGCCATAATGGGATACGACGACCAGAGGCAATGCTTCTTGATTAAGAATTCGTGGGGCTTGGGATGGGGTGCACAAGGCTACGGTTGGATGGGCTACACCTACTGGACCTCGGGGCTTGCTTCGGATTGTTGGGTCGTCGCAGATGAGAGCGAACTGGATGGACCCACCCCAACACCTACTCCAACGCCAACACCTACCCCAACGCCAAACCCTCATGTAGCGCCTGCAGGCTTCTCGCGTGGCTTTCACGCCGTTAGCCCCACAAGCAAAACGGCCACGCTTGTCGGAAGCATGGTAGGCGCGGATAAAAAACCATTAGCGAACGGGCAAATTAATATCTATCGCGCGGGGCAGCACGCTAAGCCGTGGGTTGGGGTGGCCACACCCGTCAGTGATTCTGCAGGAAACTGGAATGCTACTGTACCGATAGTCACAGGAGCCAACTACTTCTGGCTTGTTGGAATCGATGGAAAGAATGGATACTGGACGCAGGACGTGGTGTGGATTTAGGTAAGATGACAGAATACGATATGTGCCAAGAATGTGGCGGCTTATGCTGTGCTCTAGCAGAGAGTATCGAGTTTGGATACGAAGACAGACTCCGCATAGCAAATGAGTTTGGGATGACACCCGGAGAAGTGACGCAGCAGTTATCAGTCCCGACGTTGTGGAACGGTGAACGGCCTACGCGGAAGATGAAGTTTAGGCCGTGCATCTTTTGGTCGCAGGGACGCTGTGGGGTTCATAGCGTTAAGCCGAGTGCATGTGCCCAGTATGAACCAAAAGACCATTGCGATAAGCGTTACTTAAAAGCAGCAAAAAACGGTACGATTTTAATTGACGTGAGATACAGAGAATGAACTACTACTGCTCGTGGTATGGGAAAGACGTGCAACCTACCGCAGAGACGTGCTTTTGGTTGTTCGGCCCCCGAGCCGCGTGCGATGCATACGTAGAACTGACGCGCGGCAACGGAGACGGGCCGCGCTGCGCGTATTTGGTGCAGGTATACGGGGTAAAGCCTAGAGAAGAATGATAAACTACGACAACGTCATCCGGCTTACCGAGTGCCGCCGCTGCATGCTGCGGGCGGCCAGGAACCACGACCACTGCGAGGACTGTTCAATCACAAGGGATGCGCGGATATATATCGCGTTAAGAGAAAACGAGAGGAAAAAGAATGATTGGGAGTAGCGTAAGAGAAGCATTACTTGTCTTGTACGGTATGGCAATGGCGTCTGCAAGCACAGAAACCGCGCTAGCGCGGGTAGATAATTCCTATGGGACTATCTGCGATTACATTGAGTGGTCGGAGAAAAATAATGGTTGATAAATGGGACGAAGCGAGCCGTAAAGGGAATGAAATACCAATACGGCCGGTAGACGACGAAAGCGGCCCGAAAATATTAGGGATGCCGGCTAAGACGGTCGTTCGTTTTATTGGGGGTCCTGATGGCCAACCACAGATAGCGATACCATCCCAACCCGATAGTCGATGGGGTATGGTAGTCCTCACATTGGCGCTAGTATTCGCGTGGCTGTTCGGGATAATGTCGCAAGCACTGTTCCATATCGTCTGATGTGGCAGGATTTTTGCATACTCTCATTAAACCTAGTGTTTGGGTTCACATTAATACCTCAAGTACGTGAACTATACACAAAGAAGACTTCAATGAGCATCGCATCGTGTAGTATGACTTTCTCCGCTTTAATAATCCTTGGGGTTACGTATGCGACTCTTGGACTTTTGCTTGCAGTGTGTGGCAACCTACTCGACTTGGCGGCATGGGGCTCACTGTTGGGGTTATCAATTATACATCGTAATAGGGTGAAAAATGCCAATTTGTAAGGGTAACTGTCATTATCACTATGGTAAAGGTGAAGAGCGAGAAGACTTTAGTATAAACCCAGCTACAGGAGAACTATTTAAAACATGCGATGTATGTCGCAAATACTATAGTAAGCGGATGCAACAAACAGAGCGCAGAAGAGAAGAGCGGATACGAAGTAAGAATAAAAGCCACCAACTTAGGTACACCATTCTAATTTTCTACTCAGAAGGGCAAGGCCCACACATACCGCGCTGTGCGTGCTGTGGAGAAACAAGTGAAGAGTTTTTAGCTATTGACCACACTAATGGCGGCGGTAATAGACATAGGAAAGCAATTAACTTTAGTCCTATATACCAATGGCTTAAAAGCAACAAATATCCGATGGGTTACCGCGTGCTATGCCATGACTGTAATATGTCTTTCGCATTTTATGGATACTGCCCCCACGATAAAGAATAAACATGCCACCTAAGAAACCCAAACGCACCCCCGAACAAACCGCCCGCCTACGGCAGTTTGACGCTATGTTGCGCGCCTTCAAACGAGTCCAAATGAGGGTCGGCGCAGTTACTATCAACAATGCCATCAAAAAGGACAGGGGCAACATCAGTTCAATCTTATCACACGGCGACATCAACAGAATAAAACAGGAACTCAACCACTACTTCCGCGCGACATCGCCAGTGATATGGCGCAACGCGCTTAAACAAGTTTGGTTAGACGCCGGCGCGGCTAGCATTGAGCTACACCACTCATTCTTCACTGGTACAAAAAGTTCAACATATGATGATGAACTTGATATAGAACAAAAGGATTGGTGGGATTCTGAAGCCGATGAATGGGCACCCCTACCGGAATTTGACTTCTTTACTAACGTTACTAAAGCCGCCGACCCACCCGATACATGGGCGCAGTCGGTTGATGATTACCTTCGCGGAAACGGAGCTGGAAGGGCGGACGGGATTAGTTCAACAACCGGCGACCAAGTGATGAACGCGATAGCAGACGGCGTGGCTGCCGGCGAACCAACACGAGACGTAGCAGCCCGCGTGGAGTCGCAACTTGACGAGACGTGGCCGGGACGCGCAGACACCATCGCGCGCACGGAAACCGCGGCGGCAACGAATCAGGCTTCTTTAGAGGACGCGAAGGCAACTGTTCCAGGAATGAATAAGACGTGGATATGCTCGTTTGTAAACTCAAGAGAATGGCACCAAGATGCCGACGGCCAGAGTGTGCCGCTTGAAGAGCCGTTCATCGTGATGGAAGAAGAGTTAGACGTCCCAGGCGACCCTAGTGGCGAACCGGAAAATGTGATTAATTGTATGTGCTCGGTTGGCTACGAGTCGCCAAGCGGCGAAGAAGTTGGCGAAGGTGAAGAAGCTGCAGCCCCAGAACTCACTGATGAGCAAACAGCTCAGCTTGCGGATATGTTCGACCAGTTAGCCGCCGGCGAGGGCGAGCTGACTCCTGAAGAAGGTACAAATATAGCTGATGGCATAAGTAGTATTATGGGTACATCGGCAGAGGGCGCACCAGAAACATACACAGATTATAAAGACGCATATAATGCGTTTCAACAGTACGCTGATGACACCCTAACAAAGGATGAGCGGAAACTTGTAACAGATTACACCATACGCGAGTTCCAGCCAATCAACTACTTTTTGCGCTACGGAGGGAAAGCCGGCTGGGGACCAGACTTAACTGCGGACATTGAAGCTGAAGCTAATAGTATGGTTGGAATAATACAAAACGCCCCACAATTTGAAGGAACAGTTTATAGGGCGGTATGGACCCCATACATTAGCGATTTTTATACACAGCTACAAAGTGCGCAAGTCGGTGATGAGCTTTCGTTTGCTGGAATAACTTCAACGTCGGCCGAACCCGATACGATGGGTAATATTTTAGAGGCCATGAAGCAAAGTGGAGTTACCGGAAACAATCAAATTTATTATACAATAGAAGATGCTAAAGGAGCCGTTATACAACCCTTAAGTGGAATGCCGCAGGAAAATTTAAATGAGGTAGTACTCAATGACGGTGTGAAAGGAGAGATAACTAACATTAAAGAAGTACAAGACGTAGAAGGGCGCACACAATGGCCAAATCACCCAAGTAATTGGAAGGATAAGTTGTATATAACTGTGAAGATGTTGTAGCAGGAGACGTAATAATGCCAAAAACTAAAAAGTTGACTGAAAAGGAAAAATTAGAGCTTGCCGCGGCGCAGAGATTTACTGACAGTGAGGGTATAACTTTAGTTCCAAAAAAGAAGGCCAAAAAATGAAAGACAACCTATGCGAAGCAATGCTGCGCCCCTGCGACGCCATCCGCGGCGGCAGTGAGTGTCAGATGTGCCAGATGACTTACCTAGTAAAAGAGTTGAGAAAGATAAAGGACGAATTAAAACTACTGAACACACGGCTCTTTCCAACCCCCTATAAAGAATCGGACTTTAGTAATACCCAAACGGCAAACACTGAATGGAGGGGTACACACTGGTATACGCCGAGTGATGGGCAATGGCAGTACCCAAAGAAAGACGAGTAAACACCTAAGCGCCTAATCGCAACCATATTTACCGTAATCATAATCATCAATGACACGAAGAAACGAACGTGTAGAATTTAGGGAATGTATTATCTGTGGGTTTTGGGTAGTATCTAACCTAGTAGGATATCGGCGCGGGTTAGTTTATTGCCCTAGCTGTCGAGATGTTCTTACGCGGAAGAAGAACGCGTTGATATGGGATAAAAATAGGCCAAAGTATTATGCGGCCATGGCTATAAAAGCAAAGGAAAAGTGGGCTGCAATTAAAGCTTCAGCAAAACCTAAGCTAATAAAATGTGGTATATGTGGGAAGATTATAATACAAAATTCTGGTAACCATAAGTACTGTAATGATTGTAAGACCGAATCACGCCGCAGGAACAGTAAAAACTGGCGGACAAAGAACCCAAAACAATATAGAGCTCTTAATCGAAAGCGGAGATTAGAAGACCCAGAATCTGAAAGAAAACGTAGTAGAGTATACTGCCATCAGAACTTAGATAAGTATAGGATATATGCACATAATCGCCGCGCACGGATAGAAGGCAATGGCGGCACACATACAATTCAAGAATTGAACAACTTATTTAAAGAGCAAGATGACCTCTGTTATTACTGCGGCACCAGCATTTTTAGAAATGTTAGGAAATCATATCATATAGACCATAAACTCCCGTTATCACGGGGTGGGTCTAATGACATTCACAATATAGTCTTAACGTGTCCAGCGTGTAATTGGAAAAAGAGGACACTTACAGATATTGAATTTTTATCTCTATATGAAAAAAATGAAGAGGACACAAACTCTGGAACCAAAGTTGGTTCGACAAATCAATGAATTTTTCACGGCCACCGAACAGCACGCCTGCGCCATCCGCCTCCGCCAACCCTCTCCGTTCGGTTCCTACCAGCCGTGCGACGTCCTGGTTTTATCATCATTATCACAGTACAGATTGGCCATCGAGTGCAAGAGCGTGCTTGAGCCGGCCGCCGATAAACTGTATTTCAGCAGCCACTTCACCACCGATGCCAAAGGCGTACACCAAATCACCCGAATAACCGGATTCTGTGGGGAGTCGGGGATGCGGGGAATCCTCGCCGTCGAACTGCGGAATGGTGTGAAAGGCGCGAAGAGTGCGGTGCATTTCGTTCCATGGCGAGTTGTCTATCGTACGTATAATGACGGCGAGAAAGGTATCCAATATGAAACCGTGCGCGAGTGGCCGCAATTTCGCAGGGTTCGTGGGGTGTTAAATCTTGACTCCTGCCTGGAAGAGCTACAATATTCCCTAGACGAGTAGCTCTTTAGAGCTTTAGAGTTGAGATTAACCAGTGTCAATTCCCACCTAGCTGTGCGTATCAAAACGTAGGCAACTATAAATACCATAGTGTGTATGTTACTCTTGTTAAAACATAGTTAACAGGAGTTGAACAATATGCAAAAAACCGTGAGCCGCGCCGAAAGGCTTGGGTCATTATCGGAAACCGAACTAGAGAATCTGTATAATTTACTCAGCTATGGATACTTCGACGAACGGGCGCTTAAACTCGACGTTCAGCGCGAGATACAGAGGCGGCATAAGCCGACGTATGCAGAAGCGTGGAAGGCACAAGTTGAAGCTATGGGGAACAAACAATGAAGGCATACGTGCAGGCCGCGGCCGCGCTCATAATGTTGACGATAGCGGCTGTGTTCCTCTCGATAGTAGAATTGGTTACGGGGCAAAAGCCGGTAGAAGGAGATGAGCATTGTGCTTATAGCTGGATTATATAACCTAAACGAATTGGAACAAATCAAGCGCGCGGTCGAAGAGGTTGACGAGCATGTTTGTTTCGCCACTGAGATAGCTCCCGGACACTTTAATATCGAAACGATAAGCGGCAGCGGCACGCGCTCGCGCGCGGCTAAGGTAGTTGGCGACACGGTTGAGGTGTTCTAAAATTCTGAAGTTGGAGATAAAAAAATGAACGCTAAACTTTTTTGTAGAAGCGCCAATAAGGGTTGTGATTTAGGAGATATCTTAGAATATCACGAAGGCGACTGGAACTATAAAAGGGCTTTAGTAAGGGTCACCGATTGGGATACGCTTGTAATAGTCGCTAAGAAAACAAGCCATCCTGAACAGATGATAGAATATTACAGTGCTGGCGGAATACGGATGGTTGTTGAAACCGTTGGTGACGGTCAGTTTAAAAATTGCGGGATTGAAAAAGGAAGATGATGCGTGCAAATGACAGAAGAACCAGAACCGTATAAATGTGAAATATGTGGTGAGTCTACGAACAATAACACGATGAGCGGACATTGGACGTGTTATAAGTGTCACTCTAAAGCGAAAAAACGCGGTTGGTGATGGTAAAAAATGAACACAACACCGCAACTAATAGTAATGTTCGCGCCAGCAATGGTGCTACTCACGCTGTATATCGTTGTAATAACGCTCGACGCAATTGTAGGGAGAATTTCGATATGGAACAAAACAAACGTAAAGGAATCATGGTCCCTATAGAGGCCCATGAATGGCTATTGAATAAAGTGAGAGAGGTACAAGGGACGCAACCCATGAACCGCGTCACGCTTGGTGACGTTGTACTCGACGTGATTCGCGCGGTTGAAGACTATGAATAGGTGATTAAAAATGTCAGAAGAAAAACTACCAGGCATGAAGAGGGTATGGCTGGCTGCGCTTCTCGGAATACTAATTGTCGGCGTCGGACATATGTATCTCGGCGAGTGGGGTAAAGGAATTGGGATTCTCATAGTGGCACTGATACTATCAGCCGCAACGGGAGGAATACTCGCGCCTGTGATGTGGATTATCAGTTGCGTGTGGGCATACTCAGACGCAAAGAAGCTCAACGCGGCGATAATCGCAAAGGCACGACACGATGACGCGCAGACATATAATAGAGAGGTTACCGCATGAGAAATTTGTATAAAATATCGGCAATCATTTGCATCGTCTTTGTGCTGGCTGTAGGTGTGACGGGCTGCGTCACATCAAACCCAAGTCAGCAATCAACACCAGTTACGCAAGCAACACCAGTGCCAACAGCAGTCGCCGCTGCGCCGACCACAACGCCAACCGCAGCAGACACCACAAGTCTAACCAAGTTGACGCCAGACCAGCTAGCTACAATAGACAACTCAATGGTGAGCCAAGGATATACAGTAGTCAAGCCGCTAGTATTTGTTGAGACAACAGGGAACGGCTGGTATATGTACCAGGCAACCTACACCAAGGACGGCCTAAGTTACGGTGCCAATGTGATACAGACAGACAGCAACGCACACGCCATAGCGGAAATGCCACACCAAACAAGCCTTGTAGAACAGATGGGCTTTACTGGTAGCATTGGTTCAGATGGCCACTGGATTGGGTCTGATGACAACGGTTCAAGTGCTGCAATAGGGGTATACGGAACGAACGTCATTGTGATGTTCGCAGAGTAGGGGGTAAACCCCTTTTCCTCTGCAGTGAGGGTGAAGAAATGTGGTGTACAAAACAAGAGCGAGAAGAAAATAAATACTGTAAAAAGTGTGAATGCTTTGAGTTTCAAGAACCGGACATAGTAGGTGATACTTATTGTATATGGCTCAGTCCAGCAAAAGGAATTGATTTAATATTTGTTTAGAAGAAAGCGAGGGGTAGGAAAATGGTAGAAGCAAACGAAGAAAAATATTATCTTACAGTTAAAGACGTTTCCGTGATTCTGCAGGTGAGTACGATGCACGTTTACCGCCTGCTTCATAGCGGTAAAATTCCTTATACTAAAGTAGTCGGTGAGCGTTCATACCGCATACCGCGAGAGCCGTTCTTCCGCTGGCTTGCGGGGGGGCTCGTACAGTCATAGGGATATTGAAGCGAGGAGTCAAGGAGCAACGAAATAATGTACTGCTATATGGAAGAAAAAGGCATACCAGCCATCTCATGTGATGACCTCACCTGTGGGTGGCGCGCGCTCTGTAGCGCGTTAAACGATTTGAACTTGCGGGTAAGAAAGATAGAGGAAGGCCGCCGCGAGACATGATAAAGAAGCACAAGGCCACGGAGAACGAAAAGCGCAGGGACAAGGAAGCGAAGGTTTACAAGTATATGATGAATGGGTTTAGCCAGCGTGATGCTGAATTACTCGCGGATGCAGAACTCTCGTTAGAAGATGGGGAGAAACTGAAAACGGAATGACAACATCCGGAAGCCTACTCCTATCCACGTTCACGCGGAACGCTAAATGGTCGCAGGTTCAAAAGAAGTTCCTGAAGCTCAATGGTGAGTGTGCAGTATGCGGCGCGCGGAAGCGGTTAGAAGCACACCATATCCGGCCACACCACGTATTCCCGGAGCTTGAACTTGATGTTGATAATCTTATAACCTTATGCTCGGCCCACCACCTTTCATTTGGGCATCTGATGAGCTATAAAAGTTATAACGTAAACGTAGTAGAAGACGCTAAAATCTGGCGGGCAAAAATAGCGGCCCGACCTAAGTGGAGACAACTCCTTTAAAGCTTTAAAATCATGTGGATAATCTTTCTCGCGGAGCTGTGCTGGGCCATGTTCACGGTCTTTGTGGTAATGGGTATGATTGCTCAGTTATATAAGCCAAAACACACTTATTACAAAGCCAAAAACGTGGAGTGTGTAATAGTCACAATAGCTTCAGAGGGGGTTAGGAACTGTTTGTTTGAATGCATTGAGCATCACCGAAAGATGTTTAAAAATCTGGCTGTCTTGCTGGATGAAGGAAGCGCATTACTTCCAGAATTATGGTGGTTGGGGGTTCCATTAATAATCGTTCCAAAACATTATCGTCCAGATTTGGTGGGTAAAGGCCGCGCAATGAATTATGCAATCGAGACGCACGTTGGAAACGAGGGTTGGGTGTGCTTTTTGGATGACGACAATCTAGTTTTGTCAGATGATTTTCTTTATGAGATTCCTTGGTATGACGCCAAGGGGTACGTCGCTATGAGCCCCACCATCGTGCCTCGCAAGGCCAAGAGCACAATGGCGTTTGTCATGGATTGGATAAGAGTATTCGACGGAATTATTCTATACCGGCTCTTTACTGGATTGTGTAAAACCCCACTATTGGGGCTCTATGGTGAACTACTCACCGTAAAATGGAAAACATTAAAAGAAATAGGCTTTGGAGAACGCTCTACGGTAGAAGATTTCAAGTTCGCATCGCAGATTGTTAGACGTGGATATAAAACATGGCAAAGCGCGAGCAAGGTATCGGTAAAATCTGCGAACTCAGTTAAAGACCTCATGCGGCAAAGAGGCCGCTGGTACAAAGGGATAATGATGGATGTTGACTCATGTCCGTTTTTAATGCGGTTTTTCGTTAGTCTGAGAATGGCGATGTGGACGATTGGGTTGTTTGGTTCGTGGGTTTTTATTTTATTCTGGTATAATGCAAACGCTGTCTGGGCGTTGCCTGCTGGAGCCGTTTACTTTGGTGTTTACATTTACGGCGCGTATAAAGCCGATGCACTACGATATATTTTTGCAATACCAGTATTTGGCATAATCGAATGTTCTTCTATATTTGTAGGATTAAAGAGTAACGGCTTCACGGTCATAGATAAAAGCTAAGGAGAAACTAATGTGGAAAGAAATAATAGCATATACCATTGCCGCCGCGATTGTTTGTTTCTTCGCGTGGCTGGTGTTGGGGTGAAAAATGAAACTGTCTATTGAACTTCCTGACGATGTGTGGGAACAAGTTAAGTCGCGCTGTTGGAACCTTGCAGCAATAGATAAAGACTTTAAACCGGCGTATTTGGTAACGCATATCTCTTGGAATGAAGGGGTGAAAAATGACTAGCCGATATAAATGTATCTACTGTTCCCAAGAGTTCACCACCGAGGAGGCTGAAGATAAATGTGCGGCGTATTATGGTGTTATTATAACAGGGTTTACTAAGTGTATCTGCAACATATGTTTCGTGGAACGGTGGAAGAAGGCAGAACCATTAGTGACTATCTATGATTTGGGTGAAAAGTGAGAAAAATGAGATTAGTATTTAACGGCAAATGCGGGCGGTGCCCGCAGGCGGCATATCTACCGGAAAACTATCCGTATATACGCTGCCAAGTATTGAAAACCGACGAACCACCAAAGGCAAAATGCCGCATAGGTGTTAGGCGCAGTGAAACGCGTGGCCATCAAAAAAGCCTATAAAGAGTGTGAGTCATGCCCAGGTTACTGTTGCGTCACAAGCGTATCGCACCCGTGCGTACGGCTTACCGAGGACGATATACCGCGAATCGCTAAACATTTAGGAATGAGTGAAGAAGTGTTTAGGCGCGATTATGTACACTATGCGTATCGTGACGAAGCGCCGTGCATCAAACAGTTCCGCCCTGGGCCGTGCACGTTCTGGCGCAGCGGGCTGTGCGGCATCCAGCCGGTCAAGCCGTCGACCTGCCGCCGCACGCCGCCCGAGGGGTATGGTAATATAACGTGCAAGATGTGGAATAAGGCGCGGGCAGGAATCGGCTGATTGACACTGGTTAATTGATTACTTTCATTGTGCTTAGGATATTGGTTTATAGTGTCAATAGCTATATCAATATGATGTATAATCTAAAGGTGTGCGCACAGTGTGAGGTCGTATATCAACCACTTAGTGGTCACTCTAAATATTGTAGTAAGGAATGCCGGCGAGATGCAATAAATGGAATGCACAGGCAACGCTATGCTGACGATGACCAATACCGAAAGAAGATAATTGTGCAAAACACGCAGTTACGCATGCAGCGAATGGAAGACCCAGAATACCGAGCAGAAGCCAACGCGCAGCGCAGACAGCGCCGCGCAGATGGTTTAGAATCTTACGAAAAAGAAAAGGAACGGTTTAGGCAGCGGTATACAGAAGACCTAGAATTCCGCGAGAAAATGCGCAGTCGAGGTAATACTTGGAAAAGAAACAATCCTGAAAAGGTCAAAGCCAAAAATAAAAAATATAACAGTTTGGAGATATCCCGTATACAAAAAAGAGCTTGGAAACTTAAAAATCCATTTCTTGTTAGGTTGAGTACTAAGCGCCGCCGCGCGCGTATCGCTGCTGTTTATCATGCATCTTACACAGAAGGAGAAGTGCTAAAGCAACTTAATGCACAAAACTATCTTGATTTTTATACCGATGAGCCGCTCTTTAATGGGTCAATCAAACCCGATATAACCGAAGACCATATTATTCCAATAGTAAATGGTGGCCCTGATATTTTAGATAACATTGTATTTGTAAAGATGGAAACTAACTCACACAAACACACTAAGTTGCCAAGTGAGTTTATAGCTGGATTAGTAGACAGCGGTATAATAACACAAGAAGCCGCAGACCGTAAACTCAACTATCTACGTGAACGGTTATCTATGATTACGGTTCAAACGTGGCTATCTGAGTGGTACGCTCCGAATGAGTTTGAGTTTTTGATAAAAGAGCACCTAGGTTGATGATGGTTACGTTTCTGGTTTTACGAGATTCATTATATTAAACTTTGCAACCCACCTATTAGACGGTGTCTGAAGAAGACGCGCCGACGCCTGAACAGCGAAGCTTTTTTGAAAGATTTAGAGATAGACTTAGCGGGCGCCAACAGAAGGCCGCGGGTTTACCTGGCGTTTTAATCAAACTTCTCGGAAATAGAGAGACAGCCAGTATCAAGCGGGATTCGGCTGCGTACCTCAAAGCCTTCAACGAACTACCATGGCTCCGTACAACCGTCACCAAAATCGCAAACTCAATGGCGGCCAACGACTGGGAGATTTTAAAGGTTACCACTGTAACCGATGAAACAGGCGAAACACGCGTCGTTGAAGAAGAGCCAAACGAACTATTACCTATCCATAATTTTTTGAACAATCCAAACCCTCAGTTTAGCTTCGCGCAGTTGGTTTGGCTAATTACAATTTACCTAGAGCTAGTGGGCGAAGCCTTTCTATGGATGGTTCCCATTAATGGTGAGGTTAATGCATACCCAATCCCCCCAGACAAAGTAGTTAGAACACCAACCTTTGAGGACCCGTACTACCACATAAGCGGACCGCAGGGCGAATACAGCGCAGGTTTAGACGAAATCGTTGTCTTTATGCACCCCGACCCCGTCGACCCGTATAGCCGCGGTGTGGGACTCGCGCAATCGTTATCACACGACTTGGACACCGACGACGCCGCATCGCGCTATACCCTATCACACTTCAACAACAGCGCCCGCCCTGAGCTTTTGGTTTTTGGCGAGGGGCTGAATGCCGAACGCGCAAAACAGATGGAAGACGACTGGAACCAGCAGCATATGGGCTTCTGGAACGCCGGCAAAACTAGGTTCTTATCGCGCAAAGTAGAGATAAAAGAGATATCCCAGAAGTTTGAAGGCACGGATATTGTCAACCTACGCCAACACCAAAGGGACGTTGTGGCGTCGGTTATGGGCGTCCCCCCAGAAATCTTAGGGATTTTGCAAGCGTCAAACCGCGCCACGATAGACGCGGCAGACCTTTTCTTTTCACGTTACACCCTTAAACCCCGCCTCGACTTTTTGCAGGAAGTTTTCAACAAGCAGCTCATGCCACGCTTCGATGACACCGGCACCGTCGTAATGAAGTTTATAAACCCGACGCAGAAGGATAAGGAAACAATACTAAAAGCTGCACGGTTTATGCCTTCCGCATTATCAATAAACGACTGGCGCGAGCTCATGGAGTTTGACCCACTTGACGGCGATGAGGGTGACTGTTATCTTGTACCACTTAACATGCAGGTTTTGAGTAAGCTGAAAGGTGGCGTCACCGAAGCAGGGCCGCCACAAGCGGTAGGGTCACCAGCTGTGCCTTCAGCGCCTTCAGCACCGAAACCAACTACACCCGCAGCCCCAGGAGAAACACCCGCACCCACACCTGCCGCTGAGCCGGCAGCCGCAGCATCGGCCGCCTACGGTGAGCTGGAAACAAAGTTTGGCACCCTCAAAGGCCGCAAGGTAAAGCATTTTAAGGACTTGAAGTAAGGGCGTGGAACTTACGAGGAGATGACGCGTGCCGTATAAAGACCCCGAAAAAGACCGAGAATGTCAACAGAAGTATCGGGAAGAGCATCGAGCGGAAGCCCTAGAATATGCGCGCGAATACCGGACTAAGAACCGCGATGAGATACTTGCCAAGAAACGTGACTATAATTCTAAACATTACGAAGCAAACCACGAAGAGCTGTTAGAACAGCAGAGGCAGAACTACAGGGCAAACAAGGAAAAAGTGCTCAAACGCTGTCAAGAATACCGTAAAAAGAATCCAGAAAAGTGCCGGATATGGAAACATAACCGTCGCGCAAAACTAAAAGAGAACGGTGGCACTTTTACCTTCAGAGAACTTAATGAGCAATTCGAAAGGCAAGAGGGATTCTGTTACTATTGCGGTGAACTTCTTTACAAATCGTTTGATAGCAGCGTTCACATAGACCATAAAACTCCAATCTCTCGTGGTGGTTCTAACAACATATCAAATATTGCACTAGCATGCTCAGCTTGTAATCAAAAGAAGTTTACAAAGACGGCAGAAGAATTCATGGAGATGATTAAATGACGCTTGCAAAAGACATTGCGCATGGCGTTCCGGTATTTAAAACGTTTAGGGTTAAAGACGTTCAAGATTTGTCAACCGACGGCGCAATGCGTTTACAGTTCACAATTTCGAATGAGGATACTGACCGTGATGGGGATACTATAGATGCAAAGGGTTGGACGCTTGCCAATTTTAGTAAGAACCCCGTTGCAATGTGGGCACACGATTATACGAAATTGCCTGCCGCACGTGCTCTAAAGACCTGGCAAGTTGGACCAGACCTAAAAACGCTGGCCGAATTTACACCTGACGAACTATACGATAATAACTACCACGGCATACGTGGGTCAACCATTTATCGCTTTTATAAAGCAGGGTTCCTCAACGCAGTAAGCGCGGGGTTTTATCCAGTTGCTTGGGAACCAATGACGGGCAAAGGTGCGATGGGTACGCATTTTACATCACAGGACCTTATAGAGTTTAGTTTTGTGCCAGTTCCATCAAATCCAGGCGCATTGGTCGCACGTGACGGTTTTAATAATAACGAAATTAAATCAATGAAAAAGGAGATGCGCCGCTGGATAAAGGAAGCTGACGCGCTCTGTTCCTGCCCCGTCGAAGAGAAAGCATTAGGGGCATCTGAAGATAGCACCGGAGGCGCGCTTGTGCCTTCAGGAAATCAAGAACAAGAAGGAGATTCTAAAATGAAAAAAGGAGCGATATCATATAAAGACGCTCATCCTGACGGCACACCAAAAGCGGAACCGGACGAACCATGGTCGGCAGCAGCCGAACGCGCAAAATGCCAGAAGGCCGCGCACCTGAAGGCAGTTCACGCGGGCTTCACTGGTGGCGACGACTCTGATAAGGGCAACTTTATTTTACCTCATCACGGCGGCGAACCACCCCACCCTGTTCACCTCAAGGCGGTTAAAACAATCGCTAAGAAGTTTACATCCAGTAAGAAGGCCGCCGCGAATATGCAGTACGGGGATGAGTGGGATTTCACGCAGAATGATAATCAAGTTATAATGGACCACGTCGCGCAGCACCTCAACGAGTTTAAGGAGCCGATACCGTGGGACGTTTCAACGGATGACAAACCGGGGGCGGCTAAAGATGCTTCCGACGTTGAAGTAAAATCAATCACTGACTCTGACAAATCCTCTTTACAAGCAGGAATCAACAAAGAAAACCTGCAAGACCTCTCAGCATATCACCGGCGCATGCACATGTTTGCCGCGCAGGGCAATATGATGACTGGATTCTCACAAGCGGATATGAACTGGCTACACGCAGCGATTGAATCGGCAATGTGCAAAGCGCACAAAGCACAAGACCCGCCAACAGATTGCGCGCCAGCGTCACCTCTTGAATGGAAAAAGTCTGTTAAGGCAGCTAAGCCAAAGCCAGATGAAGACGATGAAGAAGACGGCAAGGAAGAAGACGGCGACGAGGAAGAGAAGTGCAGTCATATCACGGACGTAACCGGCGCGATTGCCGAGCGTGAAAACAGCAAGAAGTCTGAGAAGGCCGAAGCTGGCGAGGATGACAAAGAGGACGAGGATGAGGAGGAAGAACCAGTGACCCCAGAAAAGCCTGAAAAACCAACGGAAAAGAAGGCAGCGGAAGACGGCCACGTAACGAAGATAGGCCGCGCACTCAGCAAAGCCAACGAAGCCGCGCTTAACGAAGCACTCGGCAAGTTCAGCGAAGGATTCGGCCAGCACGACAAAGGACTTCAGTTCCACGAAAAAGTAACTAAAGCGCACGCAAAGGCACTGGACGCGCACGAAGAGGCAATGAAGTGCTATCAGGCGGGCGCGGACAAATTGAAATCTGTGCTGAAGGCAATGGGTGACAAACCTGACGAAGGCTCCGAAGCGGAAGAGGAAAACGAAACCCCCGAAGAGGAAGCTGAAGAGCAGGGTAAGCCTCAACAGAAGGCACCCGTCGCAGAGCCAGTAGAAAAGGCAGAACCAGAAGATGAAGTCATCGCGGTCGACCCTGATATGCTGGCAGAAGAATTGACAGAATTTTTCAAACAGATTAGAAAGGAATTTGAATTATCGTGAGCGCGCGGTGTAATTGCGCACTCAATACAAAACTATAGGAGTAAAAAACATGGACGAAGCAGAAATGTCCCGTAATCAAATAAGGGACATGATTAAAGAAGTGCTTGGCCCGCAACTAGAGGACATGAAGAAAGCGCAAGCAGCGCGCGACAATCTACAGACGCGCGCCATGCTCAGCGGTCCACAGGGAACCCAGAAAACTGGTGAGCCTGAACCCGTTGGCAGATTTATTAAAGCGCTTGTATTGTCTCGTGGGGACCCAGACCGCGCGCTTAAGTTTGCAGAGTCAAACTATGGGAAGGATTCAATCGTTTCCAAAGCTTTGGCAGCAAACATAGACGTGTCCGGCGGATTCCTCATCCCAGAAGTCCTCTCGGCTGAGATTATTGAATTTCTCAGGCCAGCATCCGTCGTACGTTCGATGGGTGCAAGGGTTTTGCCACTGAATAATCTTCAGATGAGTATCCCCAAGATAACAGGTGGGGCCCGGGCATCGTATGTTGGTGAAAACGTTAACATGCGGGCTACGCAAGAGTCATTCGGTCAGATAACGCTCTCAGCGAAAAAGCTGGCGGCATTGGTTCCAATCAGCAACGAACTGTTGCAGGTTAACAGCGCCTCTGCAGACCAAATCGTTAGAGAAGACCTTGTGAAGGCGCTCGCAATGCGCGAGGACCAAGCATTTATCCGCGATGTCGGCAGTGAAAACACGCCGCGCGGATTGAAGTCGTGGATACATCCCGACAACCAGTTCTATCCAAGCGCAATAACTACGGCAGCAACTCTTAAGACGGTTACTAACGACCTCGCCACGTGTATCTTGAAGCTTCGGAACGCGAACATACCCATGACAAACTGTGGGTGGATATTCGCACCGAGGATTGAGTATACCCTTATGACAATACGCGACTCGCTAGGTAACTACGCATTTAGGCCAGAGATGAGCACAGGAAAGCTCATGAACTTCCCATACGCAGTCACGACCCAAATCCCAACGAATTTGACTACAACCGGAACTAATGCAGTTACCGGAACAGGTAGTGAAATTTACTTTGTGAACTTCGACGACGCCATTATTGGCGACGCGATGCAGGTCAGAATTGACGTCAGCAATACCGCAGCTTACTACGATGGAATGAACGTAGTCGCTACGTTCTCCGAAGACCAGACGGTCATTAGGGCAGTCTCTATGCACGATTTCGCTATGAGATACGACAGAGCAGCAGCCCTCATGTACGGCGTCGATTGGGGAACTTCGATTATGAGCTAAGGAGTGAAAGAAAATGAATAAGTACGATATTTCGAGTAGGGTTGATGTGCGACACTGTGCTGTAGCAAGTGCAGCAAGTGGTGCATCTATTATCACTCCAACGAATTCACTTACCATTGCGGATGGCATTCTAGTACCATGGCCAGTTGACAGAACGGGCTTTCAGTCCTGGATGCTTCACGTGTGTATGCAGGTGGCTCTCGTAGACGCAGGCGCTCACGTGGCAACGGTAACGGCAGTTAAGATGCAGTCTTACTCCGAAGCAAGCGGCGATGAAAACCTTGCGGCTAACGTCGGAACGTGGGAGGATATGACCTCCGTTACGACTACCGATGTTAACTACAAACCCTTGTATATGGCCAAGACTGGTGTTCTTGGAACGCCATGGTTTAACCTAAACCAACAGGCAGCGGAAACGCCTGCATTTACAGGTGCGCCTTACGTGGCGGCGGGTGGAAACTTTGTTGACCAGCCGTTTACCTACGATTCGACGGCGCTTGTTGGTGGGGTTGACATCCACGACGGCGAAGTTGCTGCATATCCGGTTATACTTGATATGCGCATTTTCGGAAACTTCCGAGACTACAACACGCAGGCGGCATCACCCTACGAGCACGGCACCGTTGGAAAGTGCGTTGCGCCTTATATCAGCGTTACGTCAACGGCGGCATATACTGTGTACGCAGACCTGCTACTCGGTGGAGCTGACGAACTGCCAGTTATCCAGGGTAACACGATGGGCGGCACGGCGGCCTACTACTCTCGGGGAACATAAGACCCTAAATGAAAGAAGTTAGGTTTACTCGCAGCAGACCACCATATACTACGGGAGACGTGGCACAGTTCGAAGACAAAGTCGCTGACGACTTTGTTACGATGGGGGTGGCAGAATACTACCAGCCCCCTTTAGCCAAAAACTTAGACGCGCCACCCGAGGACAAAATGGTGAAAAGCAGCGAGGTAAAGAAAAAGGCAATTTGAGAGAGTTATTCTCTCATCTTTCTTTTTTACATAAAAAATGACGGTCTGTTCACGCTGCAAAACAGAATATCTAGCAGATGGCTTTAAGCGGTGTCTCGCGTGTCGAGAAAAACATAGCAAATATATGAAGGATTATCGCAAGAAAAATCCTGAATATTCTGAATATATGAAAATATATTTGAAAGATTACCGAACGACACACACAGAAAAATGCAAAGAAGCTATAAAAAAGTGGAGAGAAGCAAATCGTGAGTATATGAGAGAATACATGCGTGCGTATATGCGTTGTTACAAAACCCGCGAACTCGGTACGTTTAAATTAGAAGATATTAAACGTCTAACGCGAGAGCAGCGTAATCTGTGTTTCTACTGTGGAAACCCAGTAGGTAATGAGCGCGAAGCACACATTGAACACGTTATCCCGTTATCTAACGGGGGCAGCAATGAATTATCAAATATAGTCATTGCTTGTGGAACGTGCAACCGCTCTAAATATACAAAAGATGGATTTACCTTTCTTTCATATCTTGTAGAACGAGGGGACATCACACCCGAAGCCGCCTCTGAAAGATTAAATCTATTAGTTGAGAGACAGACCAAACTTTTTTCATAGGAGGTAATAATGGCTTTTCCAGCAGGAACAGGCATAGACACAGACGGCGACATGAGTGGTTCGGCGTGGAACGCTGACGGCACGGCGCTGATAGAATGGGGGGCAATACTTGAAAACTTAGGTAATGCGATTGACCCTGTAACGAACAGCCTTAACGTAGGCGCAGGGCCGACAACGGTAAGCGGCCTCGTAATGACTAAGACCACCATTCACTATAACGACGCGTCACCTGTTACACTTACAACCACCGCCACAAATACGATACTTACAGACGTTATCGTTGTAGCTACTACAGCATGGAACGGTACTACCCCATCAATAGACATCGGCACCATAGCGGACGCGGACGGCATACTACCAAACGCGAGTATTACGAAAACCCTTAACGCGGTAAGCGGTGAGGATGTAACTACGCGCGGGGTGGACCTTTACGCTAGTTCACACGCGAAGCTTAAGTTCTATGCGGCGGCAACGGCGATAAGAGCTACAATAGCAATTACAGATACAAGCGCGGGTGTAGCGGACGTCTATCTAATATGGGCACATTATACACCCCCGTAGGCGGCAATCATGAAGAACAAAGTATACTTCGATGATGAAAGCGATAGTATAGAGTATCTTAATCCACTATTCAACCACGTTGAGTCAGGGAACGAATCTGATGGTATGTTTGTTACGTTTCCGAGTGAGACTATTGGTAACTTTTTCTATGGGTACATTGATAAAGTTGCAGGTACAAAAGAAGTTGGGATAATTCCTGCCTACTCGCTACTCACTGGTTGTATCGCAATTACTACTACAGCTTTTAACGGCAACATTACCATTAATATAGGTGACGCTGGCGATACGGACGGGATACTTCCTGACGCGAGCATAACAAAGACCCTTAACGCGGTCAGCGGAGAGGACCCCGCAACCTATGGGGTATATCTATGGAATGTTGGCGCTCAGACAAAAACAGCGGGGGACTATTCAGTTACGGCGTGGCCCGCTCTTACGACAGGGGGAGACTGGACGGTTGCTCCGTTGGATTCACAGCCACAGACCCAAACTAAAACACCCGCAGCACTAAGTGGGGCAGGAACGCAAACCAAGACTGCAACGAACTGGGCAGTAACAACATATGGTCACGCAAAACAGAAGTTGTATACTGCAGACACACTTATTAATGCAACGGTCGCGCAAACAACAACGACGGTAGGGATGCTTGTTGTTTATATCCTCTATACACCCCTAGCATCACCACAGTTAGGGCTTGTAAAAGAAGTGCAGGAAATTGAAGAAGTTCCACACAAACGCAGCCATCACAAAAAAGGGAGGCGCAGTGAGTTATAGAAGATTCAGCTCAGCGCACCGGCGCACAGAGGCAGAGGGCCTACAGCCAGACGGCAAGCACCACGGCGAACAGCGGCTTTACACGCGCAACCCCACCGACATTGAGCGGATGACCGGCATCCCATATCCTAAAGAGGACTGGAAGGACGGCATTCAAGTCGGCCCGCACACGACAGAACCCACCTTACGATTACAGAACTACACCCACGACGTGCCAATGGAAAAGCGCACGACGTGCGTGTCTTGTAAACATGCCACTAACCACAAAGAAATAAGTGGCGGGATACACGAGTGCTGGTGCCGGGATGCGTTCGTTAAGGGCGCGTCTGGATGGAAGCGGGTTCCTACTGAATTGAATGATAATGGCTGCCGCGATTGGCTGCCAGCGCATCACGATTGTATCGGCTAGACGGCTAGAGAATGAAGGTTATCATAATGGATAAAGAAAAAGCTAAAGAGTGCAGATGCAACGGAGAAATCAAATGCAGCACCCATCTTGCTAATAAACTCGACGGCGAACCGTTCTGCGCTAACGGCCCCGCAAAGGCCAAAACAATCGTAGAAGGCGGATGCAACTGCCAAGGTTGCCCGATTCATAAGGATTTCGCAGGCGTACAGTTCTGTATGGGCAACGAGGTAACGGAAGTCCGCAAAAGCACAGAGGAAACGGTTATAGATTTAACACCCGCTGGAACTGTTGCGAACGCGAACCCCAAAGTAATTGATTTAACTAACGAGAATTTAAACTATAAACAGGAGAATAGATAATGTCTTCAGGAAGTCACGTATGGTCAAAAGGGCTACAGCTCATCACAGATGGTAACACCGCGGGTAGCCCGGCATTTGCAAGTTGGAGAAGCATCGCGGCAGGCACGTACACGGGTTCATGGCGCTGTGCCCTCGGGACGGCAGTAGGAACGTATACCTCGTCCCAGTTGCTTTCGGCATGTACCGAAATAACAGGAACGAACTATGCGCAATACGGCGCAGGTCCTATGGCAACGAACAGCGTTGCGATTGACGGCACGCTGGCCACACATGTTGAATATGTCAGTTCAGGCAGCCCACAATGGACAAGCGCATCGTTCACCGCGGATTATGCAATTATAATCGCGTCATTGGGGACGACATCAAGTCCAGTGCTGTGCAATTTCGACTTTGCCGGCGATAAAACCGTAACAGCAGGCACGTTCACGTTAACATTCGGAACGGACAGCGTAACGGCTAACAGCGTTTTCAACCTCGTAATATCGTAGGTAGGGGTAGCGATGCCCCATCTATACATTTTTCCTACGTATAGGGATAGTTTAGCTGGCGGCATCGTAAGTATCACAGGAATAAAATGACGGTAGACGTAGACGGCAGTAGACAATGACTGGTGTTACCACCTACCAGGGGTCATTTACTACACCTGCTAGTGGAACAACTACGGTTAGTACCGTCGGTTTCCAACCCAATGCTATTATCTTTTGGGTCAGCGGCGCGTGCGGCACGACTAACGATACGTGGACAACGACCGGTATAGAGAGTAGCACTGGATTTGCGGCCTTTGATGGCACAAACTATTATAATGCTACTATCACATACATGGCAAAATACGCCACGTCCGGTGGCGAAACGTGCGGTCTAAATCAAGACGCCACAAACTGTTTTAATGTATATAGTACCGCAGGGGCGCAATTAGTAGCTGGCCACGTAAGCAGCGTTTCGAGCAGCGGTTTTGTTATCACGTACGGCGCGGCTGCCGCAAACTATGTAATTCACTACCTCTGCATCGGCGGCGATGTCGATAAGGCGTGTATTACTACCATGGCGATGGATACGTCGGCTACGTCGCCGCAGACGTATCAACAGTTCACACTGCCCAACAGCAATTCATGGACTCCTTCGGCGGTAATGTTCCTTACAACTACAAGCAGCACTACTGGTTTTGCTTATGGCACCTCATCAGCCTATTATGGCGTCACGGTGTTGGGTGCTATGGATGCTGCAGGAAACCAAAATAGTGTATCGGCGTGGACTCACGGTGAGACATCGGCTAGCGCTACAACCACATGGCGCTCTATGTCAAACGCTTATGCACTTTCTTCAAATTTTGGAGCTACCGATTCGTACGCGATAGACGCGTACTTGTCGTATAACGCGGTGGGCGCGGGTTCTTTTACGATGAACAAGGGGGGTTCTAACTACGCTAGCATATTTGCCGGCGCTATCACTTATGCACTATGTTTATACTCTTCAACCGCAAACGAAATCTTATGCGGAACGTGGACAAGCGCGAACAGTACCACTGAAACTGTTACCACCGGCGTAACTACCGTCCAAGGTGCGTTATTTTTCACAGATAGTGATACCTCCTTTGAAGGCACTACTGACTCACGACTCACCATTGGTGCAACTGATGGTACAAACAATGGTTGTATCGCACAAACCGACCTTAACAATAAAACGATGAACACTGGTGCAACTGCTGAGTCTATAATGGAGACAGCGAAGTGCATCTTAATTGCAAACGCGAATAATACTACAACATCAACCGCGACAGCAACGTTTAGCGGCGCCGGTATAGCTATGGCGTGGTCGGTTGGGGTTGCTGACAAGATTTGTTATATTGCGTTTGGGCGGTCAAGTAACGCTACCATAACTTTATCCGGTCTTATTGCGCGAGCAGATGTTGTATCTGGATTATCTATGGGTGCTACTACCCTCACCTGCCTACTATCACCACTAAGCGCAACGGCAAACATTGTAACACCGCCCTTTGTCCACGGGCATTCAATGCGCATATTTAACATGGTCAGCTTCAGTGGAAGTGATTATACGTCCCTCTATGATTCTACTGCCGTACCTTATTGTATAGCAAACGGGTGGGAAATTGAACTATCACTTCCAGGCAGCGATGCGGTTGATTACTTCACCGACCCCGCACACACTGCGCGGTATATATCCGTCATGCAGTCCATCATGGACCAAGGAATCCCTGTATGGCTTGAGATTGAAAGCCTTATATTTTATGGTAACGCTACTATCACAAGTCCCGTATCATATTATGAAACAAATTATGGCGTTGCTCTCGCATCCTTTGAAGCGTTAGGTCCGCTCTTTAAAGGATACGCATTCGAAGGCGGCTTTGATTATGCGATAACGTGGCTCAGGGAAAACATCAGCCCCGGGAGAAAGCTTCTCCAACACTGGTTACCTGGGTATTATCTAGCCTATGGTACCGGGGTAGACCCAGAATGGACGAACACCGCTGACGGGACGCAAGCACCCCATGACGCAGCGTGGCGCGTTTCGATGGTTGATGAGATTTCATGGGAATGGTATCAGGCAGATTGGGCGGATTCAACTATCTCATTTAAGGCATGGCTAGACACTGTAGCACCAAATATGCCATTTGGGGTACTCACTGGATATTTAGTGGGCGGTGGTTATTGGATGAACCCAGATACCCACAGCGTTGCTTCTGGTTATGCCAATCAAGCGAGCCTTTCGGCTGCGCAAATCCAAGAACTGGTAAGCTATTGGGCGCGTTCTATTGTTACATTGCTAGGCCCGTTTGATAGCATCATTTGTGACCCTGGCGGGGATACCGCCGCAACCGCGTGCGCATGGTTGCAGCAACAGCAATTTTTGACCCCAGTAACGCCAGTATATGACGATGACGGGGTGGATATTACTGCGTGTGGCGTTGAATATGTAGGGGACTCATTCCCAGTATCAGGCACGACCATCACCAATGTAGGAACCGCTGGAAGCGCATACAACGCAACCGCGGCGGGTGTAAACTGTTATGATGTGGCGCCAAGCGGTGCTCAAATGTGGACACCCGTATCTAGTACTAATATGCTTGAAATTGTTTCTGGCGCGTACGTGGATAACCTTGATGAACTCACAATGGAGTTTGCAATACGGTATAATGGGTACAATGGGGTTAATGGAAATAGTGCGCTCTGGGCAAAAGCACAGACATATCAGGCGTGGACGATACTGATAGGCGATACGACCCCTGCCGGAAACACGGTCATCCACGTTACGAGGGGTACGGAGAGCTCAGGCACAGAACATTGGGAAACCACTAACTCGGTTGGAATGGTGGTTGGGAATTATTATCTTATACAAATCTCATGGGCGTGCAGCAGCGGCGCATGGGGCAATGCACCAGTTGTACACGTAAACGATGTCAATTATCCTATGACACACGCTGCATCGGGAACGGGTACCTGGGCGATGGACTATGGGGCAACATCATCTAACAATGCATGCCTTGGGAACACTATCTCTTACGATAAGTACAGCCCAAACAGCCTTTTACTCTTCAGGTTACATAGCATCGCCCTTTCTCCTGAACAACTCACGGCGAACTATAACGCGAGCAAGTGGCGCTATGCATTTGGAGCCACCCACACGATACTTACCCTTGCAATTACGGAGAACTCAGCATGAAGTGGGAACTTAGGAGAGAAAGAAGATGGGGAAAGATGAGGAGCGACAAGACGTAGTAATTCACGCCCCGACAGCACAAGCGGGTGTAAAAGACCCTAAAAGTCGAAGGCAGAAACTGAAAGATAAATAAATGGCAATAACATCATACTGGTTTGGACTCGCGCAAGCGCATTCGTGGGGTGGGGTAACTGCTGGAGAAACGCAGTATTTCATAGACTACCTTTCCGATACGGTAAACGTGATGCTCACCACGAACGCCGTCACACCGGCGCAAGCCACATGGGAGTTCCAAAGCAGTGCCACTAATGAAGTTGCGGCGAGCGGAACGTATGCGGCCGGCGGCGCGACACTTGCAGCTAAAACCCTTACCTACAACGCGAGCACGAACGCATTGATGTTTGATGCCAATGATGTTTCATGGAGTGGAACAATAACGGCACGGTATGCGATTATCTATAAAGTGGGGGGGTCTGCTTCGACATCGCCATTAATGGGCTTCGTTGACTTTGGAGCAGATTATGCGTGCATATTGGGGACGTTTAATATTGTATGGGCCCCCTCTGGATTGTTTACGATGACACCATCGTGAGGACTAAATGACTGTACACGCATATTGGTATGGCCTTGCACTGGCTCACGCATGGGGCGGGGTCAACGCAGGAGATACGCAGTACTTCATAGATTACCTATCTGACCCGATTAAGGTGATGCTCTGTACCGCATCATATACGCCAAGCCAAGATACGCACGCGTTTAAATCAGACGTAACGGGTGAAGTTACTGGGGCGGGGTACACCGCACGCGGTGCTACGCTTTCAAGCAAGACACTCGGATACACCTCAGCAACAAAAGTCCTCAAGTTTGCAGACGCGGCAACTCTTGTATGGAGTGGGGCCGTTGCAAGCAGCGGCAGTCCTGCGGCGTATGCGGTTATCTACAAAGACACCGGAACCGATTCGACATCACCATTGATGGGCTATGTTGATTTTAGTGGCGCTACCGCATATTCGAATAGCACAGGTACGTTTACAATAACATGGTCGTCAAGTGGAATATTTACGATAACATTAGGATAAAATAGATGACTGCACACAACGGAACCGTAACTTCGCCAGTCGCCCCGTGTCCCGCGGCCGCCCCAGCCCCGACAGCGTCGGTGAATACACTCACCCCCCTTAGCGTCGCTGCAAACACGACACAACTCAGCATTCAAATCGTTGATAATATACTTTCGGTAGGGGGGTTCGCTACTGCCGCGATTGGCACTGTAAGTATCGCAACAGCATACGGCCCAGTATCTGCGGCTGCTAATACAACTACCGCGAGCGTATATATAACAGCTCCTGCGCAAAACGTATCGGTTGCTGCATTAAGCGTCGCCACACCTACAATAACACCGGCCGTTCGAATTGATAATACACCCTCACCACCATCATTAGTAACAACTGTCACATTAGGAACTATCAGCGCAGAAGGCGATTGTACAGCAACATTTAGCGTATTATCCGCCGCTACACAGGCTACTGTTATTAGCATAACTCGTATAGACCAAAACCTATCATTCACCACCATAACAAATGTAGCGGCAAGCCCCACACTAGCGGTGAGCGGCGATTACGCACCCACAACTATAGTAATAACCACAACTGCAAATGCCACCACACTATCAATAACCACCACATATGCTACTACACTCACCACGTTAAGCGATGCCTCAAACGTCGGCGCATTAACACTGGTTAATTCGTGTTCTGTGGCTCTAGCATCAGTATCGGCGAGTGCGAACGCGGGGGCCGTGGTTACACCAATCAGTTATGCGGCCACCCTAAACTCATTAAGTGGGGCCGCTAATGCGTTAACTGTAAGTATACTGGGAGACTATACCCCCACTTTGTTTACTATCACAGGGGTCGTTCATGCATATCCTTTAGGGGTTGAAACTGATATAGATTCATTAATAATTACGACCCCTCTAGCAGGAATGGCTAATGTCGTCGAAACAGACATGGCCTACGATAGTTTAATACGTTTAAGTTCATTATACCAGTTAGTTCAAGCTGTAAAGTTAACGGTTGCATGTGGATATACCCCAACCCTAAATTCATTGAGTGAAGCGGCGAACATTGGGGTAGTAACTATCTCGCATGGCATGTTGGTAACACTAACCACATTAAGCGAGTTGGTTCATACTGGTGTTCTTACTTCGGCAAGTAGCTGGGCCGCAACCTTGACCTCACTGCGCGAAACGGTTAACAGCGTTATTTTTGCTATAAGCGGCGTAGTTTCCGGTATCGTCTCAAAATCATATCTCCGCGGCGTGGTAACTGAAAACGAAGTAGTGGTTGGATTCACTGATGGCGCAATAGTAATCAGTGGGCAACATGAGCGGTGTCCAGTTCTATTGTCCAACATCATACCGTTACAGAATATTAAACTTATCGGGATGCGACAACCGAAAAATGAGATTGATGTAGTATTATCATAATAAAAAGGGGAAAATAAATGACCGACTTTCAAATGTATCGTGGGGTTGACAAAGATATTTACATTTCTGTTTATACTAATACTACCCCACCCGTTCCAGCTGCTCTCGACGAAGCAAGTGCGAAGTGGGTTGCCGTGAAAGAACCGATAACGGGCGCTATCGCCGCAACACTCACAAAAGACACAGAGACGGGCGGTATTGAGATTACAACCGAGCCCGGCTCGAGTTCACCAGTTAATAATACCCTCCTTATCCATATTCTCGACGCGGATGGGACCTCGTTAGATATAGGCACATACGCCCATGAGGCACAAATAACTCTCGCTGGTGAGATTGAAGTAGTGTACCCCCCAGTAGGTACTACCGCTTCATTCTCCGTTGACCTTTCACTCGTTGCGGCTGCCGGCGGCCTGCAGGTAAAAGAACCGCCAACGATATTGAGCACTGCGCCTGCGACGGCTACATCGGGTACTGGTTGGCATCGCAAGTATAAGGATGGTAAAAAGTGAGCGACAAACCGTTTCGTATCTTTGGTGAGGATGATGCAAAGGAACTCAAAGACCAAGTGAGCGCGGAGCCCGAGCTTTGGCGCGTTTACGCTGAGGCGTTGCCATGTAAGGTTAAAATTGAAAATGAGTGCTTCCCCCGCCCGCACGAGGTTTATAACTGCACTTCGTGCAAACACGGAGGGCCAAATATTAGCGCTGATAAAGAGAGATTTTACAACAGATGTACCAATCCTACGGCGGGAACGTTTGGTATGTGGTGTGAGGGTGGTAAGTGGAACGATACGGGCTGTCCTTGGTTCTTTAGCAAAATTGAGCGGCCAAGAAAAGGCTACATGCCCGGTATGGAATCCGGACCATACATAGGAGAATTTTGGAGAAAATGACTGAAGTAATAAACAGTTCCGCGGGAGTCCTTCCAGTAACGGTAGCCATCGTGAATGGCGACTCAAAAGAAGAAGGTAAAGAGGTAAAAGAAAATGACTGCTGATACAAGTGCATTATTTGATAAGGCGATGGTCAGTATGGGTTCCGCGCTTACGACATGGACATCCGGCACCGCAGCTACAAAATGGGTGTTGTTAGGAAGTAGCACCCTTTTAACAAACTGCGGAACAAATAAAACGGGCTGGTCGACGTATGCAGACATCACGACCGACACGCATGAGATTGCACACGGGACGTACGCAAGCTATATAACAGGTGGCCAAGTGGCACCGTCACTGACCGCACCAGCACTCGCATCGAGTGTGTGCTACTTTGATATGGGCGATATATCGTGGACGAGCGCTACGATGGCAGGTGTAAGAGTTGGGATTATCAAGGGCGATAGTGCAACGATAACGACTGCAACGGGCCCTTTAATAGGCTATTGGGCGTTTGGTGCTGACCAGTCGGTTACTGCGGGAACGTTCACGGTAGTGTGGGCAAGTTCACCACAAAACGGATGCTTTGCAATAACAATATCTGGCGCAACGTAACTTAAAATGAAAGTATTCCTCCCGTTTACGGAGATTCAACCGGGGACTCTCACGTCTCTCACACCGTATGAGTACGTGCCAATAGCTATGGAAGATAACTTCAGTTATCCAAGATATTTCAAAGGAAGGTGGCGCGAAGGTGAATCGTTTATTAATTGCGAACATGACACGATATTCCACAAAGGTGCGATTGAAGAGCTAATAAGGTGTCCTGAGATATGGTGTGCGTTTGGGGTTAGTTACGCTGACAAATACGCCCAAGGCACCGCTCCAAACCTCTCGCTTGTTAAATTTACCAGCGAGTTCATCAAAAAATTCCCTGATTTGTGGGAGCAGATGGAAGACGTTGAATATGTTGCGAAAGCGTGGGGGGTCAAACCTTCAAATTTCGAGACGTTTAAACAGAATGTGTGGTCTTCTCCGTGGACCCTGTGCGATGCGTGGGTGTTCATGGCGGCAACAACCGAAGGAATTGTGTGTCACCAACACTATCCTGACGTTGTTAATGCAAATCCGAGGTATCCGTCTTAACGGGGGCTAAAATATGGCACAAAGAATATTTGGATTAGTTGTTTCACTAGGTGGTTATGACGTAACACCCGACATAATTACTTTTTGTCAACAGAACGGATGGGAAGTTGAGCTTTCTATCGTAAGCACGTCCGCTTTTATGGATACCGGCGGCGGGGTAACAAACGCCCAATATATTGCGAGCGAGATTAATGCCCTTTGTAACGCAGGCATCCCTGTGTGGCTAGAGATTGAAAACCTGACGTTTTATGCAGGGGGTTATATTGGTCTTCCGGGTTCTGGCAGTTCTATCACAACAGCCGCAGGGATGGAAGTATTCACCCCTGGGTTGAAGATTTATGAAGCGATAACAAATCCACTCTTCAGGGGTTACTGCTTTGAAGGCAGCTTTGATTTCTGTATTAAATGGCTCAAGTCGCACACGTCAAAGAAGATATGCTGGCACGCTTTACCCGGGTATTATCAAGCTTACTCCAACAGCAGCGGGACCCCAATCACAGACCCCCTGTACGGCGCAGACTCATCGCTTTGGGTAGTCAACGGTAAAGCAGTTGGTCAAGAAGAATGGCGGGTTAATCAGTTTGACGAGATAAGCTGGGAGGTTTACCAGCAGGACGCAATTGGTGCAGGGGTATCATACTGGACGTGGTTGCAGACCAAAAGACCGGGGCTGCCGTTCGGCGTCCTTACTGGTTTTTGCCCCATCGACCCATCAAGCACGTCCGACCCAACGTATGCATGCCAGTGGTGGTTAAATTTAGCTACGCACAACGCACCAATCGGAACCGCGTGGACAACCGCGCAGCAAGAGAGTATCTTAGCGAGTATTCTACCGACATTAAAGAAAACAACGGGGCCATTTAGCAACATCATAGCCGATTCGTGCGGCCAGGCGCTCACGTACATCCAACCCGTGTGTAATTACCTAAACAGTTTAAAATTAACAGGAGGTGGTAATACGACAACGATAAATCCATCGACAAGCGGCACGATTTCCGTTGCGGTAAGCGCCGCATCGGTAGCGTCAACACTCACTATCAGCGGTCCGACGACCGCAGTCACCGGAACGGCATTTACCGTTACTGGTAAGCTCACTCGAAACGACACAAGCGCAGGAGTTGCTGGGCAGACAATTTCACTGTTAAGAAACGGCACAGCTTCTACGACCGCGACTACAGCCAGTGATGGCACGTATTCTATGTCAATAACAGAAACAGCAGTAGGAACGGACACGTATCAAGTATCGTTCGCGGGGGCCTCAGTATAACGAGGCTCAGTTCATCGAAAAGCGTTACCATAAAGGTAGCAGTTAAAAAGAGATGCCTATTACGACGGGCAATCCAGAAGTTAAGTTCTAAATGAATCTAAAATGACCGGCGTTCAAACACAGCAGGGTTCATTTCTTGGTAATGTAACTAGCATAGCTACCACTTTTAAACCCTACGCTATCCTTTTTTGGGCAGTAGGAAACCCCGGCACAACAAACAATTCGTGGACGAATAGTATTGAAGCCACGTACGGTTTCTATGCCGACGATGCCGCGTCGCACACCTACAACGCCAACGTAGGTTCCTCTTCGCTATACGCAACAACCGGCAACGAGGCATGTTACCTTTGGGAAGATTCCACTAACTGTTTTAACCTCTATTCTACAGCGGGCGCGGAGTTATGCGCAGGTCACGTCAGCGCGACCACAACCACGTCATTTACTATATCGTATGCCACATCCAGCGCAAGTTATACCATTTTTTATCTCGCTATTGGTGGTGACGTAAGCGCGGCGTGCATCACCCCTATGACGTTCGGTGCTGCGGCATCGCCACAGACCTTCAACCTTCCGAACAGCCTTAGCTGGACACCCTCGGCGGTACTCTTTGCGTCCGACACCTGGAGCAGTGAAGGCCCATTTAGTGGGTATGTAGGGCTTTTTATGGGTGCGCTGGATGCGAGCGGTCATCAATGGGCCGCTACGCTGAACAGTGCAAATGAGCCAAGTGCCGCAACGGTCGATGGCCGGATATTCAGCACAAGCTATTGTTTAGCAGGGTGTTCGACCGCCAATGGGGCAATCAACGCGACGGCCGTCGGCGCGGTCAGTGCAGGTGGTTTCAAACTAACCGAAGCAGGCACAGGCTGGTCGACCGTTTTTAATGGTGGCCTCGCCTACGCGCTTTGCCTCTACTGCGGTACGGCGAACGAGATAATCGTTGGAAACTGGGCAAAGAACATTACTACCTCGAGTTGCCCAACAAGCTGCACGGATTCCGTGACCGTTACGAACATGGGTACGGTACAAGGTGCGTTCTTCTCACACACCAGCGACACCATATCGGAAGGCACCACTATGGGTAGGCTCACCCTCGGCGCGTCAGACGGAACAAACAATGGCTGCATAGCGGTGACCGACAAAAACGCCGTCGCAAGCGGTTCCGGTGCGACGTGTGCGTCTATTATGGAGACTGGTAAGTGTCTACTTGTCACCACTAACGATGCTAAGACTACCGAAGCAACCGCGACCGCAACGTTTAGTACGAACGTAATGAGCATCCCGTGGAACCCAAACGGAACTAAATCAAATCTCGCATCAAACGCCACGTCAACGAAGTTACCTCTTACTTCCGCATCGGGGTTCACGGCGGGGGGGTCAATATATGTCGCTGGTAGCACTTACAACGAAACTGCTATAATCACCTCAATCGCTACCAATACGCTCACCGTTCCCACGCTCACGAACTATACACATTACACTACCGCAAACTCAGCATATGCGACAGAACCCCCCGCAACGCTGATTGGGTATGTCGCTTTTGGTTCAGCGGCAGTTAATGCAACGGTTACCCTAACGGCAGAACCAGCAGCAACGGCAGCATTACAAGCTGTGGTTCCTAAAATATCATATACCCCCTCACAAGTAGCCGCGACCGCAGCTCAACAGGCGGCTGCTGGAAACGTTACACTCAACCAACCAGCTGCATCGCAGGTAGCTGCAACCGCTGCACTACAAGCAGCCGCTGGAAACGTCACACTTAACCAACCCGTCGCATCGCAGGTAGCCGCAACCGCCGCCGTACAAGCTGCCCAGGTAAATGTCACGCTTGAGCAGCTTATAGTATCACAGGTAGCGGCAACGGCAGCCATTCAAGCAGTCACAATCTCTACCTCACAGTCGGTTACAGCTACTCAAGTAGCGGCAACGGCAGCCCTACAAGCGGCCGCAATCTCCACTGCAATATCGGTTACAGCCACTCAAGTAGCCGCAACTGCCGCTAGCAGCTCAACAACAACAGAAGTAGATTTCAGCGCGACATTAGATTTAATATCAGTTACGGCCAATGACACCGACACCACCACCCAAGTAACGACCGAAAGCGACTTTGCTTCTTCACTTTCATCTTTAACCATAAACTCTAATACCGGAACTACGGCCATAGAAGAGGATTATGCCGCAACTATCGGCACTTTAGCAGCCACGGCCAATTACGGAACGGTAACCGCAGAGGCGGATTACGCCGCAACGCCGAGCGTCTTATCAGGTTCTGCAGGCATTTCTACCGTTGTAGTAGAAGGCGACTATTCGGGCGCGGCCGATATTATCCTAGCAACTGCGGCATCAATAACCACAAGTATAGAAAGCGACTGCTCCACTACGCTCAACTCGTTATCTGAAACGGCTACCGCGATTACCACGGGAATAGCCGGCGACTATTCGGTGACGCATGGTTCATTATCATGTGCATCTAACAGCCCCGCGGCGAACGTCGTTGTATCTACTGAAGAAGTCGATGTATCAATAGACCTCTCATCATTGGTAACCGCTACTAATAGCATTACCACCACCCTAGAAACTGATTATTCAGAAACCTATCCTACATTAGTCATAAACCTCAGCGCAGGAACAATAACTGTAGAGGGCGATTACACTACAACAGTATCCTCATTATCAAATGCGAGCGCCATAACTGTGATAAGCATCACAGAGGTTGACCAAACACTAGCGCTTAGTTCACTATGGGCAACCGCTAACCTTACAATCGTCCTCCTAGAAGTCGACGAGGGCGCTTTACTTTCATCATTAATTATAAGCTCAAATGTAGGCGCAGTAGGCATCACTCGGGTTGACCAAAACCTTGGCCTTTTCTCGAACAACACGAGCGCAGCAAGTATAGCGGTAAGCATTGAAGGCGATTACGCCGCAACGTTTTCATCATTATCAGAAACCGCAGCCACGACCATTGTGGGTATTACGCAGATAGACCAGAACCTTACATTCGCGTCACTGAATGAAACTACGAATACTACCAATTCTTTTTACATTAACATTGGCGGCAATATTGACCTGACTGTAACCACGCTGACAGCGAGCGCCAATATAACCGGAATAAGTATATCTGCAGACCAGAACCTGCCCGCGCTTACTCCATTAGTAACAACAGCAGACACAGAAGCTGCGTTGCTTGTAGGTGATTATTCGGCCGCAATTAGTTCACTATCTGAAATTGCTAATACGGCTGCACTAACCGTGGTAAGCACTTATACGACCACATTATTATCATTATCTCAAATTGCCGGAATTGTAGCCGTCACAACTGAGGAAGACGTAACCATACCACTCACCACACTAACGGGGGTGGTGGATGTTGGCACATTAACACTGGGCAATTCATATTCAGCTATGCTCGCGTCATTATCTGAAGCCGCTGATACGACTACCACAAGCATTAGGATAGACCAAACCCTCGCGCTCGGGGTGATAGGTAATGCCGCGAATGTAGTAACCATTTCGGTAGTGGAAGGCTATGCAGTAGTTCTCTCATCAATTGAGGTAGGGGTAAATAATGGCACATTATCAGTTACGCAATGCGACCAGAATTTACCAGTGTTAACTTTAAGCGAAACCTCGCATTGTACGACTCTAAATATTGAAAGCGATTGTGTTGAAACACTTGATGTATCGGGGGCGTCCGTAAGCCCCATAACGTTAGCTATAGAAAGCGACTACACAAAACTCTTTACCAGTTTAAGCGAAGCCATTAATAGCGGAACTTTAGGCGTAACGCGCGCGGACCAGAATCTGACTGCTTTTGCCACATTGCTTGCGGCGGTTCATGCCATAACCGCCAGCGTCGTCAGTACAACTTCATATATGTTCAATACACTCACAGAAAGCGCCAACGTTTCAGCGCCGAGTTACGAGCTGTCTTATTTGATTATCGGGGCCGCCGTGGGCGTATTAATGGGAATAATCGGCTTAGTTGTTGATTGCGCTACGACACTTGTAGTATTTGAAATAGACGCAAATTCAGGAGTTATGCGCGTCAAAGCGGTAAACTGGTGGGGTTGTAGACAAGAAGAAGGCGTGGTTAAAGGCGCGTTCGTTATATCTGGCGGCATAATAAGCAAAGAGCTGGAAGAAGAAGGGGTTAAATGCACATTCACCTTCGCGCCGGAAGCCGCAACCGATGAGCTGGAGGCGGATGAACGGGTGATTAGCGCGCTTGAATGTAAAGGAAACGTGTTGAGTACGCGCACATTTTCGTTGAGGGAGCTATGAAAGAGAAAGCACTGAAAAGAAGAGACGTAAACCTTACCCTTACACCAGCAAGCGTGGGCGCTGACCATACGAGGGTAGCGGGAGAACCGCAGAGCCTACAGGCGCGCATAGCACGTAAGTTCCCAAAGGGATTCCGACAAAAACGGAAGCGATAACATGACTGATTTTAACGATATAGAATTCAGCGCAGGGGAAGACATCAGCGTAAATGTGCCTATCACTAAAGACGGCACCGCGCTTACCATCACCGATGCGACGGTTACGTGGAAAGCGTATCACACACTCACGGGCGTTGTCATGATAAAAGATAACGCAGACATTGGCGGCATCACGATAAACAAGGATGGAGAATCGGTGACGCTTGCCTTCGCGAAAGAAGACACTGAAGATTTGATTCCACTTACCTATTATCACGAGGTCCGCATACTTCTAGAAGAGGCCGAGAACGTCTTAGTTCCACAGGGCCGGCTTAAACTTAACAGGAGTATCACGCTGATGGAGGAGCCATGAGGAAAGCGCTAACCGTAATCACACCGCCAGCAGCGTACCCTATCACGCGCGACGAAGCGGCAGAGTGGGTTCACTTGGACCCGTCGAACGTATCAGAAGATGTGGTGCTCGACATGCTCATCGCTACATCCACAGAGCAGATTGAAAAATACCTTGGCAGGGCGCTTATCACTCAAGTTCTCGAGATGGAGTTTATGCCGCATCCACCAGAAATCCTCCCGATGCGGATTTACCTGTGGCGCGCAGCGCCGTTGCAGAGTATTCAGTGGGTTAAATCAATAGAACAAGATGGCACCGAGCACACCCAAGCAACGAATATTTATGATACAGATATATGGGCGATTCCCGGTAGGATTCAGCTTCTTATGGGCTATTGGTGGGATTACTTCGTTTTCGGGAAGTATAGAATTAGGTACACGTGCGGCTATGGCGATGATGCCAGCGATGTGCCGGCGGCGATAAAGACGGCGATATTGATGTATGTTTCGCAACTTTATCAGAGTAGAGAGGAGATGGATTACTCAATCAGTCCGCAAGTTGAGGTGTTATTGCAAGATTATAAGCTCGATACATTCGACTTTACAGATTCTGGTGCTGTCAAGTGGTCGCCCTTTGGAAGCTCAAGCGTAGGATATGGGTATCGGTGAGTAGTGTGCCATATAAAGACCCTGAAAAAGAACGGCAGTACCAAAAAAGGTACCGAGGAGAGCATGGGGCCACGCGGCGAGAATATGAACGCAAATACCGCCTAGAAAAACCAGAAAAGCGCCGCGCGACTGAACGCAAATCGTATAACAAAAACCGCGAACGCAAACTCGCGCAAAATCATAGATGGCACAAAGACAATCTTGAATATCATCAAGAGCTGATGCAGAAGTGGAACGCCGACCACCCAGAAGAACGTAAGATATACAGACACAACCGCCGAGCCCGCATAAAAGGCAACGGTGGCATACTTCCACCAAACGCGCTACAAATATTGTTCACGCAGCAAAGCGGACTTTGCTATCTTTGTAGCGAACCATTCCCTAAGCTAAACGACCCCGCAAGTATAGAACATAAAATCCCTATTTCGCGGGGTGGTAGTAATAATATTTCCAATATTGGATTGGCGCATCTGAGCTGCAACCTAAGAAAGCACACAAAGACGCATATTGAATTTTTAAAACAAATAGAAGAGGACGATTATATGAAAATAACAAAGGAGATTTCAGAAACATGGTCGACGTAGCGCATATGTACGATAAAGCTGCGCTTCACTTAGCGCAGAATGATTGGGCGTGGAGGGCCGCCACACAGACGGTTTATATGGCTCTTTATACAGGTAGCTATTCACCTTCACAGGCCGCGGACGAGACGTATTCCGGTATCAGCGGCGAACTTACGAGCGCTAACGGCTACCAGCAGGGCGGCGTGAAGATGACGCTTAACGACCCTGTAGTCACGGGGGCCGACCCTTCGGCGTATACTAAACTATACAGTAGTGACGTTTCATGGGCGGCCGCGTCGTTTACCGGCGTTCAGACGATTGTCATCTACAACAACGTAGGTTCAAAGTACTTAATCGGTTTCATAGAATACGGAACCGCTAAATCAGCAGGCGGCGGCACGTTTACGGTGCAATGCCCCGCAACAGGGTGGTTTGATTTAGCGACGCCGTAGGCGGTATAAAAACGATAAAACGGCGGAGGTGATAAACACGGCGTTAGTTGGGACTTGGATGACAGTAAGCGCTACTACTACTACCCCATCAGAGGGTGTAGCGATAACTATTACACTGACACTTAGGAGAGCTGACAATAACGCCGCGATTTCTGGTAGGGTTCTCAATCTATACAATGGTGCGGGGACGCTTGTAGCACAGTACCCCTCAAATTCAGCAGGACAAATCGCTTGGTCTGTCACATATCACAGCGCACCATATACCGACGGTTTCACGGGAAGGTTTTATGCTGACTCACTGTTTGGCGGGACTAATAGCTCAACACTTTATATATATGTTACCGCAACGACGTGGTGTTGGCTCACTGCTGGTGCGTATTCTCCAACACAAGGCGACACAGTTACTTTTGCCGCAGGGCTTCAAAAAACTGATGGTGGTGTAGGCGTCCCAGGTCAAACACTTCGGATTTACCAGTTTAATCCTTCAGGTAGTACACTAGTTGCCTCAGGCACAACAAATGGTGCTGGGGTTATTGCGTGGTCGCATACGTTCCCTGATACCGGCACATTCTATTATTACTCAGCATTCGCCGCAGAAAATCAGTATCAAGCTTGTAAGAGCACCCCTGATGTTACGATTAATGTCCAACCATCCGTAATACCACCTCCACCCCCAACACAACACACAACTTCACTTTCGCTTACCGCCAGCGATGCAGCACCTCAGTTATTCGGAAACGTTACATTTACTGCAATACTCACGAGCAGTGGCGCGGGTGTAAATAATGAAACTATTAACTTCTATTATTACGACCCCCAACAGGTACAGCACACGATGGATACAACTGCGACATCAGTTAACGGCACCGCTGTATTTACCACACAATTCACTGACCCCCTATTGATGCAATGGTACGCGAGCTTCGGCGGCGACCTTACAGACCCCGACAACACATATTCGGCATCTACAAGTAGTATGGTGCTGGTAAACGCCGGCGGCCCTGTTATCACTATTAACCCATCTACAACGGTTACCATAACCGCAAACGTGGCAACTCTAATAATAAACTACCGCGGTATTACCTCTACCGTAGAATGTGAAGCAAACGTAGCCGTTGTTGCTGCAGATATTATAATTGCAGGAGTTACAGCAACCGAAATTTTAACTGCAAATAACGCGATTACCGGCGGCGGGGCTAGTGGGTATCCGTCTAACATGAGGATTACCGCTGGCGTGCCTCGGATAGTTTATGACGTAGTAGTCACCGATTGGTGGTCGGCAGCAGTGGTTACCATAACTGAAAATGTGCCATTTGCTGGGACGATAACTGATATCATACTCGTCGGTGTTGAGGCGGACGTTATCATAACTGAGAACGTTCCCGTTGCGCGCGGGGTTCCCTCCATCGTTGCTACTATAATGGAAATATTCGTTGAGGGGGAGTACGAAACGAGCAAAACATGCAACGGGGCATATAGCGCTGGGGTAGCAAGTGATGGCGACTATATCGTTGCAAAGGCATCATCTAATGCCGATTATTCACCAGACGGAGATTAAGATGGCTATTCGTGAAGATTATACAGTCGACAGGGCATCGAAATTTGATATTGAATTAACCACAACGATAGAAGGCGTACCCCTTTCGCTTTCTAGCGCGGTAATTACGTTTAAGGCGGCGATAGATTATGACACGCCGCCAATCATAGATATGTCATCAGCCGACCCTGACGCGATTGAGATAACCAACAGCGACAACGGCCAGTTTACGGTTCACCTTTCTGAAGATGATACGAATATCACCATCAGCTTCCCGACGAATTATGTGTACGATATACGGGTCAGCTACGAGAACGAATCTGCGATTGTGCAGTACGGTACATTAACGATACTGCCGCGATTGACGTGAGAACCTGAGAGAATGAACGTAACTACATCAGATGCAGCAACCGGCGAACATGCGAGGCTTTTATCCCCCGTGCGGACGGCGGTAAATCAGGGGGGGAAACTCGACATTTACGCTGTAGTCAAGAAAGCAGGAGTCCCACTTTCTTTAGCTGATGCGGTAATAACGTTTGCGGCTGGTGAGAATTATGGCTGCGCGCCGCTGATAACCAAAACGAGCGCGGGTGGTGGAATTGAGATAACCGATATTGCCGGGGGTAGATTCACGATACACCTGCTGAAAAATGATACTGATATTAATTTTGATTATCCCACTGAGCTTAATTACGACGTGCGCGTTTCGTATCCCGATGAGTCTGCGATTGTGCTTTACGGTACTATTAGGATTACACCACGACTGACGTAGGAGAAAGAAAGAAATGACGTTTTATCAGAAAGTTGGTAGTTTCACAGCGCCTGCGGGGGCGGGTTCTCAGGCAACCACGGGCCTCGGCTTTACGCCCGTCGCTATAATTTTTTGGTTTGGTGCTGCTTCACTCTCAAGTGGTGGATGGGTTGGTGGGAGTAGCGGCTACACCGGAGGCAACCAAAGCGGTATTGGTCTTGTTACGGCATCGGGGAGCGGCGCGGTTGGATATATCGAATATAGCAACGGAACCGCGGACATATATACCGCTCATGCAACAACGGCTATTTACTCTTACTCTGTTGCCGGAACCCTATCGGCGTCACTTACTTCTCTTGATAGTAGTGGCTTTACGCTATATTGGATGAGTACGATTTCCGGCGTTACAATCCACTATCTTGCATTAGGCGGAACCGACATAACCGGCGCGATGGTTAAAGAGTGGACTGCCAAAGGTTCAACAGGTTCGCAATCAATCACCGGCGTCGGCTTTAAACCGTCGTTAGTGATTAATATTGGCACATCAGATACGGTCGCACCCCCGCACGTGAGCGCGTCAACGAATTTTTGGCCCCCGTTAGACACGGGTGCGATGGATGGTAGTGGCAACCAATGGGCGCAGTCTGACCGTTTTTACACTAATTGTTGCAGGTATGAACTAACCAATGCGTGCATCGTCGGAATAAATCAAACGACCGGAGTGGACTACCAAGCAGCATATACCTCAATGGATTCTGACGGCTTTACTATAAATTGGTCAACATGCAACGGAGCACCGTATTTTTATAGTCTCTGCTTAAGTGGTTGTGCATGTCAGGTCGGAAATTGGGATAAATCAACATCGGCAGCAAGTGATACCGTATCCCTTGGTATTACGCCTCAAGCTGTTTTTGTAGTGTCGGCTTGTAATATACCTACCTCTAGCTACATAAATGATGAAAGGCGCATGTTTGGTGCAAGCGACGGGACAAACAACCGCGTAGTAACAACTACGTATCAAGGAACGTCTGGTGATTTGACGTATCAGTACTGGGATACCACAAACTCAATATGTATCCCCGGCTCGGTAAACTCGACGGCGACTGCCGGAACGATTGGCAGTTTCGGGTCAAGTCAATTTGTCGCAAGTTACAGCACGCACGATAATATAGCGACTGAGATATGCTATGTTGCGTTCGGCTCTTCAGCCGGCGGCTACACTGGAGCGCTTACATCACTACCAGTCACGGCCGCGGACACGGACAGCGTAACCCAAACAACGGTAGAAATTGATTATCCTGCTTACCTCTCAACGTTACAGGTCGCTGCCAATACACCGTATATTGCGATACAGATTAATTGCACCGTTACACCCAACCCAGTTACTGCATCTGCGAATATCGCTTTGATAGGTACCACTATCACAGGAACCACCCAAACTATTACACCCTCTTCATTAAATGTCACCACAGTATCACCCCCTGTATCATTCCCATATCTAGGATTAACGGGAATCGCTACGTTCACCGCAAATATCGCCGATATAAGCATCACCGTGGATGTTGAGCAAACAGCGACCCTTAATGCAGTAGAAAACATTCCCACAGTTGTCAACATTATCCATGTTATAGGAGAATCCATAATCTCGTCCTGCGGCACTGGCGGCCCGATGTTATGGTCAAACGCCGCATCGTGGGATGGGGGTGTGATGCCTGATGACGAGTACGGCATAAACATCCTCTCTGGGGATGTGATGTATTTTGACGTTGACCAGTCCGAATTTGCAGTAGGACTTACTTCAGTGTGGATAGATGGAGAACTCCGGTTCCCCACGCAGAGCCCCCTTACTGGAACCACGATTACACCACTAAAAGTTAACCCACACATGGTACTAGCTGATGGAGTACAGATACTAGGCGCCGGCGGGTTCTACTGCGGCAACTCAGCAACAGACCCGATACGGCCACCGGATGAAGGCAGCTCGAGCCGCGCGACAATCACTAGTATGGGGGGTACCGATTATCTTATAGATATCATCGAAACGGGATTCTTCGGTTGGTATGACACAACAACGTACTCCTTCTTTGCCGGTGCGTGTGCGGGGTCCGAGACAACAATCCCCCTTACCAGTCAGTTATTACTGCAGGACGGCGACGAGATTGTAATAGGAAATACCCTGACTCATGGGGTGAGTTCTGACGTAGAAATGGAAAAATATCCTGTGGCCGCATACACCGCACAACCCCCGACCATAACACTCCAATATGGACTCTCATACTCTCATGATGTAGGTGACTGCGTCGCGCGCGCTAGCAGACCGATTAAGATAACGGGTGTAAACGCGGGGGTGATAGCACCAACCACGCGTTGTATCGGCTTTGAGGGCGTCTGTACTGAAGGAATCATACCATTACCTCAATACCAAGACACCCTTTCGATACGTGGCTGCACCGTGTTCGATACCCCTCTCATTTACTATACAGCCCCAACCGCAAACGGCATGATAACCGTTGAAAATAGCACGGTTATCGGCACACCAAGCGGGGGCGCCCTAGTGGGTGAATGTGGTGTTCCTTTGAAGCTCAACAACTGCGTGGTGCTCGGTTGCCCAACCGGAATCGCATCAACTGATGGCATTTCGGCAACGGGCATAGTGATGCAGAACACCAATATTGGGATGTATGAAATCACGAACAGCGCACTCAAAAATTGTACAATAAGCGGGAACCATTACGGCACAGCAAACGGCGCGGGTAATGTGTATATCTCTAGTACATTTGCGCATAATGACGTTGACTTCTACAGCGCCGCTTCTGCAACGCTCTACGATACGACACTTCAGAGCATGATTCCGACGAGTTACCTCCACGCCGCAGTAGTTCCCGCATGGTCATGCATTAAAGACTATGGTACGGGTGAAGACCAGCGCGTGTGGGGTGCCGGCGGCTACGGCGGGATACAGAATACTGTACTATATAATGGTAATAAGACGTGGAAGTTCCAGATAATGCAGGCGGATGAACCGCTGTTTTGGGATACCCCCTTCCTGTCCTCAGCCGGTAAGCAGGTAACCGTGGCTATCGCGGCAATGAAAGAGTTTCAAGGCGGGGTGGTTATGCTTCAGATTATCGACCCCGCACATGACCCGCTATTCGGCTTCGGGGATATGCCGCTTGATGCAGTAACACTCGATGATACGATTTCAATATGGCGCACCCTTTCAGTTTCCTTTATGAGCACGTTTATGCAGCCGCTAGTCGCGAGGGTGTTGGTGCAGAACTCAACAGGTACCGGAAACGCCTACGCTTACATCACCGCTATGGAAGAGACGCTTAACTGTGGGGGGCTGTACCCATGACGATTAACGAAATCAAGTTTGACCCAACGCCGAAGGTGCAGCGCAGCAAGAGGAATACCCTTTTCCAGATGCGGCGGAAGTTGGTGTTTATGCATTATCCTTCTGATGCTGACGTCGATGAACTTGGTGCAAAGCCCTATACCGATATGGAAGATTATTTGACCGGCGCTGACGGGACGGGTGTGTGGGCGGATATTGATACGCCGCATCCGGATGACGTGTTGATGGCTGCACAGCATGGTGAGGTGTTGACGCACTCCATACTCGTGCGGTATGATGAGCGAATCGACCCGCGCCAAATCATAAAGTACACGAATCGCCAGACGGGCAAATCAGATTACTGGTGGATAAGGACCCTTGTCCGCCCTGATTTTGAATATCATTATCTACGAATCGGCGCGGAGCAAATCATCGAGTACGGAGTGGATGAATAATGGTAGCAAGTAGTAGCTCATCAAGCGGCAGCCTCAGCATGCATGTGGAAGACGCCTCACTTGCTAAGGTGCTTGGGAGATTCCGAACAATAAGTGAGGAATCTAATGTTAGTTTGGCAGCGGCATTAAACCAAGGAGCCCACATCGTTGAAACTTCGGCTAAGAGCAAAGTGCGCGTTAAGACGGGTAGGTTGAAGGGCTCAATACATGTAATAAACGCAACGCCAGAACGGCTCGAATCTCAGGTTATAGCAGACACTAGCTATGCTTGTGTGTTTAATGCGCAAACAACAGTCGTTACGGCTAATGGTCAACGAACCATCGGGCAAATAAAAGAAGGCGACCGCGTCCTTACACAAACTGGAGAATATAAACGAATTATAGCCACCAATCGGTTCTTAGCAGAATTAAAGCCAGAGTTAATCACGATAACCACAGCACACAATAAAGGTGGAACTCATAAGCTGACTGTAACAACCGACCACAAAATATTAACTCACCGAGATGGGCGCAATCAATGGATACACGCTGGTGATTTAACATTGACTGATTCCTTATACACTAAAATAAAAATTGCACATAATAAAGGAACGGCGCCGATAAAGACGTGCATAAACTGCGGCACAGACTACCACTATCGCCGAGGTTATGATGGTTCTGGGCAATTTTTCTGTTCGCGAGATTGTCAGTATAAATATTTACGGGGACTCCACGGGACACATTTTGGCAAGAAACATTCCACAGAGACTCGTGCGCAAATGAGTGATATAAAGATTAAACAGAATCGCGAACATCCAGAAAAGCACATAAATTGCGTGCGCACTCGACGCGGTTTTAACACAAACATCGAATGCGAGGTAGAAGAATGGATTAAGAAATCAGGCAAAAGATACCAAAAACAACATAGGATTGGTGGTTGTTATGTTGATTTCTATTTACCTGACGACCGCGCGGTAATCGAAGCCGATGGTGCATTTTGGCACCAAGACCAAGAAAAAGATATTTCCCGTGATGAAGAGATAAAAAGGGCTGCACCAGACACCACCATATTACACATCCATTTTTATAACAAAAGATACAGCCAAAATTTGATTCCAAACCCCCTAAAAGAGGTGTATTACGTCGCGTGCAACCCTGGGATGTCTAGTTTTGTTGACCCCACCGTGTTTAAATTAACGCCGATTCTCAAACTAGAACCTTGGACGTACAAAGATAAACGCAAATCTAAGAGAGGTGCCAAGCATTCGCTCTACGACTTAACTATCGAAGATGTTCATAGCTTCTATGCAAATGGTATTCTAGTTTCTAATTCTTATGTAGAAAAAGGAACCCAACCACACGTCATCGTTCCCGTAAGCGGCCAAGTTTTACACTTCACCGTCCAGTCGGGAGACGAGGTTTTCGCACAGAGCGTGCAGTCTCCAGGCAGCCAAGCGTATCCCTTCATGGAGCCCGCACTTACGGAACACACGGAAGATATTAAAGCAAGCATACTGCTCGCGCTGCAGATGGAGATGATGAAACTTTGATAATTAGACAGTCGGCCTCCTACGAATTACGTAAACTGTTCTATGACGTGCTCGTTGCCGACGATACGCTGACATCTCGTGTTTACTATGATGAACAAGGTAACGTGACTGCGGCGAAGGTGTATGATACGGTCCCTCCAAAGGTGAAAAAGCCGTATGTAACCGTAGGCAAAGCGGCCATAAAAATAGACCGCGATACGCAGTCAAAAGACATGTTTGCGGATATATACATGGTCGAGATTGACTGCTTCACCCATTACGGCGGCAAGGCCGACGTTTCGCAGTTAATGAACGATGCGATGTACGCGCTCTCGGCTGCGGCGGTAAACCAGACATTACAGTTCGATGATGGGAGTGCCTTTAGATTAGGCATCTTTGAGATAGACGTGCGCGGAGAGGATGTTTCTGTATGGGGGCCAAAAGAAGCAGAGCACAGCGTATTAACGTGCAACGTCCGCGTCGTGCAGGTAAAATAAAATTGACCAGTGTTAATAGAGAAGGAGTTTAAAAATGGACGAATTTAAAGGGCTAGGTAAACCCACCGAATGGGCAGACCGCGCCATCACGCCAAAAGCAGAGGAAAAACCTTTGCCGAAGGTTGATGTTGTGGAACCCGTGGTGGAGACACCGAAACCAGAAAAGGCACCAGCTAGTGATATGCACTCGCTGGCAAGCCTGATGAAGAAGAAATTGATGGATGAGGGCATCTCCGTTGACCCCGCAAAGCCACCTTATGTGGGCTTGGAAGCGGATTTTGGAGATTGCAGCATACGTTTCAGTGAGACGCAACAGGCAGAAGTTAAAGTTCGATGTTACGTGGAGAAAGGATATGACAGTGTAGGTCGGCTGCGTGAATTTAGGCCGGCGGTAGAAAAAATACTACAAGGAAAATGTACTCTAAACGAATACAATCTTGAAACGCGCTACACGAAAGACTACACCCACAGCGGTGCAGGAAAGCGGGCTTCGACGCTCTTTTTTGGCGTCGCAATCCGCAAATAAAGATTAATTAAACAGGAGATTAGAAAAAAATGGCAGCATATTCACCAGTAGCAGTAGGCACTGGCTTTCTTAATGGCCGGTTTACGCGATTCTATATCGACGTAAGCGGAAGTAACACCGGCGACCCATCGTGGCAACTCGTCGGGGGCGAATTGACCGGCAAATGGACGATTGACCCGCAGCTTGAGGACTACACCACAAAAGACGCTAACGCAATTATCTACTACCCAACTAGGTACAAGTGGAATGGTTCGTTTGATACCAACTACCTGGACGATGACGTCGGGCAGCGGATGGTTCGACTCGTTGCACTCACTGTTGGACAAGCAACCAATTCGACTGATGGTGCGCTAACGGCACCGGGGCCGATATGCCGGATTGCATGGGCAATTTCACAGGATATCTCAGGTAGCACACCACAAGTACACAACCTGAACTATATGTCGGGCCTCGCAGCGTTCAAGATAGACTTCGACATGACCGATGCGAAGATGGGGAAAATGACCATCACGCTTACCGGAAGCGGCGCTATAAGCATTGCTGTTGACCCGCGTACAAACGTATAGGTAGGGGTGACCAGAAATGTCATCCACATACAATGACCTAACAGCGGATATACAAGTAATAAACACAACGTACGCCGCCGCGGGTGCAACAGGATTACACAACCCAGACCTTGTAACGGGTGTGAGTTGCGGCACGTCTGCCAAAGGCGACAGTTTCACCAATACCGGACGAGAGTTCGTGTATATCACGAATGGAACTGGCACAGACCTACAAGTCACCATCAACGACCAAAGTGTTTGCACGCACGGCTTCGACCACGATGTTGTATCCATTATCCCCACCGGCGGCCATTCAGTAATGCTTGGCCCATTCCCGGTGAAATGGTTTACGACAACGTGCCTCATCGACTACGATGTAACAAAGAGTGGGACCTCACCGAAAATCTTTATTTTCCAGCTACCGACGGTATCGCCGGGGCCAGGGCAGGGTTGAGCGGAGGTGAAAAGAAATGACATCATATGATGCACAACACACGTACACCATTGGAGTTACACCATACTACTTCGTTGACGTTACCAAAGGCGTGCAAGACATAACAACAACGTACAGTGCCGATTTGACGGCTGTTGGTACTATCCCAACATTCGACACTATCAACACCGGCACCGAAGCTGGACCTACACCCGCCGCTGGAAATAAAGGCGACAGTTTTCAGAATAGCGGACGTGAGTTCGTATATATCAAGAACGCAGATGCAGTAAATCCACTCACGGTCAGATTCATTGACCAAAGCTTCTGTGACCATGACTTCGAACACGACGTTATAGCCACTGTGCCTACTAGTAACGGAAAGTTCTTCGGCCCGTTCCCTGTGAATTGGTTCACGGGGGTATGTTTGATTTGCTATGGCACACCGCCAACGCAAAGCACGGTAACGACCGCGACCATAGGCGTTTTCCTCCCCGAAAGTGGAGCTGGAGCTAAAGCGTAAATCGTAAAATGAAAAAATGGGCGCTAATTTGGCGCCCCCTACTTTATTATAAAGGTGAAAAAAGATTAAAATGGCTAAAGTAAAAAGTGTTAGACATGGTTATGTAGAAGTAGACATCGACAAGGAACGCAAGTTCCTAGATATGCCAAAGAACGAACCGATTTATCTCAAGTATAACTATAACGCCATAGGCGACGCCGACAGAGAAATGAAACAGTTCGGCTCGTCGACGTTGTTAATCTTCACGAACCCGCGTTCAATTGGAACAGATGATGTTCGCATACTGCTTGGTGCAGGGTTGCGCCATCAGTTTCCGGGCATCACCACGCAGGTTGCTGGCGAGATTATGGACGGCGAGAAGTTCCCGTCAGTGCTAATAAAGATTATGGAAGCACTGTCATACGGAATGGAAGGCTGGTTCGAAGGCGACGCCGCGCAGGATGTTAAGGACATGCGCTTACGCGCAGTAGCGGTAGATGGGACAGAAGAGGCTGAAGAAGCCGGAGCAGAAGGTAAAGAAGAAGGGGCAAAGGCCGCAGGCACGGTCAAAGCGGCAAAAAAGTAGCGTTCAACTTCAAGAACCTGCTTGAAATTGCGTGCGGGCCGTTGCAGCTCACACCTGAGCAGTTCTGGGAGTTGACCCCCTACGAGTTCATGCTACTCTACGAGGGATACCAGGCGCGCAAGAAAGACCAAGAATATCTTGTCGCATGGCAAACCGCGTTACTCTTGAACGCTTGGCGCGGGGACGAAAAAGCCCACATCATTGAAGTTGCCGACCTGCTGCCGTGGGTGGCAAAGGCACAGAAGAAGATTCTGCATGAGAAAGCTCGCGGAGCGCCAATAAAACAGGCAGAATCGATAAAACCCGCAGAAAAACCGAAACCCGCAGAAAGCGCCGTGGATAAAGCCGTGAAGAAATATGCACTGTTGAAAGGCATAAACCTTGACGAACTTACACCTGAAGAACTCGCAGATTTAACGGCGGACGCGATAAACAACGAGGCAGGCGGGATATTCGGAAAAGCACCGACGGGGTGGCGCTTCCCGACAGAGCCGACGACAGAGGTAGTAAAATAATGGTCGCACATCACGCAACCGTAAAGGCGGCGCACCACGCGCAAGCCGCTAAAGTGAAAAAAGCACCGGCAACGCACCACGCTATGAAGGCAGCCGTCCACCACGCAACGGCTGCTAAGAATAAAACAGTCGCTAAACCTGCTATAAAGGTAACGGCGAAAACTAAGAAGTAGGTAAAGAAAGAATGGTAGGCTCATTGGCAGATTTGATGGTGACTATATCCGGGAATGCGTCCGGCCTTAAAGCCGCCCTCGGCGAAGCGGAAACGAGCACGGCATCGTTCGGCTCCAAGCTAGGTAGCGCGGCTAGTCTGGGTGCCGCCGGGTTCGGCGCCGCAGCCGTAGCTGTCGGCGCTTTCGCCATGAAGTCTGCCGCTGATGTTGGTGGTGCCTACAAAGATATAGAAAAACAGACCGGCCAAACGGGGGCCTCCCTTGATGCGCTTAAAGGTAACTTTAGGGATGTATTCTCAAACGTTCCTGAAGACGCGGGTACTGTTTCTACTGCGTTGAGTGATGTTTACGACAAGAGTAAAACCCTCAACGGCGGGGTGGTGCTAACCGGTCAAGGACTAGATACGTTAACCACAAAGTTCCTTAACTGGTCGCGTATCAGTGGGGTCTCAGTTTCATCCTTAGTTGATACAACAACCGCATGGGCGGGCGCGTGGCACATGAGCGCTTCGCAAGTCAGCGACTCAATGGATACAGTAGAAAAAGCATCACAGGCGACGCACGAGGATGTTGGTACGCTTACCTTGGACATACAAAAAATGGCCCCTGCTGCTACACAGCTAGGATTATCATTCAATGAAACTACCGCCGATGTTGCTGGCTTTGAAGAAGCAGGATTGAAATCCACTAGCATCACATCCGCGATGAACAAGACGTTTGCCGACGCCACTAAGGCTGGTAAAGATGCTCATACTGAATGGGAACAGGATATCAATACATTAACAAAATACACAACTGCAGTCCAAAGCGGCAATAAAGCCCAAGCGGAGGCTATAACAAAAACTAGCGATTGGAAGCAGGTTACTACCGACTTCTCGGCTAGGACGCTCACCCAGTTGGTTACCGCCGTCGGCGAAGGCAAGATGGGTGTTGCCGACTTGAACAAAATGCTGGAAAACAGCAGCGGTGACATCAACAAGACGGCCGGCGACACTAAAACTTTCTCACAAAATCTTGCAGAGTTTAAGAATAAATTAGAAGTCGCATTTGCACCGTTAGGCACAGTAATATTCACTCTTCTCAATAACTTACTATCCGCGATAACCCCCCTTATTCCTATCATCACTGCGTTGGTTAGCGCATTCGCCGCGGTGCCTGCACCAATACAGCTAGTCGTCATGGCGGGCGCAGCGCTTCTCGGCGGCGTGGGCGCACTCCAACTTATACTCGGCAAGTTCAACATGAGCATAAGAAGCTTACCAGGTGATATTAATCAATTAATCCCAGTAATCAAAAACCTTGCCTCAACAATGATGAGTGTGCCGTCGAAGATTATGAGTTTAGGTGGTGGTGCCGGCCAGGGTGCTGCAGAGACGGAAGCCGAAGCCGTCGCGTGGCAAGGGGTAACTGCATCGGAAGCCGAAGCAACCCTGGGTGCGGCGGAGTATGCCGCGGCTCAGGCAGGGGTAGGGGTGGAAACCGAGGCCGAGATGGTAGCTTGGCAAGGGATTACTGCATCCGAAATCGAAGCTGCCGGTGGTGCTGAAGCATTTGCTGCGGCTCAGGCATCAGCTGCTGCAGCCATAGGAGCAACAGACGTAGCAGCGGGCGTTGAAGACACAGAAATTGCTGCTGGGACACTAGGCGAAACGCTAATGGCGGCCGCTGCGTGGGCTGCATCAATCCCTATAATGATTGTGGAATCTCCTTTACTAATAATAGTCGCTGCTGTTGCGGCAATCGTCGCCGGTTTTGTTCTTCTCTATGCAACATCAAGTACATTTAGGGATATGGTTGGGGGGATTCTTAACGCCATCCAGCAAGTAGTCGGGTGGGTTGAAAAACTCGTTGGCGCGCTGATGTCCGGTAACTTCTCGCAGGCAGGCGACTTACTCAAGCAGGGGTTCCAAGGCGCGATTGATGCTATATCACATTTCGACTTTGGTGCGTGGGCCGGCAAGATGGTCACAAGCGTCCAAGAATCTGTAGGGACTATATCGGGTTTAATCGGCGGCGCTTTTGATAAGCTTAAGAATATTGATTGGGGTGGTATGTTCGCGGGCATGCTTGATTCACTTGATAATGCCCTCACTGGCTTCCTGACCACGCTTGAAAATTCTGACTGGTCTGGGATGGTCACTAATCTTATTAATGCCATTGGCGGTGCGTTTGATTCGTTATTTGGTGGGGGTGATACTAGCGGAGCAGGCGGAACCGTATCTAAGGGTATGAGTACTGGACTATCGGCTGGAGTAACAAAGGCCGGACCGGACATAATTGGCAAACTAGGTGATGTACTCAAGAAACTACTAGAAATCGCCCCTGAAATATTCTATAAAATCGGAACGGCGCTACTTGAAGCTCTCGGAAAAGTAGACTGGGGAACGGTCTTTAATGAGGTAGGCAGAGTTCTCGTCAAAGCGCTGAAGGCAGCATTGGGAGAAGTAGCAACCGCCGCGCTTGAAGCGATAGGTGGTGCGCTCGGTGGCGCCGGCGGCGCTATTGGTGGCGCGTTTAGTGGTATTGGTGCGGCTATTAGCAGTGCGATAGGTGGCGCGTTGAGCAGCGCGGGTGGCGCTCTTGGCGGCATCGGTGACTCAATCAAGAACTCAATCGTAGGCGCGCTCAGCGGCATCGGCGGCATATTAAGCAGCGCATTCGCTGGGGCGGGTAGCGCCCTCGGAAACATCGGCAACACATTAAAGAACGCCGTAAGCGGCTTCGGTCAATGGCTCTACGACGCGGCGATTAATAACTTCCAATTTGCCACTAAATTCTATCAGAGCCTATACAACACCGCACGGACGTATATGGGTGGTATAGGAAAATGGTTGTATGATGCGATTATGACCCTCTACCAGTTCGACGTGAAGTTCTTTACTCAGTTGATGAACCAGGCCAAGAACTTCATGGGCGGCGTCGGTAAATGGTTCTATGATGCCGCCATAAGCGCGTTCCAGTTTGATGTTAAATTGTTCCAAGCGGTTATAGATGCCTTTGCAACGTTTGGCGATAAGTTATGGGATTTGGTAAAGGATTTAGGCGGCAAACTAAAAGCCGATGTGTGGGATAAACTTGCAGCGTTTGGCACTTGGTTGATTCAACAAGCCGCCTCAATCGGCCAGAAAATACATGATTGGATATGGGGGCCATTAGCAGCATTTGGCGGCTGGATTATTGACCAATTATCATCAATCGGTCAAAAGATACACGATTGGATATGGGGGCCGCTGGCAGCGTTTGGCGGCTGGATTATACAACAGGCAGCAGATATAGGCACTAAAATTTGGGCGTGGATTCAGAGTGCCGTTGGCACCTTCGGCTCGTGGCTCGAGGGGCTAGTCAGCGGAATCGGAACTAAGATTTATGGGTATATTACGGGTGCAGTAGGTGGGTTCGGCACGTGGCTTGGTGGCCTCGTAACAGGGATAGGCTCAACAATATACTCTAGTATTACTGGTGCGGTTGGCGGCTTTGGCACATTTTTAATTAACCAACTCACAGGCATTGGACAATCGCTTCTTAATGATATAACGAATGTGGACTGGGGTTCGTTAGGTAGCACCGTCGCTAACGCGCTGAAGAACGCCTTAACCAACACCTCCATTTCAGTAGATACGCATATCCCTGGTGTTGGGGTTGTATCAATCACCCTAGCGGCTGGCGGTATCGCTGATAGTGGCACATTAGCACTCATCGGTGAAGCCGGCCCCGAAGCAGTTATCCCGCAGAGCATGTGGGGTGGGGTGGACCCTAAGATACTCGCGTCCTTACCACATTACGGTAGCGGCGCAGTTGTCGGTTCTTCTAGCGCTGGAAACATCTACGGCGCGGATAACACCGTCGACTCATTTGGATTAACCCCTGCGATGCGGGAAATCGCAAACCTCAACGCTAAGGAGGTCGATAGCACCGGTCAGCTTGTCACCAATAGCGCTCAGACGGACACCCTATTAACTACATTTACTAGTGGGCAGACGGTTAGTGCGGTGATGGCCGCGGCAAATACTAGCGCAACCCAGATTGCCGCTGCCGCGACGAGTACTACTGCTGCGGTTACTACCAGCACAGCCACCAACACTACCGATTTAACAGCTCTCCAAGCCGCCACCACTACCGATTTAACATCCATCCAAACCGCTATAACCACGGGGGTAGCGTCTATTACTACTGCCTTGACAAGCGCATTAGACCAAATAAAGAGTAGTATTGCCAGCGGACTAGCGAGTATCCAGAGCGGTATCAATAGTGGGCTAGCGAGCGTACAAAACGCTATTGCAAGCATTAAAAGTAGTGGCGGTACTACTGGTGGTACATCAACTGGCACGAGTTATACAGGTGGTACAACCAGCAGCGGCGACACCAGCGGCGGCGGCACAAGCAGCGGTGACACTAGCGGCGGCACAAGCAGCGGCACCTGCTCAACGTGCGGCCTAAGCAGCGGCAGCAGCGGCACAAGCAGTGGCACAAGCAGTGGCACAAGCAGTGGCAGTAGCGGTAGCATCGGCAGTAGCGGTAGCAGCGGCAGCAGCGGCACAAGCAGCGGCAGCGGCATCGTACTATATGTCGGGTCACAATGTCCGCACTGTGCATCATTAGAATCATCGTTATCCGCAGCCGGTATTCCATTCACAACAGTGGTCGACCCTTCAAGTTTGCCAAGCGGGGGCTCAACTGTTCCTGAAGCGGTAGTAAATGGGCAGGTTATCCCATATGCTGGTGACGATGCTTCAATGGTTGCTGCCGTAAAATCTGCATATACCAGTACTGGCGGCGCGAATGCGGGTAAAAGCACCAGCGGCGCAACCAGCGGCGCAACCAGCAGCGGCACAAGCAGCGGCAGCAGCGGCAGCGGCAGTAGCGGTGGAAATATCAGCATCCCAGTAAGCCCAATAAGTGATGAGTCCTTAAGTGCAAGTTGGGGTGTAACTGATGAAAGTTTACCCACTAGCGCTTCTAGCATATTAGACCAGATGCAGAAGACATACGGTATAGTATGTTCTACCTGTGGGGTTGCAGCAGATACCACCACACAACAGACAAAAGAAAATACAGAGCTACAACAGTGGTATAAGTTACTAAACTCTGGCACCCTGACCGGTCAGCAAAACCAAGTAGCTATCGCACGCATTACGCAACTCCAGTCGATGACCAACGTGCAGGCGCTACAGCAAACTAACCTACTAAACACCCAAAACGGCACACAAACGATGAACATCGCCGCTATGAACACGACGGCTGCTAAACTAAACAATCAAATCGGCATAGCGGAGATGGAGTATGAGGCGCACGGGAACATCAACGACAAATTCACCGTGAGTAATGCCGCGCAGGTGATGGGTAATGGTATTTTATCAGAGATGAACCTTCACGTTAATGCGCAGGGCGACCTCGTCAATCAACAAGGAGATATTATCGCCAAAGCCGATGAGCAGTTAAGTGTGAATGAGGTCGCCATACGGGCGCAACAAGCGAATATTGCAGATGTTCAGAAACAAGTAGATGCTAACCAACAAGCGGCGATACAGCAGCAAGCGGCGTTTAATACGGCACAGCAGCAAGCGCAAGCATCAGGCGCGGGTGGTTTTTGGTCCGGTGGTGGCTATACCGACACAGGCACAGGAACCCCTGAAAGCTTAGGAAATGTTGCCGCAGAATCAACTGATGTAGGTGGTAGCCCCGCAGATAAAACAACTGGTTCATTTGGGTCCGGGTATATCGACACAACAGGGGTGTGGCGGCCGGCAGGAAGTGAGGACCTGTATCCAGCCGCCGCGGGTGGTGGTATTGTCACTTCTGCCACCACCCTCCTCACCGGAGAAGCAGGCGCAGAAGCAATAATTCCACTCCAAAGCAGTATCGGCACCGACTTCTTCAGTAATCTATTTTCATCATTAGGGATTACCAATATCCCAGGCGATGTTAATAATACAATGAATACCCTGTTTAGCCAATTATCAAGCGCATTCGGCACAATCGCTGGCGGTGTGCAAACTGTTTCTAACCTTTCAGAAGGAACTGATAACTTCGCTAAGAGTTCAGGCAAGCTCAATGAAGGGGTCAACAACCTAACAAACAGCGTAAGCCAAAACTCAACACAAACGCAAAACGTCGCAACGAGTGCTTCAAACTTCAACAATCAAGTCGTTAACCTGACGTCGCAAGTAAGCGATTTAAGCAACGTAATAAGCACCATCACGACCACTATAAACGGGGTAACCACAACTAAAACGACTACGGGCGGCGGCGGTGCGACAGCGACAAAGACGGCTGCGACAAAGACGGCAGCGGCTACACCAACAACAGGAGCAGCAACTAACGCGAGCGCCGTAGTATGGGGCGACAACACATCTACCGTAATAAATGAGGGGGTAAATTCCGTTGCAACAACAACAGCAAAGACGGCAACCACCGTATCAGACGCATTAGCCCAAGTTGCGGCTTTGAAAGCGACGCTGGCAACGAAACTCGCAGCAGCATTGTCAGCAGGAAATGCTGCAGTCTCGGCGGCAACCGCAAAAGTAGCCAACCTCCTTAGCAGCTCTGCTGCCGTTCAATGGACTAGCGGGCAACCATATCCTGTTGTTAACGGAGAAACCGTGTACCCCACCGGTGGTGGAACCCCAATGCAGGTAACACAGCACCCAGGAGTACACGTGCTGGGTCAAACTGGCGGCGTACTCACGCGTGCAACGCGCCTGATGGCCGGCGAGGCTGGCGCTGAGGCGTTGATACCGCTTACCGGTTCAATTGGGGTTAACTTCTTTAAGGATTTGTTTAAGTCCGCAGGGGTAACGCCGGATTCGAGCGGGGAGAAACATATCCATTACCATATTGACGCTGTGCATGTCGTTGACAATGATGAAGTGAAAAGACAAATTTTCAACGCAATGCATGAGCTAGAATTATACAATCACATGTGAAATCTTGGACAATGTTTATGATAAATAACGACACATTACCTACTATGAAACTAAGTGAAATTACTACGCCAAACTTAGCAGAGCGATTTTGGTCTAAAGTTGATAAGGGTGGGGATTGTTGGTTGTGGACGGCCTGCATCAATAACAAAGGATATGGGGACTTTAGAGTCCGTAGGCAGACGCTAGCTGCGCCACGCGTCGCGTACCTATTAGAATATGGTGAGATTCCTGATAAGCTTCATGTATGCCATCACTGTGATAATCGATGCTGTGTGAATCCTAAACACTTGTTTGTAGGAACTAATAACGATAATATCCAAGATTCTGTGAGAAAAGGCCGGCGGAAGGGCCTTCCGAGAAAGCAGTACCCACATGGTGGGGAACTAAGCCCAGTCTCAAAGCTAACGTGGAATCAAGTTGGTGAGATTCGCTCGCGCTATAGATTAGGAGAAAGCGCAATTAGATTAGCCAAAGATTACCAATATGACTTATCTGGACTTTATCGTATATTGCGTGGCGAAACTTGGAAAGACCCCAGTTACATACCGATTAAAGTCAAGTGGCTCACTGAAGAAGAAAAAGAAGACATCCGCTTGCGCAAGAAGTGTGGAGAATCTGCAAAATCTATTGCAAAATTATACAGCCGAAGCATAAATCGAGTTTGGCAGGTAGTGAGGGGAAAATGACGCAAATATGGGTGTTGGTTGGCGGAGATTCGCAAAGCTATAACCTTGTTACGCAAGGGGTAGCTGGCAAGTTCAATCTACTTTTGAGTACAAAAGGACATTACGGCGGCACAGTCAAATTCATTTCTGACCAAGTGCCGTACTTGATTGGTGAAGAGTTGCGCGACCAATTGTTCCCACCTAATGAGCTCATCCTGCCGATTGCCATTATGGGTACCTCCCCGGCTGACGTGCTACGCAGCGTCCACGCACTGCGCCGGTCGCTTGACCCGCGCTATGATGTGCAGATTAAGGTAACAAACGACTTAGGAGAAGTCCGCATAATTACGTGCCGCTACGAAAGCGGTTTTGAAAACGCGGTCGATGATGAACACCGCGGACCGCTGCTGCAAAAGATTCCGCTCAAGTTTATGGCGTTCGACCCATTGTGGTACGACGATGAAGACCTTAGCTTCGACGTTGGTATGGAACTGCCAACACAGGAGTTTTTTAGTTCTGAAGGCGTGTCATGGTTTTCTGTCCCCGGAGGAATGACGGCCGGCTGGCGCATTGAAACCTTAGGCTTGATGGATGCGGGAGAATCCGTGACCCTCTACAATCCTGGCGACGTTGACGCGTATCCTGTCTGGACTGTAACCGGCCCCGGGGGTGGACTACAGCTACGGAACCTCACTACAGGGGATAGTTTCCGGCTTAATTATACACTCGACGCCGGCGAGGTTGTAACGATTGATACCAACCGCGGCAGCCGCACAATAATGTCAGATAACGGAACTAACTTACGGCCATGGCTTGATGCCGTAGAACGTTCATTATGGACGCTGCAACCTGGCAACAATGAAATCGTCGTCGATATAAACCTACAACAGTTTGAATCGTTGTTTACTCTTGGGGCGACCGAAATCGCTATGGCGGCAACGCCCGCGTATTGGGGAATATAAGTTGACAATCGCCTACGAATCAGTTGACTCAGAGATTATATTACGTGACGGTAACTTGGAGGACTTGGGGGAAATCTCGAAGTTCATTTCACTCGAAGCTACTATAACGCTAAACGACGTTGGTTCGTGGCTCATTACAATGCGCCCCGATGATTTCCGCAGCCTTGAACAACTAGACATGCTCTGTGGAATAAACGTGTACCGCGATAAAGAGTTGATATTTGACGGCCCCATAACCGATATAAAAAACACGTATGTTTCCGGCGAACCGCTTATTTCACTCATAGGAGCCACGGATAACCAATATCTGAAGGATGCCGTATGCTACCCAGTAGTACCCGGGCCGATAACCATCGGCGGCGGCGTGTATTTTTCGGATATCGCGGATGTAAACCAAACGCTGACGGTAGACTCAGCATTTCAGGGATACGACACGCGCAGCGGCCCCGCGCAGATTGTTATGCAGCAACTCGTGGATTATAATATAGGGCCGCACGCCTGTAAATATACCGTCGCGGTGCCGGAGGGGACCTATAATATCAACCGCAGCTTGTCTAACCTCGTTATCGGCCCTGGCGGCGGTATAGGTCTACCGATAACATCAAACGCGAGAGGGGACAACCTTCTCACACAACTACAGAGCATCGCAGCAGCGGGGTGTGTAAACTTCCAGATAACCCTTCACGGCGGCCCGTATTCTGATTTTGACGGGACGTGGCTTGAATTTGATACCTTTATCGGCCGTGACCTCACGCAAACCGTGGAACTGAGTGTCGAATCTGGCACGTTAAAAGAGTATGAGTATATCGTGAGCAGACCAAAGGGCAATTTGATAATAGCCGCGGGGCCGAACGTACAGGCAAACCAACAGTTCTGGTTCGGCGCGGACCCAGATTCAATCGCGCAGTATGGAATGGTTGAAGAGTGGGCTAGCGGCGCTAGCGCGAACTCTCAGGACACCGTAGATGAGATTAATACTGAGATGGGGGCAAGCGTTAACACGTCGCTACTCAATGATGCGTATACTACTTCAGTAACATTAACACTGCAGGAAACAGACCAACTCAGGTTCAAGCGAGATTTTGATTTAGGTGATAAGGTACGGGTGTGGGTTGATGATATTCCTGTCGATGAGACTGTAAGACAACTTTACTATGTGCTGTCCTCAAGTGGGACAGCGAGTGGTGGGTCGCTAGTAACAACGTTCAAACCACGGCAGACCTCTAAGGCGGTTCAACAAATACGACAGAACACAGAAGCGATTAATCGGCTTATGTTGCAGAAGGGATAAAAAAATGATATTCGGCGCGCATGGTGGAATCATTGGCGATTTAAGTTGGGCAAAAGCGAACGGAATAAGTGAAGTCGGGTACGTATGTCAAGATGGGGGGCTTCACTCAGATATAGCATCATCGATTCGCGGGGCCGGTATGTCCCCGGTACTTAATACATTTAATGATAATCACGGTCCAGACGAAGACGGAAGCGGTTATGCTGGATTATTTAGCGCGTGCCGTGGCGTGTGGGATATGGAAGCCGGCGAGGGGTGTAGCGCATCCGTGACCGGATATTGCTCGAACTATTTAACTTATGAGAATTACGGCGGCATTGTCGGCAGCAGCCAGGGAGATATGTACGCAGGTCCGTGGAGTCACGCAACGGGCGGCTATGGGCATCAGGATATACTCGAGACGTATGATAATTCTAATAATGTGGTCCTTGACGGCCAGCTTGTTAACTGCCTCCACTCTGCCGCTTCACACGGTTCAGCAATGTTGGGGTTGCTCATCGGGATATTCCCTGCGCTACTCCCTAACTATGATGCGAACCAAGTTATAAACTTTATAAGTGGGTGCGGGGTTAATATAAGTAAAATTGTATTTTGGGGGGGCTATAACCAAGATGCTATTGGTATTATGCAGGGCTCCGGACTTTTTAGCGCGTTAAAATCGCACTATGGCGCGTCAAGCGGCGGCGGTGGCGGCGGAGCTGTGGCGGTAACCCCAACCACTATCTTTATACAATTCCACACGAACCCCACCTGGTGGTGGCAAGGGAAAATAAACGCGGTTGCTGCAATATACGCCCATGCGTGGAAGGGTACTACCGCACATTCACTTAGCAGCAGCGAATTTCTTCAGGTACAAATTTCATGGGACCAAAAAAACTGGAGCGCGGTGAAATCACTCCATCCTGATGGCATCGGGTGTTGTGTGTTTACTGTATCATTCGCAGGAAATCAACCGCATATGTACTTCCGTGTAGTTCAACGGGATACGGGTTATACCAGCAATACTATAGAGGGTTGCTGGGGGAAATGCACCGGAACAAGTTCAAGCGGAGTAACAACGTCAACAACTGCATCACAAGCGACTTCCGCGTTTGGGACCTTCACGGCTGTAACCGGCTTAACCGGCGGCGGTACTATGGCTGGAACGTGGACAACCGGACCGCATCTGTGGTTAGGAATTGCGGACCCTGGAACGGATTTAAAGACCTGCACGCAGACCGTAGGCGACATAGTACACGTCTATGGGTTATCAGGAAAAATAGACAATAAAAGCGCGTGGGTCGCAGGAGCGTGGAGTAACGCGCTCGTTATATTGTATGAAAATGATGGAGGAACGTCGCCATCAACGTTGATAGGTGAAGTGAACCCCCCAGCCAAGACGGGACACTTTGATATATCGTTTAGCCGCCCCACCGTTGGCATGAAGCAGTACTATGCAAAAACAGGCACCAATACTTTTTCCCCGGGGATTACTGTAAACTGGGTTGCGGCGACGACCAGTGAGGGAACTGGTGACCAATCAACAGGTACGGACCAAACAGACCAAACAGACCAAACAGTTACCCCTCCTGCGGCGATTCAATTTGATTTGCAACCAGTGGTTCCGGTGCCGCAACCGGTGACTACGGGAATCACAGTAGGGCTTCGGGATAAAACGCATAAGGGGCCAGGAAAATAGATGCCACACGATAAACGCGACAAAACAGAAGAAGAATATTTCAAAGTTATAGGAGCTTATAAATGATAAAAACTAGAGGATGGAGTCGGTTGCCTTATGAGTGAGGTCTACTTCCCCTTCAATTCGGGCAACGGGGCAATTGTGACTGAGCAACAATGGCAACAAATGGCGAGCTGTTGGGCAAAAACCGGCGTTAGGACTAGTGTAGATAGAACGCAAGAACTAAAGGTCAACGCCGACCCCGAAGGCGGCAGAGTTGTGATGGTGGACCCTGGTGTATGTTATATATTGGGGGAATATTACGCAACGGATGAACCTATTGAACTCTCTATTGATGAACCACCCACGACCTCTGGGCAGGTGCGCATTGATGCAATAGTGGCGAGATGTAAATGGGGCGCAAATGCGAAAATTGACCTAGAGGTAGTTGACGGGGTGCCTGGAACGCCGTGCGCCGCAGTAGAGATGTGGGACGCGAGCATGTATGGAACCGCTGGATACCCGCCGCCCGTATCCTCTGAACCAGGGGTTCAATACGACCTAGTACTAGCATTTCAAAGTTATAGGAGCTTATAAATGATAAAAACTAGAGGATGGAGTCGGTTGCCTTATGAGTGAGGTCTACTTCCCCTTCAATTCGGGCAACGGGGCAATTGTGA